AGTATCACTAACATTTTCAAACTCATTTGAAACCATTTCTTCATACTCTTGTTCTGTAAATGCCAACTCTTTCTCCACAGTTTCATCTTCAGTAACTCCTTCTTCCATAGGAATAATAGCAAAATCCTCTACTTCTTCCTCTGTTAAAAGACCTTCTTCTTGTAAAACTTCTAAAGTAGGTTGGTCATTTGCCAATTGTAAAAGAGTTTTACTAATAGGATTATCATTGTTAGCTATAACATTAAAAGATTGTTTGTTTATATTTAAGGTAGTTAAGCCGTTTTCCGTGCTATAAGAGTTATTTACTCGTATCGGTAATACATTAATTGAAGATACTGGTATGCCATTATCTGCAAAAATTCCTTGCATTTCTGTAAGCTCTTTAGACCATGTATTAGTGTCTGCAACATAGTTATTAGAGTATGATCGAAAATCAATTAAATGTATATTTCCTCCATCATCCACTACAGTTAATATAGGAGGGGTAGCCATTCCTTCATACCCTCTATCAAAAGACAAAGATAATAAACTTGTAACCACTTCGTCATTTAACTTATAAGCAAATCCTTTAGCATCTAAGTCAGATTTTAACTGTGAAATCGTAGCAATAATAATAGCCAAAGTATTTTCATTAATAGAAATTTCAGTATCAAATCCTGAATCAGTTATAACTTTGTTTACAAGCTGTCTAATATTATAAGGAGTATAAACTAAAGCATTATTAAATATTTGTTTAGCTATTTCAGTAATAACAGCATTTGTTAATACAGTATTTTTATCTTCTTGACTCATTGTAGCTGTAGACATTGTACTTCCTACAGGCAAGAACAATTCTCCATTCACCTCAAATAATGTATTCCCATTTTTTTGCACTACTCTTTTTGGTGAAAATATTGCAGAAATGCTTTCCAATTTAGTTTCATCTTGAGAAGATAATTGTTTTGTAAGGTAAGCTTTAACAGCTTTTTTAGTTTGAGCTAAAGTTTTTTTATTGTCTAAACCAAGTCTTTTTGCAACTTCATAAAGTTGTTCATTGTTGGCTAAAATAGCATCAATATCTTCCTTTGTTTTAGGGGTAGTTATATCTGTTCTTCCTGTAAATTCTTTAGAACCTGTTTCATATTCGAGGCTTAACAAACTTTCCAATTCTCCTAAAGAAGCTTTCCCACCAGCTACTTTCTCAGATACAACATTTTTTTCTTTAATTTTTTCTTTTAATTCAGTGAATTTTTGCCTAGTCATAGGTTTAAATTCTTTATTAACCAAATTAACTCCGTATTCTTTTTTAAGTTTATTATTGGCTTTGTTTAGATCTTTTACAGCATTCTCATATTCTGTAAAAACTTCCTCCACTTCTGATTCATCTACTTCTTCTCCAGAAGCTTCTACTTGAGCTAAGGTACGCAATTTTTCACTTAAAACAGCTTGAGCAGTATTTACATCTCTCAATTTAGATTCTGTTTCTAGCTGAGTCTCTGTTCTACCTGCTTTGTATTGTTTTTTAATTTTTTTAATTACTTTGTCACTATTTTTTACAGTAGTTTCTAATTGTTTTTTAGTGGCCTCTAATTCTTTAGTATCTTGTCCATCTAATTTGGCATCATTTATTTTATTATTTACTTCTGCCAATTGAGCTACAGCCATTTGTTTATCCATAATAGATGTACTCAAAGCTTTGTAAGCAAAACTACCTTCTGAACTGTTTTTAACATCTAAAATATCAGGAGCCACAGAAGTAACTTCGTTTAATTCTGATACATATTCTTTTTGTACATTTTTAGTACTTTTATTAAAAGTGTCTATAAAAGTAGACAAATTATTGTTACTTAATTGTAATTTTTCAAAGTCAGAAATTTTGGTTTCGAGTTCTTTTGTCAAAGGATTGGATCCTACTGTTTTATAATTTCCTTCTGCAGTAAGAATTAAATTTCCTTTATCTACTTCTTCATCTAATGCAATTTTTTTCTCAGCCAAATCTCTTTCGTTAAGAGATTGTCTGATAATAGCATTATCAAAAGTTTTTTCACTATTTACTTTTTCTAAATCCTCTTCATTTAAACCTATATTACCCATCATACTTTTAATGACAGGATTTTTAAAGTTTAATGTAGCAAGAGCATCTTCATTTACTCCAAGTTCAGTTTTTTTAGCATTATAAGCATCTTTTAATGCTTTATAATCCGACATCATTTTAACCTGATCTTCCTTAGAAAATTTATTACTACTACTTTCTGTCATTACATCAACATAAGAAGTAAAAGTAGCTTCATTATCAAAGGCCGCTTTTAAATAGTCTTCCCTTGAATATGGATTTTTTGAAGTCATAGCTTTCATCAAATCCATTCCTGTAGATAAACTACTTCCAGTCAATGCAGATACTGCGAAAGTGTTAGGGTCCAAAAATCCTAAATCCGCTAAACTTTCTTGATTGTAAGCTTTATCTCCTGTAATTTTTTCGTTCAAAAAGTTTACTCCCACATTAATAAGGGGTTCTAAAACAGTCTCCTCTACACCTTCTTCCAATGCTGATCTAGTAGCATCTTTCATGGACTGTCCTGCAACTTTCATTACGTTTTGATACATAGCTTTTCTTAGATTTGCATTGAAGAGTTTTTCTCTTAATGATAAATCTGCTACGTTGGCCAATTCTCTTCTAAGAATTCTTGCTGTCTCTAAAGTAGCATCCATAGCTTCTGGTAGGATTCTTTGAGTACTAAAGTCTCCATTTAATCCAATAGCTTTTGACTGTAAGAAAGAAGTCATATAAGTACCCATTGCTAACGCTCCTGAAGCCAATAACGCAGGCATGTGATTGTCTTTATCCTCTGCAGCTTCCTTATATTTTTTATAAATGGAAGGGTACATTTCTGTCATGGCACTTGCAGTATTAATTAAAAAATCTGCTCCTCTAGCTATTTTTTGAGCTTTATCTGCACTAGAAATAGCTCCTGAAGCCAACCTTCTTCTAATAACTGACCCTGCAATGCTTCCTGCTCCTCCTTCAATAATCATTGAAGGTATTTCTTGAGCAATTTCTTTTTGAACACTATTCCATAAGTTTTCTATAAAAACAGATGTACCTCCTTCAATATCTGATAAAGTCTTTGATTCAGCTACATATTTTTCTTTATTAGAATAAAAATCTTGAGCGATTTCTTTCATTACTTCAGGGTTATTAATAGTATATTCAAATCCTCCTCCGAAAGCATTCTCAATATCCATATTGGCATCCAACTTAGCTTGGTATTTTATACCTGAAGGAGTTTCTCCAATATAATATTTATCATCTTTAAAAAAATCTAATTTAAAATGGCTATCTTCTTGAGTAAGATTATCAAATAAATCTGTATTATCAAGTATATTTTCAGTCCATTTTGGAGTATATTTATCTAATGAAACAATTTGTGTAGCTATCTGAGCGGCAGAAGCTGTTTGATTTACTGCAAAATCTCCTGATCGGGTTAAAAATTTAGTACTATTATAAAGTAAATTATCATAACCTGCTTTACTAAGGGTACCTTGTTCTTCTAAATTTTTATCAAGAATAGCTGAAGCTACTGCTTCTTCTCTTCCTATATTTTCAACTTTATTTAGATTACCAAAAGCTTTTCTTTTCTCTTCAAGAAATTTATTCATATTAGCCATAGAGATAACTTGTTTCTTATCTTCAGCTATAGTAGGAATAGTTCTATTTACATATACATTTGCTAATGATTGAAAACTTGGATTACCAAATAATTTTTGATCCTCTAAAGGTAATTCATTTATATTAAAACCATTTGGTAAATTCAAAAACTCATCAATTTTTTCATTTACTTTTGTCTTTGGTACACCCATAGAAGATTGAATATCATCATAATATGGGTTTAATTCAATGTTTTGTACATTTTGGTAAGTATTATAAGTTTTTTCCAAAGCTTGTCTTTGGTATTGCTCATAAGTAAGATTTTTAAATTTACCAACTTTGGTGTAATTTATAAATCCCTCCATTAAAGCTACAGTAGGGTTAATTGCACTAAAGTCAGGTAAGAAAGATAAAAACCCTGTATCTTCTTTTTGTTTAGTTTGTTTTATTGCTGTAGGGTATAGTTTTGTTGTTACTTCCCCAAAAGATTTTTTAGCTTCTTCAAGGTCACTTGCTATTGTAGGATCAATTAATGCGGCTGCTTTCATTAATTCTGCCTCATTTTGAGGATCTACTCCTTTAAAAGGAGCTACACCTGATTTATTAAGCTTTAATAATTTATCTGTTTGACGTACTTGTCTTTCTGACTCGGCAATTTGAGCATCTACTTGTGTATTATGATCCCAAGTATTCTTTATTGCTTTTATAGTACCAAATAAATCAAATCCCATAGGAGAACTCTGAACTTTTTCTAATTCTGCCTTATAACTCTTTTTTTCTTTGGCTAAAGTTTCAATTTTAGTTTGAGAAGCTTTTTTTGATTCTTCATATTTAGAACCATAATACTTTTGCTCTATAGGAGTAATATTTTTACCTTGTTTGTTAAGTTTTTCTGCATTTAAATTAAGAATTTCTTGTTCTTTTTGTGCAGTATAATCTACTTTATATGTTTTTGCTACTGGGTCAGCCCCAAAAATAGAAAACATACTTGGTACATATTGAGAAAAATTACTAGGATCTTCCTGTAACTTATTATATTTATCCTCTACTGCTTTCATTTTCTTTGCATACTCGTTATCTATCATGGTAACGGTTTGCTTAGGAGCCTGATAATCCTTTTCTGGAAGTTTTTCTACAAATTCTTGGCCAATCAAAGGTTTTTTAGTAGATTGAGTTTCTTCTTCATCTCCAAACCCTAAAAAACTTTTTGTTTTTTCCCAAATACTTGGCTCCTCTTTTTGAGTAGGTTGATTTTTTACTGTAGCAACTTTGTTTTGCTGTACAGGAGTTTGTTGTTTTGGTGTTTGTTGTATAGGAGATTGTTCTTGTGGGTTTTGTGTAGGCGAATTATTATTAGATTTAGATCTTCTCAATTCTGCTATTTTATTAGCAATTAAAGTCGCTGCTCTAGTATCACCTGCTGCGTGGGCTTTTCTTAACCCTATAATTAATTCTTCTTCGTTATAAGACATATAAATATTTTAAATTATTTTTTATTAACATAAGTGTTAATCAATTCTTCATCACCTAGATTTGAGGTATTAGAAACATTACCCCTATTACCTGTTATTGATTGTTCAAAATTGTTTTTTTGTACTTTAACATATCCAGTTTTCTTTTCAGTAATTTTATCCGTTAACTCAATAGATACAGTACCATCTCCGTTATCCTTAAAGTTTCCTGTAGGTTTATATGCTTTAGAATACTCTACAGGGGCAAGTTTATTTACTTTATCTTTTGAAGAAAGCTCTTGTAAACCCTCTACTTTTGGTTTATTAATGACTTTTTTTCCGTCCTTATCCTTAGTAATAATTACTGCTTTATCTAGGTACTCTTCAATAGCAAATCTTTTTTCTTTTTCCTCCATCTTATCCTTACCAAGAGATATACTTTTATTTCCATAATTTACCGAAGATACTTGGGTATTATCTGCAGTTCCTTTTCCTCCCCCTAAAGTACCTGCGGCTAATTCAGCATTATACCTACCCCAAGCTCTAGCATTTTCATCCGCTTGAATGCCTGCTGAAAAATCTACTCTTGTTTGAGGCATTCCTACTTTTACATTTGGAGTAGTTGTACCATATCTAGCGGCAGAAGATTTAAACATATTATTTATTACATCATCAATACTTCCTCCTCTATTTTGCTCAAATTTACCTCTTCTATTGTACCAAGACATAAACTCAGAATCTTGCATCAACCCTTGTTTAAATCCTTCAAAAGCTTGTTGAACTCTTGCAACTGATTTGTCTTCCACTGCTTTTTCCTGCAAACCATAAACTCCATATTTTTCTATAGAATTTCTCTCTTCAGCAGGAAGATCTTTAGCAAAAGCATCTGCTTTAGCCTGTAAATCGTATTCTTTATATACTGGATTAAACTGAAAATCATTTGTTTCTCCTCTCAAAAATCTTTGAAAATTAATTTCATTATTACTATCTAATCCTCCATTATTCCAAGCTTGATCTGCAATTTCAGGGTGTTCTGATTTATATTTTTCATAAGCCATAGCCTCTTCTGATACTTTTACAGCAGATTGTAAAATAGGATCATTTTTAGCTTTTATCAAATTAGTATTTAGTGAGGTATAATTTGCGGCATCAGATAATTGAACATTGCCCATATTATCTATAATAGACCCTAATTTATTATCTAATTGACCTTGTAAGTCACTAAATCTTTTATGCAATTTTACTTTATCTAAAATAGCCTCTCTTTGCTTCAAAACTTCTTTTAGCCTATCATTCGCTACTTCTTGTGCAAATTGAGCATTTTGATTTACAAGACCCATATTCAATCCTTGGAAATCTGCAAAATCTATATTAGCCCAAGCAGGATTATATAAATCCTGGTCCCCAATACCTGAAGTATTGTTTCCATAATTTCCTAAATAAGCATTTTTCTTAGCCATATTCTTTTTTATTTATATAAAATTAAGTAAAGTTCCTGCAAATGGATTGTTATAAGAACCGTAGTTACCCATAATTTGATTTGCAAATCTTTGACCTTGCTCTCCTCTAAACATATCTGGTTTAGATGCCATAATATTTAACAACTCCATTTTTTGATTTTGTTCTTTTTGAGCATTTTCTGACATGCTTTTAGCATAATTAGAATAAAGCTCTGCATCTTTAACAGCTTTTTGTCCAAATAAGTTCCTTTTAAAGTTCAACATATTTTGCATATTTGTTAGATTCTGATTTCTTACATCTACATTTTCTCCAAGTAATCCTTGTTGAAGACCTTGTGTCTCATTATATAAGTTAATATTTTTCTCGTTTAAAGCACTCAAAGTGTCTCCTATTTGGTTATAAGCAGAGGCACCTGAGTTGGCAATATTACCTGCCAATGTACTCCAATCTCCTGTTTGATCAGCTAAAGCATTAGCAGTATTTCTTTGGGCTTTTTCTATATTGTATAAAATATTTCCTACAGGAATTTCATTTTTTCTACTTCTAATGTAAGTATCAGGAGTTTCCATTACATATAATGGATTCAAACCTAAACTTGCATTTAACATAGCTTGATTTGCTGATAACCCTCTTCCTAGTTGGCCCTCAAGTAATCCATAGTTAAATCTATTTTGCATAGGAATTCTGGCCGCTGGAGACACAGGAGTTGTTTCTCCTAATTGTGGACTAGCTACTTTTTCTCCAGGAGTTTGTTGTGAAGGTGGTATTACTGCAGGTTCTAACTGGGTTTTTAAAGGTCTTGCTTTCCATTGTTGTATTCCTAATATATTAGGAGTATCTCCTAATGTAGGTATCCCAAAAGATTCTCTCATACCAGGAGTTTCATTAACATAGGCTTGATAAGCTTTGTCAAATCCAGGTATTTTAAATAAAGAAGCAGGATTTTTTAAATCTTCCTCTGAAGGATTAATTTTTAATAAATTAAAATAATCTTTTACTACCTCTTTTTCAGTAACATTATCATTATAAGGTTTTCCTGTAGTATTTTCTACAAAAAAACGTGCATAATCATAAGGAGTGTTTCCCCCAAAAAAATTATCATATCCAGGAGTTTTGCTTTGTCTAATATTTTGTAAACCCATTTGTTCTATAGCCTGTCCTAGACGAATTTTTTCTTTATAAGGCATATTTTTTGGTAAATTTGCTCTTATCTTTCCAATAGCAGGGTCATATTTTATATAACCTGCTTTCATTAATTCATCGTATTCGTCTGCAATAGGATTCACTCCTGTAAATCCTGTACCATCAACATATTTACTTACATTTCCACCCCAAGCCATCATTGGATTTTGTTCAGGCATTTTACCTTCAGCAATTTCTTTTCCTGATTTTATCAAATCATTCATTTGCATGCTCAATTCCAAGTAGGCTTTTTTATTTCCTTCTTTTAATTTATCAGTATCAAATGCATTTGGTGTAGATTCTGTTTGATATTTATTTTTAGCATATTCTGAAATATCAGCAGGAGAAAGTTTTTTACCATTCTTCTTACCGTATTTACTTTGATATACTTGTGCAAGTTTTTTAATATCTTGTTCGGCACTCTCAGGTTTGAACATTTGCATTAATTGTGCATACTGATCAGGACTAAGTTTATTACGAGCACTTTGAATATGTGAGCCTCCTGGTAAGAAATCTGTTACAGTATTATCTGCCATATTTTCGTGAGAAGTTGTAGCATCTACTGATTTAATAGTACCATCAGGTAAAGCAACTTGTTCTGCTTGTCCTTGGAATTTCTCAGTTTGTACAGGAATAGCTTCTGTCATACTGTTTAACATCCCTCCTTCTTCGTATAACATTCCTCCTCTCTCTAAATAAGTAGGGTATTCTACCATACCTCCCATGTTATATACATCTTCTCCAGCAAGCATTAATTGTTGCATATCAGGAAGAACTCCTCCATCTGCCCAAGTTGCTCTAGCATAAGCTCTAAAGAAAGGATTATTTTTTAAGTTAGTTTTATGTCTTGCATAAAAAGCATCTTTACCATGTTTAGATTTACCTCTTTCTCCCATTTTAGGGTCTCCAAAATATTTTTTGGTACCATCGGGGCCAATAACGACATGCGTTTTACCTTTTCTATCATTACTTCTTCTTACAGTGTAACCTCCATTTCCATATTCATCTATCATCCCTCCATACATCATTTCTTCTGCTTGGATTTTCTTAGCTTGCTCTAACATTTCTTTTGTAGGTTTTTTACCTGAACCCTTGTTAGCTCTTATGTTATCCCATAACCCTCTTTGAGAGTAAGAGCCGTCTGCTCTTCTTATCAAACCTCCTTGTGCCATTTTTTCCATAGATGCTTCAGGATTACCTTGCATTTCTTCTTGGGAATTTGCCATCATTTCTTGCTGATACTGAGCAATTATTTCCTTAGCTTCAGGATGAGATTTAAAAAATGTTTCCTTATTAGGAAACTTCTTGTAAAAGTCCTCTTCCGTTTTAACTCCTGCTATTTTTAAAAGTAATTCTTTCATATTAATTTTTTTAAATTTCGTCTAGCCATCCACCGCTAGTTTTTTTCTGGGATGATATGTAACCAAAATATTTTCTTTGTTTGTCTGTTGTAAAGCTTTTATCTTGTAACATTTTTTCTGCTTTAGCAGGAGTTAGGCCTCCTTTTTTGAATTTAGCTATCTCGAAATCTTCTGGCATTGAAACCATTCCTCCTTCTTGATAGTTATTTAAATACCCTCCATTTTTCATCATACCTGCTAACTGTGAAAAGTCAAATCCTCCTGCTCCTTGTTGACCACCTATACCACTTTTTCCTCCTAATCCTTTCATTTGATTTACCCCTCCTGATATATTACCAAACAAGTCAGAAGCAGTATACATCATATTACCAAAATCCTGAGAAGATTTTTCCATTCTTTTTCCTGAAACATATCCTTGTTTATCGTAATCTCCCATAGCAGACTTAGCATTTAAGTTTCCAATAGTACCACCTACTCCTGAACCTACATCTCCAACACCTTGACCAATCATTGAAATACCTTGTGGGCTTCCTGCAGCTGTTAAAGCAACTCCGCCAATAACTTTTTGTAAACCTGAAGTTGTTTTACCTATACCTTTTCCAACTTGATAACCAGAAGTTCTTGTTAAGAATGAATCTCCAACAATATCTTTTGTAATATCTCCTACAATTGGAACAGTGCTCATCATTCCTAAATAAGCACCTACAGGTTCTTTAGCCCAATCCATAAAACCCCAGTCTACTTTATCATCTTCATAACCTTGTCTATCATTTCTCATTTTTGTATGCAAAAAGTCGTTTTCCCTTGCAGATTGTAAATCTTGTAGAGTAGCTCTTCCTGTATTAGCATTGAATAATCTAGGACTATTACTAGATCCTCCATAACTATTACCATACATTTCCGCAAACCCTCCTCCTGCATACTTGTTTATCCTTCCTCCATTCATGTTAACTAAATCATTAAGATTAACTCCCATATCATAAGGAGTAGTATCATCACTAAAATGAACTCTTGGTACAGGATTATAGTTTTCATGAAATACATTACTTTTATGAATATATTCTGGAGAACCTACAGGCAACATATCCATATCTCCTCCATTTTGATATTTTTTAACTTTTCCCCCATTTTTAAAAGACACGGATTCTAATAATTTTGAAGGAAAAGGAGTAGATGAAGATTGACCACTATTAAAATATTCTCCCCATAATTTAGACATATCAGGTTCTTCTATCCCTGTTAAATCTAATTCTCCATTAAGATCTAATTTTTTAGCAGGAGCACTTTGATAATTTTGCATAAAACTATCTTCGGGATTAGGTAGATTTAATGGGTTAGATTTACTACTTTGTGGTATATTACTCATCAAGCCTGTTATCTTGTTAACACCTTGATTTACAGAACCTAATATATTATTAATTCCTGAAAATACACTAGGTTGATTAATCTGTTCCTCCATATTTTCAATATTGTCAGGCATCACAGATCTGAAGTAACTATTGTCTTGATAAAGTTCTGGACCAACACCAAATCCTTTGTATCCTTCTTGGTAATTAAGATAACCTCCTGCAGGGTATTTTTTAATATTTTTTTTCATATCATTATATATTTCTCCCCCATTTTTAGCCATAGGTAAACTATCGTTTTCTTGGTTTTGGGAGATTTCATTTAGCATTTGAATTATACCATCATTATCAAATCCCTCAAACAAATCTAATAATGGGTAATTACCTTTATCATTGCTATTTAATCTATTAAATTCTAACTCTAATAATTTTTTATATTCAGGATAACCAACTTCTTGTGTAAAAGGGTCAAAAATATTGTTATCTTTACCAGCTTTTCTTATTTCTATTAAACGAGCTCTAACTTCTTCAGGAGTAGCAATATAGTTTTTTATTTTCTTTTTATAATAATTTTCTTTTTCTTGTTTTTCTTTATCACTATATTTGTTATAAGATTCTGGAGACATTTTAGATTTTAAATCAGGAAAAACTAATTTATTAATCAATTCTATATCCTTATTAGGTATAACTCTAATATTCTCTTTTAAATCTTTTTTGTTTAAAGGTCTATCAGAAGAATGAACTAATTCATGTAAATAAGTAGACATATTATCATAATCTCTAGGATATATTTTTATTTCTCCTGTTTCTGCATTTGAAGTACCACCTAAATTTCCTTTATCTTTTGACATAAAAACTAAAGGTTTTTTAGTTTTTAAATTATTCAATCTATTTTCTGTAAAATAATTAGCAGGTTTTTCTAAATCTCCAATAGTTGAATTAGAAACCATTTCTTTGTATCTTGGAGAGTTATAGTAATCATTTAAGAAAGTTTCGGCTTCTTGTAAATAAGAATTAACTTCTCCTCCCTCTTCATAATACTTAGGAAGATTAAGGAATTTTTTTAATATAGGGTCTTGATTAATAATAGAATCTCTATAGTTAATAATTGTTTTCCCATATAAAGGATTATCTTTTAAAGATAAGGGCTTCCCTTTTACATCTACTCCATAAAACTTTTGATTTGGATTTTGATAATAATTCAACTCTGTATTAGGTGTTAATTTACCAAATCCATTATAAGCTTGTAATTGATAAATTAAATCATCTTTAGGTATCTTCTTTTGCTTATAAAGTGTTTTTGTATAATTTGCTTTATCTTTTAATCCTGATATAAATGCACCTGCATCTTTTTCTGCATCAGTAAAAACTTCTCCTTCCATTTTAGGAGTAAAGTCATAATCAAGATTATGTCCTAAATTAGCATCTGTTTTACCTAATCCACTTTCTTGTAAAGAAACTGCCAAAGCTAGATCTCTAGGATAACCTAAATAATCTGCCATCTTAATAATAGCTTGTACATTTTCCTTACTCACTCCTTTAAAGTTTTTTAAATCTCTAGTAGGATTTAAAGCTTTTTTTGTAATAGGATTTATTTTTCTATTATCTTGTAAATTAAAAGACTTTGGTAATGTTTTTGGGTCCGTATATACTATCTTTTTCTTTTCTTCAGGAAAGAAAAAGTTTTTTACAGGATTTATCAATTCTGTATTGAATTCTTCTTTTATAACTTCCCATACTCCTCCTCCATCAGGATGTTTACTAATAGAAAATTCTTCAGAATAGTTATCCAACCATCCTGAAGAATTTGGTTTATTAAAGTTAGCTTTCTTTTTAGCCATTAACGCATTGAAATGTTATAATTAAGAAGTGTAAATTTAAGTATAAATTTTAAATTTTCTAAATCTTTATTATCTATATTGATTCTATAGTTAAAGAAATTATTTTCAAGCCTGTCTATTTGGGTCCAATCTTTAGCAAAAGAAACATTTGATGTAGGGTATTTAAAAATACCTCCTTGTAAAAAGTTTATACTACTATCCAAAATATAATTAGACAAATTATTACAATAGATTGTACCATTTATAAACGTGTAAGGTTCTGTGCTCGATACAATATTGTGCATATAATCTGCATCCACTGTTTTCTTTAACATAATTTCTCCACTATGTTGTCTACTTGTCCAAACAGAAACACTCGTAGGCGGTTCATCTATTAGTATAAGTTGATCGTTTACATTTTTATATGCATCCATTTTTATACCTATGTTTTGTAAAGTAGTGTATATCAAAGGATGGTAAGTAAACACTGCATCTACCATCGAAGGGTAATTTACTCCATAAAAGTTTCTATATGAGTTAAAATTATCTTCATGTAAATAAAGATCATAGTTTTGACTTTGAGTAAAGAATGTATCTCTATTCTGAATATAAGCCATTGGTTTATACGAGTGGAAAGAATAAAAGGCTTTATCTTCTGGATAGTATGATAATGTGTAATCATTCTCAATATCCGTTAATAAAAGTCTCTTATGTCTATAATCATACCCAAAGTATATTTGAACCTCTGACAATGGTTTATTAAGAGAGTATGAGTTGAAATATTTATTAAATACATCTTTAAAGAAACTATTCATACCATAAGTAGATATAGCATCTAATTTACCTCCTGACATTAAATTTAAACTTTGATTTTTCAAGTCAACAAAGAAATATCCTGTATTGTTTTGGAAAGAAAATCTTTTATCTTGTAATCCCATGTAACCTTCGTTAGAAGCAAATAATTCTAATTGTTGTGCACTTAGAAAATCATTTGTTCCTAAATACACTAAATTATTATTTGCTTGTAATTTAGACTCTAAAGTTAATAGTTTCCAAATATTATCTGTTGTATGTGCATATAAAACTTGACTTTCTTTAAACAAATTAGTTATTTTTCCTTCTTTGTGAGGAAGAGTGACAAAACTATTTTTAAGAAACTTACTATAATTTAATCGTCCAACTGATTGATTATCAGCAGATGATATAGCAATTCTGTTATCATATTCTGCATCACAATCACAAGTTTTATAGTTTTTGTTTATAGGTTTAAAGAAATTAAATCTCATTCCATTCAACTCATTGTAATCGTTGTTTAGATTAATTTTATTATTGTGGAAATTTTTATATGCATCATTATATTCTACCTCATCATAATTTGTACTTGTACAATTATCTTGATCATTTCTACAAATTAACTCATAAAAATAAGCATTTAAAAAAGAGTCTTCTGCATATTCATTTTTTCTAGTAGAAAATAAATAGTATTTACCGTTAGATAATTTAGGATAATATACCTCATTAAAATTAGGTCCTTCATATCTCAAATCTAAATTTACATCGGACTCTGTAATAGTATTGATAAGAGTTACATTTGCTTTTTGGGCTAAATAAAGATTTAATAACCAAGAATTTTTGTCTCTACCAATTATCTCTTGAATTGTATATGTAGGATCCCCTCTATCCATCCAAGCAGCACTATTATCATCTATATAAGAATCTTCTAACATACCTGTCACACCTGTCCTTACAAAAGAAAAAGTATTAATATAACTATCCCCATAAAACCCTGTTAAGTTTTTCTGACCTGCACATCCTTTTAATCCTGTATCAATAAAAAACATATCATCAATACTTCCATATTGTCTAGGCAAATTATTTTTTATAGACCCATAATAAATATAACCATTGTTACATCTATCCAATATGCTAGGGGCAGTTGTATTATCTAAATAATCTTGGAAATAAGATACCCCTGAAGGTGTGAAAGGTGCGGAAGCTGTGACAAAAACCTCAACAGGAGGGCCTGAAGTAAGAGGAGGACCTCCTGTAAGAGTTAAAGTGGTGCTATTTGTTACAATAAATGTATTTGTGTTGGCTATTTGTGTAGGAGCTAATGAATTACTAACAGTAATTGTAGTACCTACAGGATAATTATTATTATAAGTTACAGTACTTGGAGTAGCTACTGTAAAAGATTGTTCTGCTGCAAAGTTAGGTATTTTTTGTAAAATAAGAAAAGAGAAAGCACTTCCCCCTGCAAAAGTCCCTGAATTTACTTTTGTTAAAGTAACAGTTTGTGTTGGAGGAAACCCTGAAACACTACCTATAGAAGTTACTTGAAACTCATCTCCAGGGTCTAAAGGAGAAAAAAGACCTCCATTCCAAACAAAATAAATGTCTCCTATAGTAATAGTATTAGGTGAGGGTACATTGAATCTTATTTGATTTCCTGGTAATGTAGAATAATTTGATACATTAGTAAAATCAAAAGGAGAAGCCCCTCCTCCACCTGAAAACATATCACATTTCTTACTACTTGTATCTGAATTAAAAAACTGTAAGTTTTTATTAAAAGATAAATCTGACTTTAATTGATAATCCAAATAAACTCCACTTTCTCTGTAAAAATTAACTAAAGAATAATCAGAGTTTAATATCTTATTTAAGATTACATTGTCATTTACATAAGAATAATTATCTGTACAAATATTTTTAAAGTTATACTTTAAAGATCTATTCTTATATCCATTTGTTCTGTCTATTGATCCATCGGAATTTTGTATATACCCATAATCATAGAAATTATAAATTTGAATAGCAGTGGATCTTAGTCTTCCATCTTTATCTTTAAAAGTAGAAGGGTCTATAACACCTGCTCCAACACCTGGAGGAGTAGTATTTATTTGATTTATAGAGTCAATATAATAACCTATTGTATTATATTGTTGCTCTATTTTAACATAATTTACATTTAAGCCTTGTTGAGAGGATAGCGTATTACCTCCATAAAACATAATACCATTATCATAATGCTTACCATATCCACAATTTTTAACAAAATCTTGAATAGGACTTTGATTTTCTATAGCATTATCTCTAAGATTTGAAAAATAATCCCATTTGGCACCTGCATTAACATTGTGTTTAGGGTAAATATAATCTTGGCCATTGAAATTATTTTTAAACATTTCTACAAACCATCCTTTGTCCTGTACTGATTTATTAAAAGTATCTCTTCTAACATACACTACTCTATACCCTGTAACTTTTACTCCTCCTGTTTCTTCAAGAGTAGGCATCTCTACCCCCTCTAATTTAATACCCAAAGGATAAATTTCTAAGCTATCATATTTACTATCAAATCTATTTTTATTTTCCTCAATAGCATAAGTGTCTGTAAGGTTATTATGAAAAGGTTCAATGGTAGAATCTGGCATTTTAAATAAAGTAATAGGTTTGCCATATAATTTACCCAAAATAACTTCAGTGGGATACATATAATCCTCAGGATCATAAGTACTAGGGTTAAATGGACCTACATCACATCTAGGAATTATAGGGTATCTTTCTTCCGATTCAAAATAACCTAAATAACCCTCAGATCTAATATTGTTAGAATCATTATCTATAGTTCCTGAACAAAAATCTGTTACACTAAGGTCTCCTGCAAAATGATTATATGCAGTTCTTTTTGCTGTATTAACTTCTTTCCAATAAACTCTATCATCTGTACAACATAATTTTGTATCATTTGTCTCAGGTCTAGGACCTCCCGAACCTGTAAAGTCAGGGAAAGGAGTATATTTTTTATTAATCAAAGGAAATACAGGAGACTCTGACATATCTTCAAACTCCAAAACAACTCCAATCATATAGTTTTCATCTCTCATCCAAGATTTGTGATGAATAATATGTTCAGGATTTTTATATCCCTTTGTTCTACTTAAATTTATTTTTCCTGTAACATATTTTACGTTTATATTATTTGCATAATGCTGATAATCAACGTTTTTTATTCCTCTTACTCCTGCAAGTAAAAGTTTGTTATTATAAATCAAACCATGTTTTGCAGAAACATAAAAAGCTCTTTTGTTCAAAATTTCTGCTAAATCTATTCCTTGATTAAAAGTGGTGTCTCCTTCGTAAGTAACTGTAAGGCTTTCTGCAACAGGTTGTAACTTTTTAAATATAAAAGAAGTAGATACTCCATTAACCGTTTTTATGAATCCAACATTCATATAAGGATATTTGGTATCTACATTTTCAAATAAAAGTACAATACTTTTGTTTAATGTTTTTGAAGCATTACCATCAATATATTGGAATGTTCCATTTATACTATCTTCAATTAATGGAATATTTTCATTTATAATATAAATATTAGTAGTATTACCATCTTCATCTTCATATTGAATAAACGGTCTATAAACCCCAGCATCTACATTATAAGCAGCATTTTCAATAAAACTTACATCTGCTAATTTAATACAAGTTTCAGCAGTTTTAAACAATTCCAAATCCTGTATATTACCTGAACCAGGGCCCTCTTTCAAATACTGAGTTACATTTATATTTCTCACTCTATTAACTCCATCCCAAAATATTAATACAATATCTTCACACTCTGTCTTTGTAAAAGACACTGATTCTAGGTATATAGAAAAATCTAATGCAGGGTCTGAATATAAAGTAGTGTATGTATTTAAATTAGGATCATAAAGTCCTATTTCATTTGTATGTAAAAATACTACAACTTGATTTAATTGTTTAATCAAATTAGAGTGTAATACTTTTCCAGGCAACTTTATTCTAAATGTATTGGAGTATTCTGTGGTTAAAAAGTTTTCATCCCCTTCAGAAGACTCTTTTACCATATTTAAAGCTGCTCTATAAGTATCTTTAGGTTGTGCTTCTGGAGATGCATCTTGATTCATACCTTTAGTAAAGGTATAATTGGCAACATCCTGTAAAGTCTTTGTTTTGTTTATATTATTTTGATCGGCCATACTTTATATTAATATCGGGTGAAACCATTATTTATTTTCTGAGATTTTCTTTGATCTAATCCGTGATATGAGTTAGGAACTAAAAATTGATTAGTAGCTTCACCCATAGCCCACATTTCATCAAATGTTTGAGCATTCATATCTTCTCTTGCTTTTAATTTCCATTTAGAGTATTCTTTATCTGCTAATTGGAAAAAGTTTAAATCTGGGCCACTTCTACTCTTTCTGTATTGAATATAAGCAAACTTTCTTTCTATGGCGGCAATCAAAGCATTAGTAAAACTTCCCATATTGGGAACTAATGGCAATCCATCTGTTCCAATAGGAATACCTAAATATCCTATCAATAATTCTGCCTCTTTGAAATCTGTTATAATATATCCATTATCAATATTAAAAGTATGTGAAGGGTTTAAATGAAAACCTAGTTCTCTGTAGTTTAATAAAGATACTTGATTTTTTTGTGGTTGTAATATAACCCATCTTTTAGGATTAGTAGAATACCATTGAGTAAAGTCTTGTACTGAAGCAAACTTAAATCCTTTTGCTTTTTCTAAATTGTTAATATACAAATACCCTGCGGTTTCTATGTAATTTTGCTCACAACTGCATGAAGTATTTTCAGGACATTTACATATTCTTTTAAACTCCCATGTACAATTTTCATTTCCAGGTTCTTGTCTAACATACTCTGTCAAGAAGAAAGGGTCTTCTTCAATAAGACGAGGTTGAGCTAATACATATAAAGTTTGTCTAAACCCACAAGGCAACTCAGCTTTGTAATTTTTTACACTTATTTTCTGTACTCTCTCTTTGTATTGTTTATAGGTGCCTATGTCATTATAAGCATCTAAAATCCATTCAGTAAGTAAATCTTCATTAAAATTTAATTCTGAAACGGCAATTTGTTTCCAGTTTTCTATAACTGTACTAATTGGTACTAGTTCTATATTAATCATCGTTTATTATTTTTTTAGCTAATTCTCTGTTTAAAAATCTATAAGGTTTAAATGAATAGTAATTAACCCTTATATTGTTTCCCCAAGCAATTTTATATCTTACTCTGTTACTATGAAAATTAGTATGATAAACTGTTTTACCCAGCTTTCTTGTCATACCAAAATCAACTATTTTTTTATCCGATTTATAGGCCTTTAAATAAAAAAGTCCTAGTCCTGGAAGCTTTACCTTGTTTTTATAAATTAAACGCTCTGAGGCTACCTTAAATAGCTCCTCAATCACTTTTTTATAAGTGGCTTTATCTATATCTTTTTTTCTTTCTAAAACTTTTACTAAAGAAAAAAAAGACTCGGATTTATTACTTACCTTTCGTGCCATTTAATGTATCGTCTGTTGAAGTATCATTTGTAACATCCTTCTTAAAATAAGGATATACTTTCAATATTGTTTCATTCATAATAGAATACATTGCAGTTATAAGTCTGCTATCTAAAGGAAATTCTGTATCTAATAAATCACATACAGGTCCACAAGTCATTTTTACTATTTCATCATCATAGAATAATCCTTCTATTTTAACCCATTTTGGGCTATTCAAGTCTGGTACAAATAAGTAATTGTTTTTTATCAAATATTTAAAATCACTTTCTTCTATAAATGAATATCTTTTAAAAGAACCTGAAGATTCCGACAACACTCTATTATAAGTATCTCCTCTATCATTGTACACTTTATTTATCATGTTATTGATAGTCTCTGGAATAGGTTTTTTTGACTTCAACCATTTACATCCTGAAGGTAATTTTTCACAACATTCATTAGTGTCAGCTAATACTAATTCTACACACTCTAAAGTCTGTAAAGCTAGATTATAGTTAAATCTAGGATCATTCAATCTATCATACAATAATTTAGCTCTAGCTATTTTCATTAAATGATAGATATATTTTGTAGGAAAATCTGTATCATCAGTAGGTAAACCATGATCCATAGGCACCCTATACCCACTAATAATTTCTCGTATTGTCATAATATTTTATTTTATTTATATTGTTTATTTAACCAATCAGTATATATAGCTCTAAAAATAGCATACGGAATATCCCTATATTTACAAAAAGGGTGCATAATATAATGATTATATATTTGCCTCAAATCAACACTTATTTCATTATTTTGTATGAAATTTTGTTGATTTTGTTGGTTGTTGTGCCAGACCTGTCCCCCTTGCATATAAGGATTATTATACATAAACATAATTCTTTAAATTAAATATATTTAAAATTTGATTTGTTTGGTCTGTATCCATTTAACATAGACATAAAATAACTAAGATTTTTAAATTGATTTTGAGATTTAAAAGCTTCTCCTGCATAATTATAAAAAAATCCTGTAGTTAAGTCTATAACTTGTTTGCATCTTCCATTATTTTTCCCTTTATTACAAAGCTTTCCATTTTTATAAGCTTCTTTTATTTTTTTACTCATTTTTATTTTAGTATCAATAGTTCTTTTAGACCCAATTTGTCCTTTAGCTATATTTGCTTTATGTTCTTCTGAAAGTTTAATACCTATTAATTTTTTTCTAATTTTTTGTTTAGTCTCTTCACTATGTATACATTTTTTTATTCCTTCTCCTCCATCTGTCAAATTACATAAAGTTCCTTTACCTAAATCTTTTCTTCCATATAATGCAATAAACTCCATTTCTTTTTCACAAGCTTCTTCCCAAGTTAAATCTTCTAATAAAATTTGAACTTTATAATCTGTTTTATTTACTATATTTTCCCAATATTTATTTCTATTTTTTTTACTTTTAGATCTATAAAAATAATTATCAGTGCCAATACCAATGTAAAATGGTTCGTTTTTATCCATCCTAATATGCCTATAAATATATGCCATACCTTAATTAAAAAAATAAGGATTAATATTTTTTCTGTTTTCCATATAATTAAAATGAACAAATCCACTGCGTCCCTTATTAAAATTTAATTGTACCCAATTTGAACTAGGGCTGAATGCAGGATAAGAATAATAATTAAATATATCACTACTAGAATCATCTAATACTGCCAGATGACTATCTCCTTTACCAAATTCTATTTCAAAATAACCTTTGTTTAATACTTCAATCTGGTTTAAATACCCTAATACTTTATTTACAGTTGCAGGATCTGCTTTAGGTTTAAATCCAAATTTCATATTTACATCATCTTTGCCATGGGTTAAACAAAAACATCTATTTTCTATTATATAATAATCAATAAATTTTCTTTGGTTAATTACTTCTACATTATTTATAGCTTCTTCAATATATATTTTAAAAGCTGAATTTACAATATAACCAAAACTACCTGCATGATTATCATTACAAATATTTATAAATTTTATTTTGTCAAAATAAGGTGCAAGAGATTTAACTAATTTTATTTTAAAATGTAAAGCTGTATCAAAAGCATCATTTGTACTCATATTTTGAGGTAACTTATGTCCTCCTCTAGTAGTTTGACCATTATATCCATCTAAAAAATCTCCTAAATCATTAATAATTAATGTATTAGATTTTTGATGTTCTACAGTATGTTCTACCATAATATTTAATCTCTTAAATAATTCTTCTTTATCCCACTTTAAATCATATAAAGAATAACCAGAATTAGCAACATCCATACCTACATGTACATCTGTAAAAACAAGTCTATCAAATAAAGCTGTTTTTTTATTATTTTCAATTTTTTTAACAACAATAGGTTCAATATTTCCAAATAATTCTTTAAAATTAATAGCACTTAAATCTAAATCCCCTTTATCCTTATATAAAGGATTAGTAAAAAACATAGATGCTGTATCATTTTTTAACCAGCCATGCTTTATGTCATTTACAGGAACACCTATGCTTAAACTTTCTTTGTAAATAGCATTTAATTCTTTAACTGTTTCTACCATTTCTAAAGGAACCCAAACATTAGTACCTTCTACTATGTTTCTTTTTCTTTTTCTTCCATATTGTTTTAATAAAATATCTAGTTCTTCAAAAGAGATATTTATATTTTCTTTTAATAATTTTTTTAAAAGTTTACTTTTATTTGGCCTAACAATACTTAAATATTCTTTATTTTTATTAGTCCAATTAATAAAAAGATTGATTTTTTCCTGAGTTAATATCATATATTAATTTTATTTTTTATGCAAATATAAAGGTTTTTTTATATATGTATAAAAATTTTTTTACAAAATTAAAAAAAAATTATGATTTTATTACTTTTTAGACAAAAAAATAACCCTCGCCCAAAGGGAATTCAGCGAGGGTTACGGTACAAAAAATTATTTGTTTGAATAATAAATATTGTATCTATGAAATACAATGCAAAGATAATACTTTTTTTGCAAATGTCAAGAAAAAAATGCATTTTTATGAAAAAAATTTTTAAGCATAGTTCTGGCCATTAAACTAGTATTAGAATTAAGTAATATTAAAAAAATTAAGGGTTCTCCCGAAGTTAAATTTTTCGGTAAAGACAATGTTAAAAAAACTATTTATCTTGTTTCTATTGGTAAGTTCGTTACAGTATTCCATATATGTCACCATACTTAGGATATATCTGCTATCGTATATTATACAGGAAATTGGGAAGCCCAACTCTTACGTCTATTGATCCTGTTTTTCCTCTCCTTTCCCTGAAGGTATCTAAATTGTTAATCCTCGGAGGTCCTTACTTATTTAAAACTATCTAGTGGAATCTTATGAACCAGGGTTTCCCCTCAAACGTCAGGCACTAGAAATTTGTTTCAGTGAAATAAATATTCCGCAAATATACGAACTTTATTTTACTTGTCAATAGTTTTATTTTATTTTTATTCCAAAAGTAATACCTAAATGAGGCAGAAACCCTAGAGGAGTAAGACCATATCCTCCTCCCCCTACTAAAGAAAAAAGATTTTTATTTTTTAAATACTTTATATGTTCTGTTCTAACAGTATCTCTTATTATTAATGTTTTTATAAGTGTATCTGAAATATTTATAACAGTGTCGCAATTATTCAATGCTATTCTTTGTGCATTTACTAAAGAGTCACAAATCGTATCTTTTCCTGGCTTGTAAATAGTATCATATTTAATTATAAATTTCTTAGATTGATTGTATTTGTGTTTAGCAGTATCTCTCATTACTATAAAAGTATCTACTTTTTTTGATAAGCTATCTTCTAGTTTTTGTATAATACTTTCTTTCTCTGAAATACTACTGCTTTTATTAAACCAGAGATATACACAAATAATACTCAATACAAGTATTAATATTTTACTAAATGTATTCATAATTTTTTTTTAACTAAAAGGACTATAATGTGTTTTGCCGTTTATTTTAGTAGCAACTAATATCTGCTTTCTTTGTTTTCCTTTAGACTCATAAGAAACATGAACCCAATCAGGATTAGATTTAGTCCCAAATTCCCAAATCAATTGATCAAATTCTAAATTATTTTTTATAAACTCAAATATTTGAGCATTTGTAATTTCTGTACCATCCATATCTATATCTATGGCTTCTCCTGTAGAATGTTGAGATGTAGTACTAGCTCCTGGTGTTGCTTTATTTAAAGCTGCACTTCTATATCCACTAGAAATAAATATAGGTCTTCCAAAGTGATTTCTTATTGGCTCAAATATGTGTAAAGCTAATATTTTTAAATTTTCTAAATGAATTGTTGTAGGTTCATTTTTAATACCTAATCTTTTAGCTGTTGAAGATCTGATTACTTCTGCTAATTCTAAATGTTTTGATAATTGCATGGTTTATTAATTTATTGTATCTATTTTTGTATCTTCAATTTTAAATAATTGAGATTTTTCTATTTGTTTATATTTTCCTAAAATTCCTTTTGCATAATATACTGTATCATGAATAGTGTCATATATTACTTCAGGTTTTTTTACTAAATCTTGTTGTAAATCTTTTACTTCTTCTTTTAACTGTGCTACTTCTTTAATTGCTAATTTTCCAATTTGTAAAGTATCTTTTACTTTAGCATACAAAACAGTATTTACTTTTTTCAAGCTATCATTATTTTTTTTAATCATATCTATACTACAGTCATAACATATAGGCTCTTCTTTTTTATTAAAAGGTAATAGTGTTAATAAAGTTAATCCTATTCCTGTAGTTCCTACAAATAATGGTTTTAAATGAAACATTTCTATCTTAGTTTTGAATTAAAAAATTATTTTTTATCAGAATTTATATTTACCAGTTCTTTGTTTTTTTCTTTTAATTGACTATTAAGAATAATTTCCTTTAGTAAATCACTATATTTAGATTCACAAAGTTTGGCAGTTTCTCTATAGTCTGCCAATGTCTTAGAAATAATTACCAATAAAAAAGCTATAATAGCTATAATATATTTTATAGGTATTAAAGTCCCTTTTTCTTCTGAGGTAGTCTTTGTCATTTTAGTTTAATTTATCGCTTAAAAAAGTTGTAATCTTATTTATAAACTTCACTCCAACTAATCCTGCAATAGCACCAGTAACTGCCGATACTGCAGTGGTATTTCCTAAATCTAAATCCATACCAATCCATGATGAAGCTACAGGGTATAGTCTCAATGTAATAATTATACTTAATAATATTTTTATATAATCCTCTATTTTCATTTTCTTTAATTTGTTAAGATTAACAAATAAAGAACATATCACAGCCCAAAAGGCTCCTGAAGATATTTCAATTAAATCTGAGTTTCCAAAAAAAGTCAATAAAAATTTTTCCATAATTGTTTTTAAGATATTTCATAAGTTGCTCCAAGATCAAAAGGGATTGTGACACCTAATATAGTATCTGTAAAAATCATAGCTCCTACAGCTAATAATAAACCAGCTATAGGTGAAAAAAACGTAATTATGGCCATTATGAATGCATTAAAATACTTTCCCATTAAAATCTAATTTGACGTAATTGTAAGTTAATATTTCTGCAATTAATTAAGCCATAAAAAGAATTATCATCTATGGATATATCTACTGATATTAATATTGCAGGTTCAAATGTTTCAATAAAAATTTCTACCAGCTTTGAACAAAACTCTATATCTTTTAAATCAATAAATTTTTCATTTATTTTTTCTTTAAAAGTTTTAATTAAAATTTCTTCAGAATCTGTAGTTTCAAAATCATCATCTAATGATACAGTGGGTTCTTGTACTTCTGGTAAAATAATTTCTTTAAAATTATTTATATCTTTTAAATTATAGTAAATCATATTTAATTTATTTAAAAAGTTAAATCATATTTGTTGCAGTAAATCCATAATTAAATGGATTATTATTATTTACACAATACAAAGCTTTTCCTGTACTAGCTCCAGATAATCCTGTAAAAGAAGAACTTCCTGATACACAATGATAATAAAATCCATTATTTGTAGCTGATGAAAAATTATTAACTCCTCCTATACAATAATAATAAAATCCTGTAGATGTTGAACCAGTTCCTTGACCAAAAGAAAAATTACCAAAAGCTCTACATCTTATAAAAGTTCCAGTTATAACTGAACCTCTTCCAAATGCATTTTGACTAGTTCCTTCACAATCTATAAATAATCCCCCACAACTATTTCTACTACCAAAAGATTCTGCACCACCCTTACATCTTATAAATGTTCCAGTAGTAGAACCATTTACTGGAAAGGCCATAACACCATTCCAAGTACCGAAAGAGTTATTACCACCTTCACAATCTATAAAAGTACCACTAGCAACAACAGTTTCAATTAAACTATTAAATGAAACATTTCCTCCTTTACATTTTTCACATTTAAGTAAAGCTAAATTAGTTGCTATTCTAAAGGAAGTTGTACCTACATTAATCCCTCTTAAATAAACATCATTTGCTGTTACATATATAGTATTAGGACTTGTAAATTCAAAAAATAAATCAGTGTTGCCCGTTTTAGATACAATGTCAATATATTGAGCATCAATATTTAACATAGTTGAAAAAGAATAATATCCAGGGTCTACTATTAATGTCAACCTATTAGTGGAAGATAATGGTAATCCATTTGGAGTAAGAGTTTTTGCTAAATTATATAATGTTAAAAAATTATTACCATTATTTACATTATTCTCGGTAGCTGCTACTCTTAAAAAATTAGTACCGTTTATTACATCTAACCAATCACCCTGTTGATTTAAAACTAAATTTGGATTACCACTACTAGAAATTCCTAAACAATTTTCAATCATGCAACAAAAATTAGCACAACTACTGTATAATAAATTGTATAGTTTAGTTCCTCCTTTGTAACCAAACATTGTTAAAATATCTGCTCTACTTAATTTGTTCATTATTTATTTTTTAATATGTTTTGTTTAGTATAAAAATATCACTATATATATTATTTGAAGCATTATTGGAGCCCCATTGTACAGTTACATTTAGTGTATTATTTATAGTAGTATTAAAAGTAGTATTATTAATTACATTAAACCCAAATCCTTGAACAGAAGCATTATTAGTTTTTGTGTAATGAAAAGACCCTAATGATACAATAGAAGCTACAGTAGCAGCTCCAACTTGTCTAATAGTGAAATCAACATTTAAACTCCATACATCATCTACAATAGCACTTCCAAGGTTTTGAACTCCACTATCTAGAAGAATAACAGATCCTGTTTTTAATTTAATTCTAATAGTTTGATTATTTGCAGCATCCATAACACCACCAAAGACAGCTCTAAAGCTATCTCCCACTTGAAATCCATTAGCAGGGACTGATAAGGTACCAACTCCTCCATTTATTAAAGTAGTTTCTACTGTAGTACCCGTAATAGGTGTACTATTTGCTGTTTGTGCAAATAATCCTGGCATACCTACAGGTCCTGGAACACCTTGTGGTCCCTGTGGACCCTGGGGTCCTTGAGGTCCTGTTGAAGCACTCCAATCTCCTTGTTGATTTAAATACAATGTTGCACTTCCTGAAGAACTTATTCCAAGACAATCTTTAACCATACAGCAGAAATTATTACAACTACTATATAATAAGTTATATAATTTTCTTCCTCCTTTATACCCAAAAAGTTTTATAATTGCTTCTCTTGTCATATTATACAAATAAATCTCCTCCTGCTGTAGCTTTTCCTACATATAGTTCTGGTAAATAAACTTCTCCAAAAAATACTCCTTGTAAAGTTGCTTCTGCATACATTTCTGCAAATGTTTTATTACTAGTAGTAATAGTTGTAGGTGTTCCTCCCCCAGGAATAACTATTGTATTACCTTCATTATCTACTATTGTAGTATTAGGAAAAGTAATTCCAGGAAAAGTTGTAACATTTAACCATAAATTACTATTTACAGATTCTAATACACCAAACTTATATACATCTTCTGTAACAATCATATCAGTAGGATTACCACTCCAAGAAGCAGGAAAGTTCCATTTAATTCTAGCTTTTTGTGCCCACTCTAAAAATTTATATTTATTATCAGGTTTAACTTGAAAAGCATCAAAAATTACAGTTTGATCTTTATCTAAAACTAAAAAAGTTTTATTTTCTTGAGATAAAAAATCTACGAAATAATCTGTAGTTAATTTTACATATTTTACTCTAAATTCATTCATTTCTTTATATTTTATTTTATTTAATTATTTACTAATAAATAAGACTATTAGTACCAGCTAATTTTGTAATTCCAGTAACTAAAGGTGCATATACAATTGAATTAAAATCTGAAATAAGTCTTGCATTACCAGGTACATTTATAAAATTACTAGAATCTATCCAAAATTGTGTACCATTAACAGAACTTCTAATTCCTGTAGATAAATTATTTAAATCTAAAGTACAATTGGCAAAAGTAGAAGTACAACCATTATCTTCCCAAATAAAAAATTTATTTTGAGTAGGATTTGCTAAAGCCCAAGTTGTATTAAATACAAAAGTACAATTTTCAAAAGTACTATCTGCATTATTCCAACTATTAATTACTCTATTAGATTCTAAATATACCCCATTTAATCTTACTTTACTTGATAAATTATAAACACCAAGTGTAGGAATAGTATAATCAAAACATCCAATATGTCCACTAAACATATTAAAATTACTTGAAGTTGTAACGCAAAAATATGTATTATTGTATTTAGAGTAATTATTTTGATTATAAATATAAACCGAAGAATTTTCTAAAATATTAAATGCTGTTTGAAATCCCTCAATACAATATGTAGTAACATTAAAAGCATTATATACATAAAGTGTACTTTGTTCACTATAAAAAGCGGTACTTTGTGGTCCTAAAACATTTGAATTTATTATAGTAGTGTTAATTATATTACCAGTACTATTTGCTGTAAAAACAAATAAATATGTAGCAACAAGATTTGTAAAATTAATAGAACTTCCTGTTAAATACAAACTAGCATTTCTTCCTGTAAAAAAATTTCTATTTACTGTATATGTACCTCCAGAAATAGTAACATTTCCTTGTCTTTCAGCATAAATAAAAGGAGATGTATTTGCAGTATTTGAATCTACAAATGTACAATTTTTTAAATTTATAGATGCACTTTCAGAAACATCAATTAAAGTTTTATCTCCAGGATTAGTAATTAATTTAACTTCATCTAAATTTACATTAGTTCCTGATCCTTTTATTTTTAAAACAGGATTTGTATTATTAGTACCTAAACTAATTCTTCTAAATAATAAATTTCCTTTTTTTAGTTCAATTGCAGTTGTTCCTGGAATTGATTTTATAATTACATTTTCTTTAATACCAGATAATGATTCTACAATTAATGTATTTTTATCATTAAAAAAACTATCAAAAATAACTTCATTATTTGTACCATAATTACCATCTTCTAAATAAATACTAAATGTAGTATTAAAATGATATTTAGCTAATTCAGCTAAAGCAGTATTTATATTATTATAAGGAGCAGGTTGACTACTTCCTACTGTAATAGAACTACTTCCTGTCCAAATAGGTTGTCTATTAGTTATTAAAGTTTGTAAATCATTTTTCCAACATTTAATATAATTCCATATATTATTTAAAGCTGTAGTTACAGGAGTATTTGTAGTAACAATAGTTATAGTATTAGTACAATCTTTAATATCTGTACCTACATAATCTATTGTATCTGTAGTTGCTGTTGCAGCACATTTAACTGTTTCCCAAAGTTGGGATAAAAATGTATTAAAATTTGTACCTCTAAGTAAAAAATCATTATTTTGACAATTTTTTAAGTTGTCTCCAGTATATACTAAACAATCAGTAGATTGTAATCCATTAGGACATTCTTCTGTAAACTGTTCAGTAGTACAGGTACAAGTTGTTGTACAATTACAAGTAGGAGTTACTTGAGTACAATCTTGACATTGTGTACAACTTGGACAGTTACAATTTGGATAATTATTACACATAGTATTTATTTTTTATTTATTATTTATTATTAACATAGACCCACCCATTGTATAGGAATAGCTTGTATATGAACAGGGACAACACTAAAAGATTCAGGTTCAGGATTTCCTACTACAGCATTAAAAGATCCTGTTGCAGTTGAATTAATAGTAAATGTATGAGAATGTTCTCCTGCCGCAGAACAGTATCCATCGCTATAACATTGAATATCTCCGCTTTCTGGATTTAGTCCTGCACCTTGGCATGATGTAGGATCTCCAGAAGGAATTCCATCATTACAATCTCCACAATCATTTTCAGAAATTGGAAACTTATGTCTATGTTTACCATCTAAATCTGTTTCTCCTGTAAAATCTAAATCAAAGTTAGCATTTGTAGTAAAAGATACTTCTGGAATATTAGGAGCATCTAAAGTTACTGTATTACTTCCACTTGAAGTAGTAATTGCTGAAGGACCATATTTTATAAAAGGAAAAATTAAATTAGCAGTATCTATAACTTTAATAGTTCCATTTTGTCCATTTGCTATAGCCCATCCTGCAGTTTGTGTACCTGCTATACCTAATCCTGTAGGACTAAAATCGGTAGGTAAACCAAAATAAGGTAATATAGTTTTAGGAGGAACAAGTCCATTTACTTTAAAAGTATTTACTACATTTCCCTGAGTTAATTGTACTCTACTAGGATCACAAGCAGTTACTACAACAGGTTTTGCTAAAAGTAAATTATTTACTTGAGTTTGTAAATTTGTTATTTGAGTATTTAAAGTTTGCAATTGAGTACAATAAGCAGACTCAGTGTTTAAAATACTTTGCAATACTGTTTGTAAAGAAGTTTTTGTTAAATTAATACAAGGACTATTTTCAACTAATCCTGTAAAATCTAATTCAAACTGTAATGCTCCAATACAATTATCTATTTTTGCGATTACAGAAGTAAGTAATTCTCCATTAGTAATGGTATTTCCATTACATATAACTAAGTCTGGCCCAGAGTAATGAATTACTCCAGTATTACTTTCTATAGGATTACATTCTTCACACATATTTTTTGTTTTAATAGTTTACAAAACTATAAATAAATTTTAAGTTTTTAGTTAATTTTTTCTATTAATGAAATAATAGGCTTTTCATTTAAACACTGAAGAGTATTTAATACATCAAAATCTACATATTCATAAGAAAATTCTTCTTCATATACATAAGATTCATTAGCACCAATAGCATTATTAAATGCATCATATTGAAACCCATAAAATCCTAAATAATTTGCTTTTTCTAAAATTGCTAATACTTTATCTACATCTTCTACAGAATTTAATTGACAATTTATCCATAATGAATAAATATAAAAACCTTCTGTATGAGGAATAGTTGGAAGTTCAAAATAAAATTGACGAGTAGTATTTAATGTTTTAGTAATAGTTTTTACTATTAATTCTACTTTATTTCCTACAATTTTATTAAATCTTTTTATTGTTTTAATGGTGCCATCTTCATTGCTAGTACAACTATAAAACAATCTACTCATTTCGGGTAGATTAAAATTATTTTCTAAAAGTTGTTTTGTATGAATTAGTTTTTGTAGTTTATCTTTACAAACTTTATATCCGTAAGTTTCGGATCTACAAAAAGATTGCACCAGTTTTGAAATCTGGGCATCTAAATCACACAATAAATCTTTATAAGTACTTAACTTCATTTTTCTATTTATTTGCAGCCACAATCAATATTTAGGACTCCTAATTTATATTGAAGACATTGATATATTTCCATAGCAGTTTCTTTTTTACAAAGACTAGCTGAAGACTTCAATCCTTCTCTATATAATTTTAGAGTTTCAATATCTTTTGTTTCTTGGGTTAATTTTCCTGTACAATCATTTTCATTACAACATTTGTTTTGTAAAAGCTCTAATGTTTTCTTATCAATAGTACAATCTAATTGGCATGTATTAAAGTAACAAAAAGTTTCTTTGTTTACTACTAAAGGACTGTTAGGATTTAATTGTTGTTCAACAACTAATTCCATAGTGTAATATCCTTCAGTAATATCTTGCAAATATTTACTAAGGTTAGTTTGTTGGCCTAAATTTTTAGCATTTAAAGTAAGTTGGCCTTCAAAAGGAATTAATAATTTTTTTGTAACAGTTTGCCCAGGAACCAATACATTAATATATGTTGATTTAATTGCACCTAATGTTAAATCATACTCTGAAGTATTGTTTACATAAATATATGTACAACTATGTTGGCTAAATTCTAAGTTTAAATTCATTTTTATTTATTTTTAAAACTCTCGTATAAGTTTAATATATCTTCTACTATTGGGTCTCTGTGGTTAGTTAATAATACTACTTTTTCAAATTTATTTAAACCATTTTCTTTTAAATAATCTAAAAATTTAATACCTGAAGTAACATTACGAGCTAAATCTATTTGATTAACATCTCCACATAACATCATTTTACTCCCCTTGCCTAATCTCTCCATAACCATTTTTACTTGAGACTCTGTAGTATTTTGAACTTCATCTACAATAATTACAGCATCACAAAAAGTACTTCCTCTCATATAAGCAAATGGTCTTATTTGTATAATACCATCTTGTATCATTTTATCTACCTTTTCTTTTTTATACAATGCATAAAAATTTTGATAAATTGCTTGAACATAAGGGTCAAGCTTTTCTTCTAAACCACCTGGTAAAAACCCAAGCTTCTCTCCTGCTTCTACAGCAGGTCTTGTTATTATTATATGTTTTACTTGCTTCTTAAAAAACAAATCTAAAGCAACTTGGCAGCATAATAATGTCTTACCAGACCCTGCCTTTCCTGAAATATAAGTAATGCTATTATCTAATATAATTGCTTTTGCTTGCTTTTGTTCCTCGTTTAAACTAATTTGGAACCTTATTGTTTTTTCTCTTTCATTTGAAAAATCTGCCATAAAATAATTTTAAATTATCTATTGCAAATATGAGAATTAATTTTGAGTTTACTAAATAAAATTTTGATTATATTCCCCCAATAAATTATATTCTACATTGAGCTTATTTATTTCTCCTCCAATATAAACAGCAGAAATCAATTCAAAGTTTTTGTTATCTTTAACTGATAATGTATTTAATTTATCTTGAGCTTTTTTAACTTCTTCTTTTGGAGCCTTACTTTCTACATTTTCAATAGTAGTTTTAACTAAATTAGTTTCCTCATTTCTAGTATCAACTTTAGTAGCAGTAATTTCTACCCAATTGTTATTTTTTAATTTTAAATATTTCATATTCTTATATATTATTTGTTGTTGAACCTAATCCGTAATTAACAGGGTTATTAGTTGCATCTGTACAATAAATAGCTGTACTTGAACCTGAACTTGTTGGATTCATACCTTTACAATAAGCAGCATAACCTCCCATACCACCTTGAGTTCTTCCAGTAAAACTATCACCTCCTGCTATACAGTAATAATAATTACCATTTGAAATGTTTATACCAAAACTGCCATCTCCTGCTTCACAATTATAAAAATTACCTCCTGCAGTCAAATCTGGCCAACTTAGTAGTTGTCCTGCACCAAAAGAATTATTTCCACCTTTACAGTTTTTATAAATGCTATTAGCAATATTTGCACCAAAGGATTCATCTCCTCCTACACAATTAATAAATGAACTGTCATCAACATTCCCAACTGAAAAAGAATTTACCCCTGCTTTGCAATTATTTAATTGAGATTTTTCTATAATAGTTGGTTGTCCAAGTAAATCAGTTCTTCCAAAAGAAAAATCACCAGCAGTACAATTTGTTAATGTAGAACCAAAAATTCCACTTGCACATCCAAAAGACTCTCCTCGTGCAGTACAATCAGTTAAATAACTACTAATTATTGACTTATATCCAAAACTTTGAGCACCAGCTAAACAATTAATTAAAGTACTTTCCACTATTTCAAGACCAAATGAAAAATCTGAAGCAGTGCAATTTTCTAATGTAGAACTTATTAACATTTCTTCATTATTTATATCTGCAAAACATTGATTTCCTCCTACACAATTTTTAAAATTTCCTGCAACTTGACCCCTAAAGGTTCCATTAGAAAAGTTATAATCTCCTCCAATTATATTTTCAAAATAATTATTACTATATGCACCTTCTATAATAATATTATTACTTTGTTCTGTTAAATTAAATCCTTTTATTTTAATATCTGAAGTAGTAACTTTTATAGCAGTAGCACTATTTAAAGAAATTAAAGATACATCTGCTTCACCTGTTAAAGATACTAAATTTATATAAGGAGTATCCATATCTAACCAGTCTATAGAGACAGGTAAAATATAAACTCCAGGAGCAACTATTACCGTCATTCTGTTTTTGTCAGATAAAGGTAGCCCATTAGGAGTAGAGATTTTTGCAAAATTTAATTTAGAAAATAATTCAATTCCATTTTGTTGAGTAGTATTATTATTTCCATAAACTACTATATAATTATTACCTCTTAATTGTTCTCTAGCTGCAAGTTTTAAAGGACTTCCTGTAAACCCTAAGTTTGCTCCTATATCTGTACTTGTTATTATTGTTGCCATTTATATTTTTATTTTATTATTTTAATTTTTAATATGCCCATCCTAGGGTATTACCTGCTAAATCTGTTATTTGAACTGTAGTTCCATCTGTGTTAGACGGAAGTATATATCCTAGTAAATTTCCTGCTAAATCATTTAACACAACTGTTGCTTCAGGACAAATAGTATTATTAGGGAATATATATGCAATATGATTACCTGCTAAATCTGTTAAATCTACCGTAGCATTTGCCAAACTACATCCTCCACAAGACACTAATCCACAACAAGATAATAAATTTACTACTATCTTATTAAAATTTAAAGTTTCTATTGTAGCTTTTGGTCTAATTTGACCCCCATCTATCCACCATTGATATGCTCCTTCTGGAATACATAAACTTGTTCCTTTTTTACAATTATAAATATCTAGGATAAGTTTTGTAAGTGAAATAAATTTATTTTTAGGTTTTTTATTAGATTTAATTAAATACGCTTTTTTTATGTAAGTATTTGTTGTAGCATTACATGTTAAATTATAACAACTAAATATATCACATAATATATTACTAAAACTAGTATAACCTGCTAATTTAGCAGGCTTACTTTGTCCTTTAAAAATTGCTTCTGATATTATGTACATATAGTCTATTTATTAAAAAGTAACGCTTGTTACATTTGTAGTTAAATCTGCTTGAACACTTCCACTAGGTTGGTCTCCAGTTTGTTGAGCTGAACTATTCCAATAACTTTTAGGCAAAAATCCATTTAATAATGTTTCAGCTGTAATGTCTAAATTATCTGTATTAAATCCTTGGCCAGAAATATCTATGTAAGTAGTCTCTACTGGTAAAGTAGTAATTGAAAATAATCGAGGACTAGCTAAAAATCTAAAGTCTAGTATTTCTGCTCCTGAAATAGATGCTGCAAGATAATCTCCTTGTTTTGCAAAATTACTTACAACTGGGGATCCGTTACCCATAGCATTCAATAATGCTAAGAAATCAGATTTGCTGGTTATTCCTGCTGTTATCCATCCATCTGCATACGCTCTAAAATTTAAAGGAATGCATTTATTCATAATACCACAACATTCCAATACTTTTTCTATAATTGGGGTAAAATTAATCGTTTCGACAGTTTTTGCAGGTCTGATTACATCAGTAGTAATCCACCATTGTGCACTTCTTGAACCTGGACATAATGTTGTACCTGTAAAACAGTTATAAACATCCAAAACTAATTTGTTAAGCGATTGCCAGTTAGCTCCTGGTTTTTTTCTGCTGTAAATTAAAGAGGATTTTCTTATAAAAAAATCTGATTTACTATCAAGTAGTCCATTACAACATTGAATGTTAAAACAAGAGAATATGTCTCCCACTAAGTCTGACATATTAATAAAGGCACCTTGATTGACAAGTTTGTGCTTGCCTTTATAAATTGCCTCTGAAATAATATTTATTTTTTTCATGTATTTATATTTTCAACAAAAATAAGTATTAATTTTTATATTATAAAAAATTTTTAGTATGTAAAAAAAAATAGGTAGCAAAGAAATCTCTGCTACCTACTCCACACACAAAACAATATATTAATTAATTTTACTTAATAATATTAATTTTTATAGACACTCAAGGTCAATTGTTTTACCACAAGGTCCTGTTGTAACAAAAGCATTCAAAGTAGCTTCTACTGCAGTTTGAGTAGTAGTATGTGCTTCTGGAACTAAGATAGTTGTGATAAAGTTTGGATTCCAATTCATACCGTTTGCATTCTCATTTGGAGATACTGTATGATAACCCAATACATATTGGCAATATGTTTGATTACAATCAACTAACAAGTTTTTAGTTCTTGATACACCCAATTGAGCGTAGTAAGGAGCTCCTGTAGTTTCAACTTCACTGTTCAAACCATCGAAACCTGTACCACCTGGCATTTCATTGTACTCTTCCCATTGCAATTTAGCACCATGACCTTCTGGCAATTGCATTCCTGTATTATCTACAGAAACACTTGTAGAATTTGGAGCCCATGCTGAATTCAAGATAACTTGGATAGATCCAATAGTATATCTATCAATGATAGCTTCTGCTGGAGGGAAACATACACAATCTGCAGTGTTTACTTTGAAAGTAACTTCAATTGCACAAGAAAATCCTGGAGCAGGGGTAATTGGAGTAACTGGGTCTGCAGAAGTTCTTACATTGTCAACATATTTTGACAATAACTCATTTGACTCAATAGCAGCTTTGAATTTTAAAGCAACTTCTTCACAATCATGTGTGTAGTCGCAATCTCCATCACATGTAGGACAATCTTCAGATTGAACTGAAATAGTTTCTACATGGTATCTATTTTCTGGGTAGAAAAAGTTCAATGTAGGGTCGTTAATTCTGATACCGATTGAATAGTTTTGAGCACAATCTGTACAAGAGAAGTTAAACTTAGCTTTGTTAGAAGCACCTTCTTGAGGAGCTTTAACACTTGCATCGTCCATTGAACATGAAGTTAAAGTTTCTCCTGCTGCTAATCTAACTCCGTCTGAAGTGGTTTTTGAAGCGTTTTTGTCAACTCCAATAGCAACATAAATTGATTTTACTCCTACAATAGTAGTAGCATCTACTGCTGTATTAGTTTCAGCGTTGTAAAACCCGATTTGACCTGGTCTTAAAAGATATTGTTTAGAAGTAGCATTGTAAAATGCAGTACCAGTTGCAACAATACCGTATCCTGTAGCACTACCTGCAACTGCAGAAGTAGGAAGGAACATTTGTTTTTGAATTCTTGATCTCATTTTGATTTTTATTTAAAGTTTGTTAAATTTTTGATATATTTAATATTTTATTTAATTGTGATTCAAAATCTATAGTATTACCTACGTCTCTCATTGCGATTAATACTGCAATATCTATAATTTTGTTTGATTGGAAAGTAGAATTTACTTCTATATCTCTCTGTACAGCTAAAGTACCATTAGGAAGCTTATATGTTCCTCCTCCATTAATAAAGTCTTGAGGGTTCCCTGGACGTAAAGGTTTTCTTATATAAGTGAGAAATACTTTATCAATATTAAATCCTTCATAGTATAGATATAATTTATTTCCAGACATATCCATGTTTACTCTTTCAAAAGTATAAGAAGAATTAAACATAGGATCATTTGTATAAATATCATCCTTTTGTATGAAAAAATTCTTAATTGTTTTCTTTGGACAAGTAGCTGTAAAGCATACAGAGTAAGACTCTAAATATCTATAATAGTCTAAAGGAAGATCTGCTGTGTAATAATCATCGTTGATCTTAGTTACAGTGAGAGGAAAGTCTTTTATTTCCAACTCTCTAATATCATCTCTTCTCTTTTGATTTATTTCTAGCTGTTCACAAATGTTTTCTAGCCAAATTATATATGCTTCCCACAAATACTCATCAATCTGAGGTATTAGGAAATTAGCATTTCTTAAACCGTCTACTTTGTTAGCATGTTGTTTAAATTTATAATGGGCTTCTTTTATTGAAAACATTATTTCATTTTAGCTTTTAAAGCCTCTTCTAGGCTTAGATATAATGATGAATTTTCTGGTTTTTGTAAGAAATCAATAATATGGATAGTATCTGTTTGAAGTTGTTCTCCGTTAAAGAATACTTTAATATTTTCTTTTCTTAACACAGCATATTGGTACATTTTTTCTACGTTAATAGTAACTTCCAATTTAGCTTTATTTTTAGGGTCGGACAATTCAATGAATAAATCTTGAATTGCTGAAAGAGTTTCTTTATTTTCGTTTTCTGTAATCTTAGAGTACAATAAATCTTCAATAATTATTTCTTTCTCGTCTCCTGTTAATTTAATACCTAATGCGGTACTCATATCTCTTTTTTGTGACAAAGTAAGCTTGTTATATCTTTCGTGCAATTTACTTGTTTTCTCACGCTTAGATTCTCTTATTGTAGCATCTGCTACTTCGTCTTCTATAATCCATTCTGCTGTTGGATGTTTTGAAAGAGAAGTTTCTCCTATAACTGTCATTGGATCAGCAGACATAATTCCATAAACCAATTCTTCTGTTGGTTTGTTTAGGTCAAGAGTTTGAATATCTCTAGTTAGTTTTGCTTTACATTTTGAGTGTGTAAAGAATGGATCTCTTCTATTAGAAGGATCGGCTGATGTGATTTTTTGATTAGTAATCTCATCATTTAAGGCTAGTTTTCTAACCAATGTATTAATTTGTTCATCAGTGTATCTTTCATTAATTGGACCCAAATGGTATCTATAAGAACTTTCGTCAAATTGGGGTCTAATTGTATTAGCGTTTGCTAAAAAAGCATAAGATTCTGACGCTTGTCTATAAGATGGGTCAATATTTACTTGCCAATGCTTATTTTTTTTAATGTTTGGGTAAATTTTTACCTTTTTGTTTGTTAATGTGCTCATTGTTTTTTTTTGTTTGTGTGTTTAAAAAATAGTAGCAACGACTCAGACTCGAACTGGTTTAACTGGCTTATGAGACCAGAGAGATCCATACCTCCCTCCTGCTATAAAAAAGGGGTGATTAGGCGGCTCACCCCTTAAAGCCTATAAGGTTTTATTTTCCTCTTAATACTGCTGGAATCAACTCACCGCATTTTGTAACATCTTTTACCATGATACCTGCGTATTCCATTCTATGTACAGTCCAGAAGTCACCTGAGTGAGACATCATTGAACCTTGGTTGTTTCCGTAAGGGCTAGACAATCCACCTTCAAATCCGTAAGCAACATCTCTCTTAGATTTCAAGTAAGAAATATTTTTACCAAAACCATCTCCCAATCCGTAGTTTACAAATGTGAATCTTGAAGATTCTGCTGGATAACCATTCTCATCTAAGATAGTGTTGAATGTAACGTCATCGTAAGCTTTCATGTGCATAACTGTCAATGAACCACCAAATTTCAATTTGTATTGAGTCCAAGGAGTTTCAGTGTAAGACAATCCACTTGGTCCACCTGGTACTAATGAAGTTCCGTCAGTTTTGATGAAATAATCTTTCATGTCTTTGAAGAAACCTTGAGTGATTTGGTTGATAGCTTCATCAAACAATCTCAATCCAATCTCTCCTGTCCACATTACAACATTTCTTTGATCGTAAGCAACTCTTCCGAAGAAAATATCTTGCAAGAAGTCTTTGATAAGACCGATAGAGAATGTATTGTAGTACTCTCTGTATCCATCTTCCAAAATCTCTTGAAGACCTGGACCTTGATTTACAAAGTATCCTGTAGATTCGTCAATTACTGTAGAAGTACTTCTTTGATACATCAAGTGAAGTTCTTTTTCCATTTCAAATTCTTTGTTGAATTTAACCTCTGCTACTGAAGTGATATACATGTTACCTGTATTCTTTTTGTTCAAAGCATTAGCAATTCTTGTTTGGAAAGCTTGTTGGCTCTCTCCTGCTTTTCTACCTGCCAAGATCAACAAATCTGCCTCAGACAAGTTACCATTCAATCTACGTTGAGCAGCATCTCCTGTCATTTGGTATTGTTTTCTAAATCTTGTCAATCCAGAACGGAATTTAATTTTACCGATAGCATCAACACTCATTGAACCACCTTTTACAGAAGCCTCAGAATAAGTAGAGTGCAATTTCATAACCCTTGTTCCTGGTGTAAACAAACTGTTGTCTACGAACAAATTAGGGCTGTCAGTCATCAATTTAACTGTGTACACTGTGAAAGAACCTTCTTTAACTGGAGATTTACTTACACGCATGTTGAATTTTTTGCTGTCAGTGAATACCAATGTATCACCCTCAACATAAGTACCCAAATCAAGTTTGATTTTGAATTCTCTTTGAGCAATACCTTTAGTTAAGTTTCCTGGTTCAACGTCTTCAACGATAAGAGCTGGTCTGTATCCTGAAACCATGAATTCCCATTCTACTTTGTCACCTTCAACAGTGATAGTGTCAGAACCTTGTGCAAGCTCCAACAATGGAGATGTTCCATCGAACAATGTTTTCATAGAAGCCAACTGACCCATTCCACCTAATGCATCAACGTCAGTTTTGATCAAACCTGCTTGATATAGGTTGTTTAGGTTGGTATAGTTCATACCCCAGTTACGATCACCTGTAATCGTAGGAGCTTTTATGATACCGAATTTACTTTGTGATAATTTCATGTTAATTTAATTTTATTTGAATATTTTAATTTATGAATTCTAATTTTATTGTATCAGACTTAGTTTTACCTGAAGCTCTTTTAAGACTTTCTGCCAATTTGCTCTTTTCTTTACTAGCTATTTCTATTTTGTCTGATTTATCCGAAAGGCCTTCATATAACTTATAAGCTAATGCTACCATTTTTTCAGGATCAGATAAGTAGTTATTCAATACTTGTTTAAACTTTGTAACTCTTCCTACTACTTCTCCTTTATCATTTTTTATCTCTTGAGGACTAAAAATAAAGTCTTCAAGATTACTTTTTTGGTTTTTAGCAATAACAATGTTTTCGCTTTTACCTTTTTGGATAGTTTCTCTAATTTTATTTACACTCTTAGTGTATTCTTCTCTTTGGATACGAGCATATTCTTGTTGAGACTTAATAAGCTCTTCTTCTTGTTTTTCTCTGAAAACTTTCAAGTCAGCTTGTATTTTACTAGCTTGATTAAAGATTTTTCCTTTTTCTTTATATCCTTCTACTAAAGCATCTACTTCATCGTCTTCAAGATTTTTTACAGAACTTAGATATGTTTTTACTAAAGCTGTTGCATTATCTTCATCTTCTATATCTACATCCACCCAATTAGTTTCACTATATAAGTTAATGTAGTCTTCAATGTTTCCACCGTCTTTAATAAATCTAAGAACTCCGTCTACTTTTGGATCCTCTACTTTATAAGCATTTTTCACCATATTTAAAGCTCTTTCTTCAAGAGTTTGCTCATAGGCTTCAAACAAAGTTTCTTCGTTTCCATCCCAATCTTCTGGAAGATTTAAGAGATTTTTCTCTTGCAACTCTGCTGCAAACACTTTTAAAGGCTCCAAATCATTTTCTTCTGACTCTTCTTCCTCTTCTTCAGCTACTTCTTCAGAAGCTTTTTTCTCTTTCTTTTTTTCTAAGATAATTTTTTTCTCTTCTTCTGATAACTCAAGCTCATCTATGTTTTCCTCATCTATTAAATCTTGGTTAACTAGAGAAGCATCATCATCAAGCTCTTCATCATCTTCATTATTAAGTTCTTCTTCATTTAGAGTTTCTATCTTGTCTGATAAGTTATTGCTATCAAGCATTTCTTCGTTAAACTCTAAGATTTCAAAATCTAAGTTATTTTCTGACATATTATTTTTTTTTGTGTGTGTGAATTATAATTGCTTTGTGATACAAAATTGAAAAAAAATTATTTTTTTGTAAATTATTTTTTTTTATAATAAAAAAATTTACTCTGAAATCCTTTATTTATGGGCTATTTCTTTTCATTACCTTTTTTCTTCATCAAGCTTATTTCTGTTTCAATTTTTTTATTCTGAAGCATAATTTGCTCTATCTTAGCATCATTAAGGTCTGTAGCGGACTCACTTTCGTTTTTCATCATTTGTAATTCAATCAAATCGTTTGTACCGTCTTGGTTAATATCATTAGCTCTAGCAAAACGTTCTGTATTTAACTCAGCAGCTTTTATAGTAGTAGCATTTTTATCATCTGCCATTTGTTTTTCTACTTTCATTCTTTCTTGTTCAGCTTGGATCTGCATTTGTTGTATTTGCATTTGTTGCTCTTGTTGAGCTTTTTGCATTTGTTCTTCTTTTGCTTCTTTTTGCTCTTGTATTCTATTTATGATATTTTTTACCTCGGTAGCATTTTCTGTAGTAAGAATCTCTGTAGCTACTCTTAAATCTCCATTACTGTTTTGAATAATAGGTTGAATAAGATTTTTTAATTGACCTATGATTTCTGTATCTCTTAAAGTATTGGTAATAAATACTTTATAGTTATAATTTGCAAAATTAGCAACTTCTGTATTTAAAGTAGCAACACTTAAATCTGAAAGAATATAAGAAGCTTTTAAAGGATTGTCCTTATAAATTACTTTACAGATCTCAATATAGTTTTCTACAGTTCTTTCTTTTACATAGTTATGCATGTAAAACCATTTCTCTGTCTGGTTAGAAGACTGTATAATACTTTGTTGGTTATTACCTATAGATTCATAAGGAGATTGTTGGCCTAAACGTCCAGGGTTATAACTCATAGATTGAGCCATTTTTTTCTCAATATATTCTAATAGTTCAATTTTTTGACTAATTTCTTGAGTGTGTGATAAATCTATAGATTTCCAATACTGAGGATCTACTCCTACATTTCTCATATCTCCTTCTCTTGAAGCAGAAATTAAAGCCACTTTGAATTTCTTAATATAAGTCATCCATTGTGTTGGAGTCATTTCTTTTGGAATCTGCTCAGAAATACCCATCAATACTCTTCCTATATCTGTTTTCATCAATTCAATAATTTGATTGATAATTACATTGTACAAGAATTGCCAAGGTTTTCCTAAATCCGCAATAGCGATTGGAGCAGAGTTTCTAGCAGAATATACTGATCCTGTATAAGGACCCCTTATTTGAAAAGGATTATCAATATCTCTGTATTGATTAGGAATAGGTTCAATTTTCAAATAAATTTTAGGATTTGTGAAGATTTTATATCCATGCCAAAATTCAGGAATAAATATAATTTCTTGCTTAACATCTGTTTCTTTGTTGAAAACATACGTTTCATCCGCAATAGTTTTCTCTAAGGTTCCATTTTCATTAAGTCTAAAAATATATTTTATTTTTTTCAAAGACTTCCATACAACGTGTGTAACTCTAAGTCTTCTAATTTTAAAATTATCTGTATAATTGTCTTCCCAAGGATCTACCCAACTAGGAGTTGCCTCTGAGTCTGTAGGATTCATAATAGCGTTAGGAATAATTTCCCATATCTTAGAATCACTTGGAGAATTTAATGTAGATTCGTATTTATCAAATACTTCTCTTTCTTCTTCGGTAATAATATTACCAAATTTTTGGTATATTTCATAAATAGAAAGATATTCATCGTAAGTACACCAATCTGCTTCATCTAAGAAATCAACATCTTTAGATTTAGCATAATTGAAATACAAAGGATTACAAGCTTTTATTACAGGCTTTCCGTTAAGTTCTCCTGTCCAATAAACTTCTTCTCCAGTAATAATCACATCTTTCCAGCCTTTATCAAATACTAATTTAATTCTATCTGTTCGGATATGATATTGTAAAAGCTCATCTGTAAGTTTTTCTTCAGGAAGCTTAAACCCTTTAGCCATATAAGTTTCTACTTCAATTGGAGTCATTTTATTGACAGTTTCTTCCAATTGAGCATCAAGGCTATCAGAAATTTCCTGTAACTTATTCATATACTCAGGGTCCATAGAAGGATCCATCTGAGCTTTAATTTGCTCCATTCTCTTTTGATTAGCTAATTTAGCTTTATTCAAAAGATCTTGTTTAACAATTTTAGAAGTATTTTCCACTAACAACTCTCTACGAGTTTTTTGTCTAATAGATTCACTTGTAGAGTTAGTACTTACCACTCTTAAGTTAAAAGGTCTTTTAATTTCCTCTCCTTCTAAGTCGTGAAGCACTGTTTGCAATATTGGAAAGTGTATAAAATCACTTTGATTGATTTCCATTTCAGGAATATCCATACCTAATTCGGTTTGAATAGTGTTTCCTGTATTTATATAACTATTAAAATCCATTCTACCGTTGTATAACTCGTAGTTGATTTTAAACTTTTCTTTTTTCTCGTTATAATAATTATATTGGTTGCATAGGTAATCCATTCTCTGCCTTGCCCAAGCATAGTTGTCTGCTATTTTTTTCTTATAACTCAACCTGTCACTTCCAGGAGCGTTTAAGAATTGCGAAGTTAAACTACTATTTATTACCATTCTTTAGTTTTTAAAAAAACAAAATTAATTAAAAATTATTTTTTTATAAAATTTAATTTAGTATTTGAGTAAATTGGTATTTTTTAATTGATTGCGATACAAATCAGTGTAAAAATCTTTGGAAGTAGTTTGCACCATTTCTTCAGTTTCTTTTACAATCATTTCTTTATCTTGTTCTAGCCACAACATTAGAAGTAAAAATGCCGATACACGGTCAAAGTTTCCTTTATCATTATATTGTATAAGCTCTTCAATTAACAAATCATCTTTTAATGTATGTAAATTCCTAACTACCACTTCTCTTTTGGTGCCATCTTCTAGTTCCTCTACATATTTCTTTTTTTCCTCTAATAGCCATTGTTGGGCCAACCTTAAAGCATATTGTTTTAAAGGATTTGTCATCGGAATTCCCACATCATATTTTAAAGTAGGATCTTTTATTGCTTTTTCAATAACTTGTTTCGGGGTGAGAGCTAATATATGATAGTTACCTGTACGCATACAGTAGTTTTTAAAGTCAATAATGTTATTCTCAAACATTACTTCAGCATTAAAATACTTGGCGGCCAATACACATTGTAAATGTATTTCTTCAGGCATATCATATCTTCCTACCCACCATGCAACTAATTCATTACCATTAGCATCTACAGTATTATTAGATTTATAAACATATATTGCTGCCAATGAAGTACCTCCGCCTTCATCTCTAATCGGGTCATATACAATTTTAAAAAGATTTCTAGGTATTATGCCAGCAGGAGGATGTTCGTAAATCTCCCAAGCACTTCTCAAATCAGATTTAGAATCGTGAGGAAATCTATCTATAGGCCTTAAATCTGGATTAGGTTTGAATTTTACACCTGTAATATAATCTTTATCCTCTACCAATGATCCTACTGTTCTTAAATGTTTTTTAAACTCATACCTATCATTATTGGCTTGTTGCTCTCTAAGCATTACAATCGGGAATTTGTTACCTGTTTTTGACAAGAACATTTCAGAAGGTTTAATTGGACGAGACATGATATACTCATCGTAGGCCGAAGTATTATTAGCTTGTTTTTTCTCTTCTCTTCGCTCCATTTCATACTTCAAAGCAGTCTCTACATCTGTATTGCCATTATCATCTTTGTAGGCTAAGTTTGTATAAATTGCTGGTAGGAAAAAACCTATTACTCCTCTTCCTTCATAAATATCTTTAAACCCTAAAAAGTCATAAGCTTCAGGATCTCTAAATATAATCTCAGATTCAATAACTTTTTCCATGTCTCCACCTGTTCCAAGGTAGAATGAAGATCCAAACTTACCTGCCCCCATATCCTGTGTAGATTCGTTGGCACCATGCACTGTAAGAATTTTATCTTCCAATCCCACCTCTTCCACTACTAACACATTGTAACGGCCTCCAACGGCTGCTTGTTTATTGTCTTTGTAGGTCTCGTGGATAAGTAGAGATCCTGTACCTTCTTTTACATTAGAATTCCCGATTTTCTTTTCATACTCAAATCTATAAGGATTTTTAGAGTTTCCTACTTTAAGTGTACCAGAAAAAGTTCTACTAAAAGGAGAAGGGAAATACTCTCTATCAAAATATTCTCCAGGTAAGTTTTTCAAAGAGTTGGAGAATTTGTCTAATAGTTGAGAAGATTTTCCCGAACTGGCCGATCCACAAAAAATTTCCACTTTATTTTTTCCTGAAAGATAATCTTCTACAGTTTTAGCACCATCCGATAACCATTCATGTTCCATTAATGCTGAAGCCATAAAGGATTTTCCTCCCGATCGAGATCCTAATAAAAATAAATTTAAAGCATTGTTATCATAAATAGGATTGCCTAAATTCTTATCATGAGTCTTATTTAAGTATTCTAAAGGATCAATATATGTTTTAAAGGTTCCGTCAGGCTTATAACAATGGTCAGATAGGTTATTTAAAAATTTTAAAGGAATGTCAGGGGATAGAGGATTGTTTAATTTATCCTCTTTTAGTTTCACTGTCCAATTACAAGTGTATTCTTCATCTTGTTCAAATCCACTAAAACCTCTACAAATAAACCAACAATTTAATATGGTCCAGTTTATATCCAATAAACTTGGCCTTGATTTAATACGTTGTTTACCATCTTGAATGGTAATAGTGTGATAATTAGTGAAATAATTTAACTGAGGATTCATATATCTCCAACGTAATCCTTCAGGAGTTTCTTCCTCCCCCCAAACCCCTAATATAAACTCTTCTAATTCCCTAGTCCAATATTCCTCATAGGCTGTACTATGAGGGTGTAAGGTAGGATGATTTTTTATAAAAGGGGTGTTATCATATATTTTTGGAAATATATTTTCTGTATTAATTATCATTTTTGTATAGGAGCTCTAGGTATAATATCTTTGTTTCTTATTATAATTTTTTTGGAAAGCATTTTTATTAATTCTTCCCTAATGTTGACTTGTTTTACATCATACTTATCTATGTTTTGAGAAATTTTTTCTAAAACATTCTGTATATTTAGATCAGGATCTTTATTACCATCTATCTCAATATAGTTGTTTTTTAAGTCAATCATTATTATCATAATATTCTAGTCTATTTGTTCAAATGCTTTTTCAGGAGCATCTTGCTGTTCTGAAGCATTTTGCTTAATTTTTTCTAAAGCATCTTGCATCTCTTTGAATCTTTCTTTGGAGTAAGTGCCAAGAAGTCTTGAAAGCCAAAAGTAACTTCCGTGTTTTAACTCTAAAGGATTTGCTTTAGCTTTAGGTTGATTGTATTGATTTGGTTTGTTTACTGGGAACATAATTTATTGTTTTGTATGTGAATAATTAATTTGCTTTTTTTGCTTTACTTACGAGCTTTTCGGTGAAAGATTCTTCTCTTCCACCTCTAGCTCTGGTTTCTATATTTTCGTCTTGATATTCTTTATAAATTTTTCCAAAAGACTCCCAAATAAGTTTAGAGTCTTTCATCATCTTGTCTAGGGCTTCATAAGTACTTAAATCATAAGTAACTGATTCTAAAAACTTATTTCTTTCTTCTATCTTATCTTGCCATACTTTAAGTTCTCTCTGTATTTTAGTCATTACTACTTTTGGGTAGGCATCTACTAAATCTTCATGGTAATCAAAACTAAAAGTCTCATCTTTAAGAAAATATTTCTTAATATCAAGATCTCTTTCGTCTTTTCTAAGCCTTATTTTAGGAGACTTAATATCGCAAAATAAAAAAATGGCCCACATTACTTCCGAAGAATAATCTTTATTTTCAGTAGCATTGTAATAATCATCAAAAGGTTCTGTGAATTTAAATTCAGGATTTACATCCCAGAAAGAATATCTATTCTTCTCATAATCAAAATTCTGCATCAAATAATAATCCATCTTCTGTATTTTTATTATTGAATAAATAAAGATTTTTTGTATTAACTCTTTCTCCAGTTTCTCTGTCTGTGAATTCTTTTACTATAATCTCTTCTGTTTCGTAGTAGTTTCTCTTTATTTCATCTCCTGGCTTTATTTTTCTAATAGCCACTAAAGAGTGTCCTTCAACCCTAACATTAGGATCGAAGGAATGTTTTATGTATTTTACAATAGGATCTAATACATGGTAATTTGTGTCTAATTGTATTGTGTGTTGAGTAGGTGTTTTAGATTCTTCACAACATATAAATAGGACTGTCTGACCAGTGAAAAATTCCTTATTTGAAATAACTTCTTTAAATTTTTTGTTTTTTACAATTTCAAAATGATTATTATTATTACTCATGTATTATTCTCGTTTTAAATATTTCTAATAAATCATTATAGTATAAGACTATATCTTCTCCTTTTAATAATTTTTTCATTTGCTTATTTGGTAAAGGAAGACTTTTTAGTAATTCTGAAAATCCTTTTTGTTCTGTTTTATTTTTAAAATCAACTTTATCGTAAATGTGATTTTTATTCATATCCAAAATAGAATCTATTCTAGGAAAATGAATCAAACATCGTATAGATCTGTCTAATAGACAAATAGGTACGGAAGTATTTAATAATAAAAAGAATCCTGCACTAGAACATTCCTCGATAGGATAGAGGACAATATCTCCATATTCTTCTATGGCTTTACTAAAAGGATGTACATAACTTACATACCCCCCAGGAGTGTTAATAAACAAATTAACAGGAAGATCATTTCCATTTAAAAAAGAAAGAGCTTCGTTTATATTTTGTAGATCAAATCCTCCTTCAAAAATATAATTTATTTTCTTTGGTTCTAAAACCATTTCTGTAGTTTCTATCATAATTATTCCAATATGCGTTTAGCTATTCTTAAAGAAATAGCCGTAGCATTTCCGTAAACATAAATAAACTTATCTGAAGGAGTTCCGAGTTTAATAGTAAAACTTAATTCTTTACTTTCTCCTGGTTCTATTATTGTTCCAGTAGTTACACCTGAAGGAGTTGTACATCCACAACTTTTAGCCACACTTTGACATATAAAGGTTTCATCTCCTATATTTTTTACCATAACGGACCCTCCAACTGTTTGATCTCTTTTACCCTCTACAACTATGATCTCTGGTTCAAATACCACCGTAGTGAGTTTTAAATTTGGATTTATATTTTCTGACATATTATTCTATTTTTATATTGTTTTGTATTTTATAAGCTTCCCAATCTTCTTTATTCATCATATCAGGAAAGCAAGGATTTTCTTTTCTTTTACAACCATCAGTGCCATAGTAAAGATCAGGAGTTTCACATCCACATTCTAGGCAACTTCCATTTAAAGAACAAGCTTGTGCTACTTCATTTCTCCATAACACTTGTTCTTTTTCCCATTCTGGTAAAAAACCTGCCTCTCTAACTTGAGCAGAGAGGTAGTTCTTTACATTTTTAAAAGTTATTTTTGCAGGATTAGCTGCATCAGGATTTGCAAACATTGTCTTATTTTATTTCTAATATATTCCAGTTTTCCATAAATTCTGATGTACCCTTCATCTTTGAATTTTCAGAAGAATCTTCAGAATCTTCTTCTTCGTTTTCTTCATCCATTTCAAGAGGGTTTTTTTCAAAAAACTTTTTCATGTTTTTTGATTTCATGTTTTCTTTAAAATTCCAAATCTCTACAGTAAGTAAATAACCATTTGAAATCTTTTCGATTGTTTTTGTAATGTCCTCAGTATCAGTTCTTTTAGAAAGAATAACTTTTTCGCTATCTTCTCCTGTCTCTTTACTGATTGTCATTTTGCTTTTTTTGGTTTCCATTTTTTTATAGTTATAGGTTAATAATAAAGTCTACAAATCTTTCCCACAAAGATAATTTTGCTGGTTTATTTTTAAGAACGGTTCTTGTAGGAAAAGAACACTGAGGAGTCTCATAAACTACTGGAGTTTCATTTACAATATTATCCTCAATTTTATTTGTTTCTAAGAAAGCTTTTTCTTCTTTTTTAGATACTCCTGAGCTAGTTCTTTTTTTACTTTTAGGAGTAGATGGCTTTTGTTTTGGTGTAGAAACCTTATTTTGTTTATTATTTTTCTCTTTCATGATATATTTTTAGTCTATTATGTGTTTTACTGTAATCAAATCTTCTGGAATCAAGAATGTCAACTCCAAAGGGTTTTCTGTTTCTTCTAGTTTGTGGCAATAGAATGTAAAAGGCATCAATCCTTGTAAATAAAAACCATATACAGGTCTAGCATCTCCATTAGGATCCCCTCCTACAGGTGGCTTGTAACTTACAATTGGTTTGTCTACTAGATTATCTCCAATAGAAATAATATCACCTTCTGTGAAGTTTTTAGAACCATTAGCCATTAATACTTTAAAAGCATTTTTGATTTCAGTGTTTCTATGGTTTTCCATACCCACTAATTGAGAAGCTAATTCACTTCTTTTAGCATAACATTGTACTAAAATGTGATTTTCTCTTTTGATCTCAAATCCAAAATTTGGGATTTCTTGATCTTTGAATTCTTTAATTGTCATAATTAATTTTTTTTGTGTGTTTAAAATATATTTTGCAAATATACGAAAATAATTTTTATTTTTATTTTTTATTTTTTAATATTCGTAAAGTATTTATCATTTTTTTTGTTTTTTCTACTTCTCGTAGTTTAAAAAACATTCTAAGTCTTTTTCTTATTTTTATAACGCTCGGAGAAAATTTTCCAAATTTAGGAAAGTAAATTTCTCTTGCAGGAGAAGCACTCATTTCTTTTGAAACTGTTTTAACATAGTCTTGATAGATTTTTTGCACTTCTTCTGGAGAAATATTCCCAAGGTTTTTAGCTACTTCTTCAAAAATAGTCATTATGAGTTTAAAATAATTACTGTGATTAATGATACTAAGAAAATAAAGTATAGTATCTTAAAAAAATATTTAGAAAAACTGTTATTAGTTTCCAAATATGGAAACTTTCCATGTTCTCTGAAAGAGTTAAAATGTAATAATATCATAGATGATAGCAATATACAGGTAAAAAAAAGTTTAAATAAGATCTCCATTATACTAATAATATTTTTAAGTTATCATCTAGGCTAATTGCTATGGTTAGATTCTTGTATTTAACAAGTTCTTCGTAATACTCCATTCCTAATTCTCTTTTTAATTCTTCGTAAGTAGCCTGATTCATAATCATAATCTTTCGGAAAGGAGAGTTTAAATTTTTTATTATTTCTACTATGCTTTTATTCATAAACGTAATTTATATTAATGTTAAATGTTTTTTCTTTGTACATTTTCTCAAGCCATTCTGGTATCTCATAATCCAATACTCTTGGCTTAGAAAACTTATCCACTGGATTTGATACTACTTTTTTTAATATCTTAAAAGGAACAATCCTATCATTTATATAGGCCCCGATATAAGAAGAAAATACCTGCATGTGTTTTGCAATCACTACATGCATTTGATTCATGTTCTTAAATTGATCTACATTGTTTGGATGTAATTTAGGATAATCTATTTTATAGTATAGTACCCAATATAATACTTCTAGTGTTTTGTCGGATAGTAATAATCCTTTTGTGGCCAACAAAACTCTGGCCCTATCCATAAAGCATTCTTTCTTGCTTTTTTGTATTGTTTGTTTATATAATCCCATCTGTTTTGTGTTTTTGTATATAACGTTTATAAATAAAAAAAAGTTTCCTACTAAAATTGGTAGGAAACTATATAATTCTTTGTTTCTTTTAAAAAGTTTAATGAGGGCTCATAGGATAAATAAGGAGGAGCTATATTTTCCCATAATTTTATGCTGCTTTCAATATCATTCAAAGCACATTGTTTTGCATAATGCTGAACAAAGTTTCTACTAACTCCAGAAGAAAGTGTTTTTAAATAATTCTTCAGGATAAGTTCTGCGTATTTTTCTGGACTACTATATTCTATATTCATATTATACCATTACTAGATTTTCTTGTTCTATAATTTCTTTAATTGTATCTGAACTAAACCCACTACATTCTTTTGCCAAAGCAATAAAGTCTTCCAAATCATCTATATGAATACCAAATCTACTCAGCTTATAAGTCTCATAAGGAGCACAGGTTTCATCTAAAGTAACTTCGGCCAGCATTACACCCTGGATATTACCTTGATCGGGGTGAATAGTAATCCAAATACAAGTGTACTCTTGGTCTTTGGTAATCCATTTTTTCTTTGGAATTTCTTTCGGTCTGTTTGCATCATTGATGCATATTAATCTACACATATTTTTTTGTTATTATTTTATAATATTCCTGCAAATAGTTTTAAAGCATCTATATCAATATCTGAATTTTTCTTGCAACTTCCATCACAAAAACAAGCTCCTGAACAACTGTATTTAATAAAAGGTTTAAAAGGAAAATCAGTATTTTGATTTACTGCTGTTTCTGTAGGTTTTTTTGGCGGCAACCCTGTTAACTCAGAAATTATTCTTTCTCCTTTACATGAAGGACAAGTAGTGTAGGAAACACCTAATTCAGTAATTTTTCCTGCTCCATTACATATTGGACATTTTTGATACATAATTTTAATGTTTTTTGTTTTAAAAAGAGTCTCCAGAAGGGATCGAACCTCCGTAATAGATTTTGCAGACCTACACCTAGCCACTCGGTCATAGAGGCAAATACAACTTATACGGAGTTGCCAACCGCCAAGGCTATAGTTCCCTGGATAACTTAAATAAATTAACTTACAATATCATATACTTTATTGATAATGCTAAGGATAGTAGCCAACAAAAACACCGCTACAATTGGCCCCCATAACGGACTTGTTACTGTCCACCATGACCAATTAGCTACTATTCCTACTTTTGCTAATTTGAGTGTAAGGAATATGAGAAATATAATTAAACCTATTCCTATTCCTCCTGAATTTTTACTTGAATTTGACATATTTTTATATTTATTTTGCAAAGATACAACTATTTTTTTAAATACAAATTATTTTTTTTTAAAAATCCTTTGCTAAAGCAGCATAATGTGTCTTATCAAATAATCCTTGTACATCTTTTTTAATAATTTTGCCGTTAAAAGATAAATATGGGTTGAATACCCAGTAGTTATGGTGATTTTCAAACCGATCATACACCTGAAACTTCCCAATAACTCCTAATTTAAATAATTTTTCTATTATAGTGAGAATTTTTCTTCTGTCTACATTAAAAAAATCCGCTAATTCCTTCATAGTACTCTCTGGTCTTAATGGTTCCAGACTATTTGTGTAGGCATGGGCCATCATAGACATCTTATAAGCAACTTTAAACTCAACATCTGTAGTTTGAGTCTCTAAAAGTAACCAAGCTTTTGTAAAAAACCTAGAATAGCTCTCGGAACTGATAAAAAAATTCATTGTAGGGTCTTTTGGCTTCTTAACAACCCTTTCTTTACCCTCAATTTCTTCCACTGCTCCAGTTTCTAAATTAATTTTAGCTGCTTTCTCGTGATGTTTTAATTTAATTACCTTCTCGTACATATAATTTTACTTTATCCCCACATATAACATATCTTTTTACCAAATTGTTTCCTTCTTTTTTTGTTTAAAAGTCTTTTTATTCTCTTTTTTAAAGATCTGTTTTTTGTTTTTCTCTTCACAGCCCTACATTGCTCACATGTACAGACATGTATATCACATGGGGCCGAAAGTTTCTCATAAAATTCTATATTTTTCATAATATATTTTTATTGAAATACTTTAAATCTCTCCCCTTTCTTTTAAAAATTGATTATACCAATAAGCTTTTGCAGAATCTGATTTGGCTCCTGTAATAAAATCAATCTTACTAACTTCAATAGGAACCATTGTTTCCCAATCTAATTGATTGATTTCTTCCCAATCCTCTGCATATATAGAAGCTTCTTGCTTAATGCAATTTTCATAGGTATTATCCATGAATTCATCCATTGTAGGTCCCACATTATCTAAATGAGCACTTTTACCCCAGTCTTCTAACACTTTTTCTCTTGGAGTATTTTCAAAATATTCTCTTAATTGTTCTATCATATTATTCATATAAACTAATTAAATGGGATGCAGTTGCAAAACCTATACAAAAAAACCAACATACTAATAAAAACCATTTTAAGCCTTCATTAGGTGTTAAACCAAATACAAATTCTATACAGAATCTCATACAAGCAAATATTGCTGTTATTATTAATAAATTTATTAAATACTTTTTCATTTTATTTCTTTTTGTTTTTAACGTAATTGATTGCCATCCTTTCAAGAATATCTACCAACTCAGGAGCTTCTTTGATACAATCTAAAATATTTTTTAAACTGCCTTTTATTACTTCTTTAGAAGCAGGTTCTTCTTCTTCTTCTTTTTCATTCCAGGGTAAAGTGTCAGCAGGGATAGAATATGTAGAAGGTCCTTGTCTATCTACACCTGAACAATCTTCTATCCATGCTCCATTGCTAGGTATGCTCATAGAATGCCATCCATTACTTTCTTCTAAAGTACTACAAACTTTTTTGAAATTATGTTTATAATATTTTCCATTTACTTGGCCATTTGATAATCCATCAATCCATACAACCTCAACCATACTATCATAATTTGAACTATGATGTATTACTCTTGCTTGAGATCCTGGGTTTGCATTCATTGGCCTTGGGCTTTCTGGATCAAACACTAAAACATCCCCAACATGATAAGTTACATAATTCATATATCTTATTTATTTTGCATATTTCCATTCAAATCCTCCAGCAGAGTTTCCCTTACCTTTACAGCATCTATTTATAGCTGCCTCATCTATACCATTGATCTCTGAAGCATTTCTCACAGAAGAATATGTATTAATATACCTTCCCTTATAAAACTTAAATACTGGCTTATTAAAATCAGAAGTAAGACTGGAAATGTCTCCAATTCTATTAATCAATCTTCCTTTATCAGACACCAATCTGAATTGTCTATTAATAGTGGACAACTGTTTACCCACTATACATGCTCTCAAGGATCCACTAGGAATCTCTAAAGAAGTTTCCAATTCCTTGAAACTCTTTACTTCAAAAATATCTAGGAAGTTTCCTTCCAAATCATACATTGCTATTTTCATTATTTATTATTTTAAAATACAAAGATACAAATTTTTTTATAAAAATTATTTATTATTTTTTATTATTTCAACCATTTTTTAATACTTGTTCATTTTTCTTTATTGTTCACGGATTGTGAACATAATTATTTTGTGAACATAATTATTTTTTCTATTTTTTAAAATACAAAGATACAAACTTTTGTACAAATAGCAAGAATTATTTTACAAATTATAAGCATTTTACTTTACAAATTATAACCCCCTAAGTCACCCCCTAAGTCACCCATTTTTTAAAAACCCCTCAACGAAGAAATGCGGGTTTCAGCGTGTCAAAAGTACAAAAATGTACACGAAAAGTACAAAAATGTACTTTTGCCCTCTCGGAACCCTTGATTTTACTGGGCACTTTTTTTATCCCTTCTTTATTTATTTATGTGCAGTTTTTGAATATCCAAAATAGCCTAAAAAATCACCCAGAAAAAATCCAAAAAAAAGATCCATACCCCCACCCCCTAAAATTTTTTTACCCTCTACCCAAAATCATATATGAGGATAAAAAATAATCATCACCCCCATATCACCATTTTATTTTTTTTACTCACATACCCGAAATGGTTTGTGTGGATAAAAAATGGGGTATCCTCCCTACGAAGCCCACCATACAAAGCCCAATTTTGAAATCCCCCCTTGAGAAAAGTTCTGTGGAGTTTTTGCATACCCAAAAAAAAATAACTCGGAGGAGGTGCGGAGGACGTGGCGGAGGCACTCGGAACGAATCGAGGCGGACGAATCGAGACGAGGGGGTGGCACTCGTGGCACTTGTTCGGGTGCGTGGGTGGTGGTGGCGGAGGCTTGAGTTAGTTTATACATATATAAGGCGGTAGTTATATAAGGCAATGTATAGACGTGGGTACTCGGTGCGTTCCATTAGTACAATATACAAAGGGCAAGGGGCGGACGTTCGGGCGGTACGCTACACAAGTGGGGGCGGTAATTACTTAACCCAATCGAGGGGAGTTTATTATGATATGATTCGGGGAAAATTCGGGGGAGTTGTGTAAATATTTCAGTGGATGAAATATAATGACCTCCATATTTGCGTTCTAAGCCACGATTTTGTATCGAGTGGGAGAATATAGAGTTGGGTATAGGACAAACTCCGTATATTCATCCATTATAGCCTCTCTGTGGATTGCCTCTCTATTATCCATTATAGCAAATATTCGGGAGGGAGGGGATAGAAGCCTTTGTGAAATTATTTTACTTTTGCAACAAAATTACTATTTTGTGTAACAAAAGTTGTAGGAATAGGGGTGCGGAATGTTGTATATTTGCATTGTTATTAATCGGGAGGGATTGGTACATAAGCACTAAAAGGCTACTGCTAGAGGTATGTCAAAAAGTGAATGGGTGTACTATGTTTCCTGTTAAACACAATATTTAAAAACTTAAAAAAATATAAAATGAAAAAATTAAGTAAAAAAGCAAAATTTGCAATGATTAAAAGCGGTGCTATTAAAAGCAATGATAATTTAGAACAAAGTGTTTGGGATGTTATTTTCAAAGATTGTGAAACGTTAAACGAGGCAAAAAGCGAGTTAAGCGAATCTATGCACAAATACAAATGTTTGCAAAGTCAAATAGATAATAAAGATACTATATTGTGGTATTTAGGTACACAATATCCTACAAGTCCAAAAATGGTGCTATATACAAGCCTTTGGCTAAAGGCGTGCAATAACATAGCTAAGGAATTAGGGTATAAATTTGATAGACACTTTTTAATAACATTAAACTAATTATTCACAAATTAAAATATAATCAAAATGAAAAATCAACAAAAAAATGCAATTTTAAAAACTTTGGAAAGTCTTTTACAAGATAGTGAAACACAATTTACTGAAAAAAAAGTGTCTCATGCCTATACTATAGGATATTTACAAGGTGGTATTAAAACTATTATTAAGGAATTAAAACAAAATTCACAAAATTAAATTATATTAAAATGATAGATAACAAAAATTTAGTTTTTTACGATTTAACAAAAGCAAATTGGCTACAATTAGAAAAAAATGGACTTGTAGATAATAGCAGGGGGTTTGGCAACGGTTTCTCAAATACTACAAAATTCATGGATAATGAAATTGGAGTTTCGGCTAACTATTACAAACTAATTGCAATTGATAGTACTTGTTTTGCGGTAAGATATTTTTCGGGGTGCTTTTATCCAATGTGGCAAAAAGTAATGTTTAGAGGGGGGGAAATACCTAAAGGTATTATAGATGTAAAAAATGGCAAAATTCAATCAAATTAAACAAATTATTCATAAATTTAAATTATAATCAAAATGGTACAAAATCAAAAAAAAGAAACACAAGTGTCAAACGTTCCAAGTAGTGTAGGATATTCAAATAATGGTGGATATACTATGAATAAAGCCGAATACTATAGATATTTAGAATCTATAGGCAAAAAAATCGAACGTACTCCGAATGGAGTTATAATACACTAAAAGTTGTTTTGGCAACTATAAATAGACTTTAAGCCAAAAGCGTTGCACCTTTCGGGGTGCAAGTAGTAAAAATAAAAAATATGAATAAATTACACAAATTAGAATTAGTAAAAAATTGCATATACAAAGTGAATTGTAAGGGCAAATTCGGGTTAAAAGCTAAAAAGCTAAGGATTGACTATTATACTCAAAATATAGACAAATTAGAGGCTTTAACGTCCGAAAATATTCAAAAATTTAATTTCACTATAGAGGTGGTAAATTTAGCGTTTGAATTGAAAAAACTATCTTTGATTGAAAATAAAGTAATTGGATTGGAGGTACATAAATATGCACCCGAATTAAATACACTACATTTAAAAACAAAAGCCACTATAAAAGTACCAAACGCTACAAGTATTTCAGAAGCATTGGAGTATGTTTGCAAAAAATATAGTGAAAATCAGATAAAAGAATTGGTAAATAATTATTCAAAAAGTACAATATAAAAAATTTAAAATAATAACAACTTAAAATTATAAAGATATGAAATTATACAATTATCAAACTGCGGACAAATTAATCAATGATTATATTGATAAAGGGGGCATAGCGCACCAATTTAACGAGGGAGTTTTGGGTTCGGGGCATTGGGTGCTAAGTGGCTTAAATAATTCGTTTGTTATCCTTGAGACGTTCATAAATTCATGGAGTAGTGGACACAAAATTACAAAGTATAAAAAACTACCAAAAAAGTATCAATCTATTTTTGAAAATGAAATAGTAGAAAATTAATATTAAATAACAACTTAAAATATAATCAAAATGAAAAAGACAAGTTTAAACTATTACAATTTATTCGGGATGTTTATTATATGTTTCGGGGTGGGCTTACTTTTAGGTGCATACCTATCAAAACAACAAGCTAAAAAAGCTATAGAGATAAGATATAAGCAGGTACATGAAAAAGAAGAAGGATTCGGGGGGGATGAAAGCCTTGAAGCAATGATATATATACTTGAGGGTAAAAATTTAGACACGTTTGGTAATGAAATAATAGATTAAAAATGATAGTAGAATTAAAAGAACTTTTGTTCACAGACTTAAAAATAGCAACTATACCTTGTTTAGTGTATATATTTATAGTTTTTATAGTATTAATTTTAGAAAAACTTAACAAAATTAAATTAAAGTAAAATGAAAAAATATCCAATACTTTGCATAAATAATACGTGTAAAAATGTATTTTTTGTAGAAAAACATAAATTAGGTTTATGCCTCCAATGTGAAACGTGTATTAATAAAAAAAATTAAATTAAAGTAAAATGAAAAAAACAATTTTAGTGCTGGCTATTAGCACAATAACAATAATATCAAGTACATACGCAATGATTTTAGATATATTGCACTTTGATATTTATATCTTTATTGTATCTTATGGATGTTTATTTTTGGTAGTATCTTTTATTGAAATGATAAGAATTTCAGTAAGAAAGACAAATACAAGGGTGCGTAACCAAAGAATTTCAAGCCTATATAAAAATAAAACTTATTAAGAATTGCAACAAAAGTTGTGTTTTTTGCAACAAAACTTGTTGGACACAATACACAAAGGTAGTAATTTTGCATCATATTTATTAATCATTAAAAAAGAAAAAAACATGCGTAAAATAGAATTAAACGTTGGTATGAATATTGGAACGTTAGGCAAATTAGATTTTGAAAAAACAAAAGACAGAATCATTGAATTGTATGGAGGCTTAAAAGCAAACAATACTGAAATATTGTGCCAATTGCGAGAAGGTAAATATGAATCCAATGGAGTGCTACAAATAGAACCTACAATTGTGGTTAAAATTTATGTAGACTTTTTTGTAGAGGAATTAGCCACTATATTGTTTGACACTACAAAAATACTTTGTAAGGACACGTTTCAAGAGTCCATAGCCGTATTGGTACACTATGAATCAATTGAATCAAATGGAGTATTAATATACAATGATAATTATAAAGGTACTATGCAATGGTTTGATGAAGATTATTTTTTAAACTATCTACCTACTATCAATTAAGCTACTCTAATATAGCAAATTTAAACAGAACGTCCTTGAGTGGGCGTTCTTATTCAAAACAAAAATAAACACGCTTAAAATGGCTAAAAATACGTTATTCAAAATTAAAGATATAGATACAAGTATTCCAATTGAAAATACACATTATTTTAATTGGCTAAATAGTCAAAATCTTTTAGATATTCATAGTATAGAAACAAAGAAAGCCTATCTTAAAAGTATAGGGTTTGAAATAGGCAAAGATAGAATATCATCTAAAGCTATAGATACTTTGAGATACATTGAACAATATTATTTCAGAAAAACATTAAATAACACTAAAAAATAAAAAAATATGGGTGCAAGTAATTTCGCAAAAACAAACGCAAGCAACTACTTTGTAGTACTTACAAACCAAGAGATTCAAACAAAAGTTTGTCAAGATTGTGAGGAAATACATAGAGATTGGGAATATGATTTAGATACATTAAACGAGTGCCAAAGTTGTGGACACAATATGCTTTCAGAGGGAGTAGAAACCGAAGAGATAGATTTAGATGATATAGAACATCAAAAAGATTGTACTATCGAGAAATTAAAAGAAAATCCTTTGTATAAAAAATGGTATGGCTATTGCGTAAATAAATGCGATATGGATAGAAATTATCCTTGTACAAATTTCTTTGAAATGCAAAAAAGTAAAAATTTCGGGGATATAGAATGTACCTTTGAAATAACAATGCAACTCGTGGCAGGTTATTACGAGGGTGCTACATTGGATTGGGAATATGATGTTATGATAAACGGCTATGAAATAGACGAGGACAGAGTGGAAGAGGAGTTTTTATATACTACAGAAATGAACGCAGGCTTAAAAGCTATGCAAGCTAAAAACATAGTTAAATGGGTAGAAAAAACAAAGGCAGAAGCAATTGAAATGGTAGAAAAAGCCTTTAAAGAATCAAGTGAAGAGTACGGACGTTTAGCAACGTTTAGCAACGGAGAGAGTATCTATAAAAAAGTAGAAAATCAATAGAATATGAAGACTATAAAAGAATTAATTAAGTGTTGCAAGGCAGGTACGCCAATGGTATATGTACCTGAAAGCACCAAAATAATTTTTCCTATCATGGGAGTGGAGGTAATACCCGAAGACTATGCACCCGATAAACTAATTAGACTCATGTGCATAGAAAACGGAGAGATAGATTTGAAATTAGCCTATGTACACGAGATAGAGGAAGCAGAAAAGTATTATTATAATAGTGATAAAAAAGACTTTGTTGTTCCCGAAGGAGGTAGTGCCTCAAAGGATAGTATGGCAGAGCCTAAACCAAACACAATAAAAAATAATTAAAATAAAGTTGCAACAAAAATTAATAAAATTGCAACAAAATTGCTAACATTGAGAATAGAATCCGCAGTAACTTTGCAGTAAAATTATTTAACAAGTAAAAATCATAAAAAATGGAAAATTTAAAAAACTTATTAGAATCAGTAAAAGATAAAAATACATTTTATTATACTATTTGGTGCGATAAAACAAATGGAATTGCAGGAGTAAAACCCGATGAATTTTTTGAAATTTGGCAAATTGAAGAAATGAATCAATATATAAAATTATTAGTAGATAATAATCTTAATTTTGATTTAAGATTTCAAGAGTTTAATACCAAAGAAGATATAATAGAGACAGATATAATTTTATTAGGTAATAATCATTTAAACAAATAAGTATGGAGCAAATTATAGAATTTTTAAACATTAATGGAAATATTCATATAGTAACTATGGCGGATGCTGAAAATAAGTTATTTTGGGGAGATGAGCCAATTGATTGTTACGAGATACAAGATATATCTTTTGAAATGGAAGAAAACAATTTAGGATTTGTAGGTAGTAGCTTTTTTACTTCTGACTATGGTATGTTCCCGAAGGCTACACAAGAAGAAAAAGAAAAAGTTATTAATTTTTTAAAATCTTTATCAATTTTAAATATAAAATGGAAAATTTAAATACAATAATAGAAAAATACGGCTTAGAATCCAATGCGGAGGGAGGGTATTATAACGATGAAAATTTCAAAAATAACCCCGATGCACCTTGTTATATTCCCGAAAATGCAGAGGATATAGACGATGTTTATAGTAGGAATAGAATAAAAGAAGTTGTTACTAATTGGCTTAACAAAGAAGAAGCAAAGGAATATCTATTAGAATCCTATGACGGAGTTATGCCTACAATAGATGATAAATTTATCAATGAATTTGTAGAACGAGTTTATGAGGATATAACGTGGGAATTTCCAAGCACTTATTTAGATAGTTTAACTTATTAAAAATTAAAAAAATGAATCAATCAAACAAAAAATGGGAATATAGCTTAACTACAAGCACAATATGGACTTCTTTCGATAATGGAGTAGTATATACAGATAGTAGAGAAGAGGCTTTAGAAATGGCAAAAAAAGAGATTACTTATAATCTTGAAAAAGCAAATCATGTTTTTAATAGTTGTGATGTTACCTTAGGATTTACAATAGATATGGATTTATCTCAAATTGAGTTAAAAGAAATAGTTTCCATTACGGACATAGTAGCAAAAAAACAATTGTTGGCAGAATTTATGGGAGTATTTGATAATCTTTCATATCATGGAGGGCATTATTCATGGAGTGATAGCCCTTATTATTTCACACGAGAAATAGAAAAAGAAAAGATAATTGAGAATATTGCAAGATATTTAAAATACGATTCGGATTGGAATTTGCTTGTAGAAGTGGTAAAAAAATGTTATTCATTAAGTGAATTTATGGGGGAAGATTATGAAAAAATTTATTATTCATTGGCGGATTTGAATATCGAAGGAGTTTTCAATGGTTGTGTTTCTTTTGTTGAACATTATAATCAAAATAAATAACTAAAATTATGCAAGAAATAGATTTTAAGAAATGTGTGTCGATAAGCACCCCAAACGAACAAATTTCAATGGCAGGCTTTTGGAAAACTCCCGAAGTTGAAGGAGAAATGAATAGTGGATATGTTATAGGCTTTTTAGATATAAATGGTAACAAGTGGATAAGTGAATGCTTAGATGCTGACCATGTTTATAGAGAATTGGAGGCTAAAGGAGTTGATGAAAAATTAATAAATTTTATACTAAATTATTGTTAAAATGAATACACAAATTATAGAAAATAATAAGTTATTAGCAGAGTTTATGGGTTGCTACCAAAATAATGAAGGATTTTGGGGTTTTGAAAATACTCCTAATCATAAAAAATGGCATACTGATAGATTTTTAGATTGTACAAAATACGACACCGATTGGAATTGGCTTATGCAAGTAGTGGAGAAGATAGAAAACTATAATGAATTTACAAATGTATTATTTGCGCCACAAGGTTGTGCTATTGATGTATATATAGAGAATGGGTTTGCTTTTTCAAATGATTGCAATACTAAAATTGAAGCAGTTTATAACGCTTGTGTTGAATTTGTACAATGGTATAATTCCTCAAAAGAAGCATAATCAAAATTATTTCACAATAAAAGCATAAAAAATGGAAAATCTTATAAAAGAATTAAAAGAAAGACTAGAGGAGTATTCTAACATAATAGATAATACACCCGATGTAATGAATTATGAAGATACGGAATCTTATGGATTTTTTTTAGGTAAAAAAGAGTTACTTGAAGAGTTAATCCCGAAGTTAGAAACAATGCAACAAAATTTAAACTAATTGCAACAAAATTGTTAGGATAGAATCCCAAAACATCATAATTTTGCACTATATTTTTTAACCAATAATAATAAAATATGAACAAGAAAATAGTTAGAGTAGAACACACAGACGGATATGGAATGTTTAGAGCCAATAGAGCTATTGATTCCGATAGATATGTTTTAGGGAAAACTTCTGAAACAGAAAATATGCTTAAATTACATGAGGAATTACCAGCACCTTTTAAGGATGCAGGAATTAATGGAGGAAAATATATAAATAGAGATGTATTTGATGATAAAATAATGAAAGGTAGATTTTGTGCTTATAAAAACCTTGAATGTTTCTACCAATGGATTATAAAGGAAGAGTTGAAATTTTTGCTAACCAATCATGATTTTAAAGTATTATTAATTGAAGTGAAGGATTATTTAGAAGGAGATTATCAAGTACTATTTAGCAAGGAGGATATTGTTCATGTAGAAGATATTACATCATTATTTTTAGATTAAAAAAATTAAATTATATATTATGCACAAATTAGTAACAAACGCAGATTATGCGATTCAAGAAACAAATGTAGGACAACTCCCACAGAATATGGGCTATTCAAATAATGGAGGGTACACAATGGACAAAAAAGAATATTATTCACTATTAGAAAATCAAAATAAGTTTGCCCAACAAACTGAAAATGGAATCATCATCCATGATATAGCAGACCCTTTTGCTACCAATATCAAGGAAATGTCTTCCATAATTGAATTTACTGAAAAAAGTATAAGTCAATTAGAGAAAATAATTGATAATATCAAAAAATATCCTTGTTTGGAACGATGTAACACTATTGTTTATTATAAAGAAACTTGTATTTCTTTAGGAGTGGATAATAATAAACAAATTTGTACCACAATGTCTATTGAGCCTACTCAATTCACTTCTGAAAAAGCAGAAGAGATTTGCCAAAAAGTTACAAATGGACATGGAGATAGTCCTATCATGGGTAGCAAGTTACAATTTAGTGAAGATTGTTTAGTATCTAAATTTAAGACTTTGGAAATATTTGTTTCAATGAAAAAAAGATATATAAAAAATGTGGTATGTGGTTAGGAGTTTGTATTATGGGCATATTATTCTTGATAGCCTTTGTATCAACAAAATTATCAAAATAATGCAACAAAAATTAAATAAATTGCAACAAAAGTTGTAACACCCAAACACCAAAAGGTAGTAATTTTGCAGTAAATTAATTATTTAAAATAAAAAGAATATGAAAAAACAATTTGTAGATTATAATGAAACTATCCAAACGCTTAGAGCAAATATTTTAAAAGATTGCTCTGAAATTATTGAAACAGATAGTATCATATCAGTAAGTAAGGAAGACGATGTGTCTATTGTAGTAGTGGGAGATTGTTATTCCCCCGAAGTAGTGAAAGAAATAGAAATGCGTAGAAACTTGATTATTATCCGTACATCCGATGACACAGAAACGGATTTAGGAGACTTAGAAACCGATGATATGGTGGCTATCTACGAATTCATTTATTCAATATTTTTTAACGATTTAAACCAATAGTATTATGACCATAGGAAGAGAAGAACGTACCTCAATAATTTCAGTAGTAAATTTTTATATAGAGGATGAAAGAACACATTGTGAGGAAGAATTATCTACTATGTTTGATGACCATGATTTTGAAGGAATGTCAGACAAAGATTTATACAACTTCTGTGTAGAGAAAGGATTTGCTCATATTTGGACGAGTTTATATTCATTAAAACATATCAAATAATATGAATAAGGAATTAGCAAGAGTGGTAGGTTACATAATGTACAACCAATTATTAGAAGAAAAAATTAATGGTAGTTTTTTCCAACAAATAGATACCGCTATCACAATCGCAGAAAGATTTATTTTCATATATCCCGAAGACCACAAATGGGAAGACGAGGATTTAGATTGGGATGAAGCTATTGAGAAATTTGTAAAAGGATGTATTAACTAAAAACTTATCAAATAATGGACAGAAGAGAATTAGCAATAAGACAAATAGAATTGCAAAAAAGAATCCAAGAATTTGCCAATATAAATATTGTAGAATGTAATGAATGTTCAGCAATCATAATGCACGATATAAACGAGGAAGAAACTGAATGTTTTGGTTGTGGAGAAAAAGTATATTTCAACGATTGCCAAGACTATTGGTATGAAGGATTAGAAGATAGTGCTGAATTTAATTCAGAAAAAATAATGGAGGAGCTAGGTTGGAAATGTACAGATTTAGATAATCAACAATACGGAAGACAACTTGATAAAAGATATTTTCAGTTTAAAGAAAAAAATAGAGAGTTGCCAGAGTATGAGGATGATGAATTTATTGAGAGTTATATAAACTTAGACAATTACACAGAAGAAGAAATAGAAGAACACATTTCCTCTTATTATAATAGCGTGGAGGAAATCATTGAAATTTATGGAGAGGATTCGGATTGGATTATAGCAGAGTGTATTTTTGAACAAGAAAGTGGTTTATATTAAAATTAAAAATTATGACAAAAAGAGAGTTTGCAATAAGCCAAATAGCCTTCCAAGAGAAAATACAAGCAATAGGAGTAAATTTAGTTAATTGTGGTGGTTGTGGGGATGTTATGTTTTGCAACACAGATGATGAAGAAATTAATTGTGTTTGTGGTTTCAGTAGTGAGCCTTGTGACTTCCCTGACTTTTGGTATGAAGGATTGCAGGATAATTATTAAGAACAATTAAAATAAAAAAAATATGAATAAAGAAATTAGAGTATATGTTTTAGATTGTCAAGATATTTCAATCGACAAAGGATTTACGGAATTAACAGAAAAAGAATGGATGGATGAATGTGAAAGACAAGGTAGAGTTTATACCTTAGAAGGATTCCAACGTGCTTTCAATGAAGAGGAAATACATTCAAGCATTGATGTAATTAGATTTATAACAATAGAAAATTTAAAAACAAGTAAAATTCAATAGTTTATGGAAGACAAATGGAAAGAGCTGTTAAAATATATAGCTCAAAATAACGAAACTGAATCAAGATTTTTATCTCCTAATCCACAAAGTAACGTGGAAATAATAGGACTTCTTGATGAGATAGCAAGACTAAGAGGAATAACTAAAGAAGAAAATGGAAGAGAGTTTAATTCCATTTGTGATGCTTTAGAAGAAGGAGAAGTAGAAGATATAATTAAAGAATTAGTTAAATAAAAAATTATGAAAATTATAGTATTATTATTAGAAAATAGAAGAATTTTAGAAGAAATCGAAAATCAAGTATTTGATAATACCCACGAAATGATAGATGAGTTGAAAAACTTAGGTATGACAAGCGATGAAGAGGAGCATTTAGGCTATTATGAAATATCGACATTTATGGACTTAGTGAATGACCGAATTATAGAGAATTTAGAAGAAACTTATTTTGGACACGTTAGAATAAATAGATAAAAGCAAATGAAAAACATTAAAGAAAAATTTGAAGCATTAAAAAACAAAATGGAATTATATGACCTATTTCAGCACGATGACGAAGTAGGACAAGCATTGTTTGACCTTGAAAAAGAAATAAGATGCCCGAAGTATGTGTATAACATTGCCTTTGGAAAGAAATTGTGTTTTGCTCTTTGGGAGGATGATTATGCTGAATGTGCAAAAATAATTAATGCAGGAGACGGAAAAATTGTAGGCTACAATAGATTTGAAGACGGAATTGAAGAGGTATTGGAAAATGCAGTTGGTGCAGAAGATTATCAATTTGTAAAAGAAGCACAATTAGAACAAATTAATTTATTATTAAAAAACAAATAAAAAAATTATGATAAAATTTATTTTAGGATTATTTGGGTATAGATTGGTTAAAACCACTACATATAAAGCCATCGGGAGAATGTTTGTGTATAGCTTTGAGGATATTGACTACAAGTATTTAGGATTAACCAATATGGAGCGAAAAATATTGTCTTATCGGGAATTTGCAGAACTCGTAAAAATTGCAAAAGATATATAAATATTTTTTTGCAACAATTTTTAAAGTTTTTGCAACAAAATTGCTAACACACCCAACACGAAAAGCAGTAATTTTGCATCATATTTTTTAACCAACAAAAACAATAATGTTATGATAGAAAGAGGAGATTTAGAAATAGGTACTAACTTGTATGCAATACAAAAATGTGTAATGCACAGCACAAGAGAAGAAGCCTTAACCATAGGGAAAGCATATCCTATTATAGGATTTGAACCTGAAAATCCTTATGCTAAAGAAGCTATTATTATTATAGATGACCAAGAAGATGAGCATTTATTTGACATTTATGATTTACACGAATTTTTCACATTAACTAAATAATATACATCCATGAAAAAAGTATTAAAAGGGTATTCTACCGAAAACGGAAATAGTTATGATGTCCACTCTATTGGAATCAACTTTACAGATGTAGATAAAGGCAGAATAACTGTCTGTCAAGAACTTATAAAACAAAATCCTTTTATCAGTAATATGAGGGTTGATATTGATGGGGATGTTAAGTTTTTTGATGATGAGGATGAAGAAACTGAATGGAGAACAAATATCATCCAATTGATAGTTTATTCTAATAGTATTTACATTTACACCGAATACAAAAATGATAGTTCAGATTACTTTGAGAGTGTGGAGTTATCTATCGAGGATGTTGTAGGTTCTACTACTTTTTTCGCTAGAAAATGTGATGCCACAGGTAAAGGTATGAATGAGGGATATTGTGTTATGGATGGGGAAAAATACTTTTCAGAAGAAAAATATTTGATAGAATATTTGAGAGAAAGTAATCCCGATTCAGCCAATGTTAGTGATAAAAAATTGCTTGAAGAGGCTTACAAAAACGAAGTGTATTACTATACAGAATGGGAAGACCCCGAAGATGCTCAATACATGGAAAATGAAAATGGAGAATTAATTGAAATAAAATAATAATATTATGAGTAAGTATTTTGAAATAGAAGGATATTGGAAAGATGATAAGTCAGAGATTAATGGTTACATTGTTAAAGAGTATGACGATGCTGAACAAGATGAACAAGCTGACGATGAAATATTCGAGTATGGCTGGAGTGAAACTGACTTGAAAGAAGCTATTGCAGAGGGAGAAAACACCATGTTAGATTTTGTAATTACTTCTTATAAGGAAATAGTAAAGATAGAAATTATTTTCACTTTAAATATTCCTTTGGCTACCACTACTAAATCCGCTACCGACTTATACACTATGTTAGAAAACAATAGTGCTTTTACAATAAAAAGATTTAGAGTTAAAAATAATTCTTATAAAGGAGATGAAGAACCTATTTTTATAGTGGAAATCTCTTCGGGTTCTTCACATATTCCTTTTCAAAATATTTTACAACAAACCGAAGCAGACTATTTAATAATAGAATCAGCATCAGGCATTAATATTGAAGCAAATAACAAGAAAAATATTTTATTATCAGAGTGTAGTTTAAAAAAGTTTCATTCAATAATTTCTTAAATTTAAAATTATGTTAAAATTAAAAACAATCGGCTTTATAGCATTGGAAAAAATCGGAGAAGAAATAGTAGTATATTCTACTGAAATCTTTGATACCTTTGAGCAGGCAAAAGATTTTATTGTTAAGCTGAAAGAAACCGAAACAATAAAAGAATTATTATCAATGGTAGAGCCTATATTTTTGTACAAAAGACTTACCGAAAAATATTTGTATTGTAAGGATAAATTTAAAAAGTCAAAGACAAGGGCTAAAATCAGAAGACATTTTGATTCTCTACCTTTAGATACAAAAGAATTTCTTGAAGGATTCTACAAAGAAACAAAGTATTTTGAAAATAATATGGTTTCAATAGAAAATTTAACAATCAGTTTTAAAAACTAATCAGATGAAAAAAATAACAATAATATTAATCTCTATTTTGGCTTCATTTAATGCCTTCTCTCAATGCGATGAGTATTTAATGAACACAACTACCCTTATAGCACAAAAAAGGCTCACAGAGGAGAAAAGAATGATAAATAAGCAGGTTTTGTTTTATGTGAATTATAACTGCTCTCCTAAAATAAAGATGGTTATAGTTGGAGGAGCATCAGAAGTATTCACTCCTTTTGGAGAAATTGAAGAAGGAACTACTGAAAACGGAACACCTTATACCTATCAGCGTTATTTGGATGAGATGAACAAAGTGATTAAGGTACAAATTTTCAAAAAAATCAGTATGATAAGAATTTGGCATTCGGACACTTATATTGAATTTTATCAGGAATAGAAAAAAAATACGTTGATTAAAAAAAAATAGTATTAATTTTGCAACCCCTTAAAAAATATATCATGGTAGTAAAAAAAATAATCGAAAAAGTTTTTCCTAAAGTATATGCAAGGATTTATGATGAAGGATACTTAGCTTCCGAGAGAGATAAAAAAGAAAAGCCTTTAACAAAAACACAAAAAGATTGGTATCATTACCAAGAAGAAAGAAAAAAAGAAATTTGTTTGAGAGAGTCTTAAACAAATCAAAATAAAATCCCTTCGGGGAATAGCGTTCATTGACATTTTTTTTTGAAAAAATTTGCTACTATAAAAGGTTTAGTAGCCCATAGAAAAAAATTATTAACTTAAAATAATCTAAACCCTGATTGAAACTGCATAGTAATATGCAGAATACACACAAGATACATGATATATGCTTGTTTAATGTAGCGGAATGTAAATGCTATGGTATTGGGAGTTATCAGCAAGATAGTTAGATGAAACTAAATGGTAGATTAAACTACACACTCACAACTATTGTGACCCTATTCTATTACGGAAACCTGGTCGAGGTAGCAAACGCAAGTAGTAGAATAGGGTGCTAATTATTCATATTAAAATTTAAACAATGAAAGAAAGTAATTTTACCTTTGCGGAAGGATTCATGGGAAATAATGCAAAGATTGCAGGGAGACAAGGTAGACCTCAAAGAGCTTTTGATTGGGATAAAGCCGCCTCTATTATTAAAGAGAGATTTAAGGAGCATCCTACTTTAGAAGCAGAGGCAGGTTTAGAAGGTGATTGGGATTTCACAGGTGGTGAAATTTTTGAAAAAGGCAAGCCCACTAATGATAATTACACTTATTTGTCTTCAAATTGGGCAACTCCTACTTTAATTTTAACCTATGAAAACGGATTAGAGGAAGAAATTGAATGTTTTGCTGGTGAAGCAGATACACGATTTAGAGCAGACACTAAATGGGATGAAATAAGCCTTGAAATCTTAGGAATACAACTTTAATTTATTAACAAAATAAAACAAATTTTTATGGCAAAAGAAATAATGAGCAGAGCAAACACTTTAATGTCTCAAAACAAATCAGTAAAAGAAAGAGCAAGTAAATTTGAAGTCTCTATTAAAAGAGACTTACAAAAAGAAGTATTAGACACTATTCAGACTAAAATAGAGACCCTTGAGGACACTATTTTTGAATTGGAAGACTTTACTTTAGAAACAGACTTAAATTCAGGTAAGTCAGCTATTACCAAAGCGGAGTGTCAAGAAAGATTTGAAAAAATCATAAATGCTGAATACCAAAAAGCTCTTTTGGAAGTAGAATTAAAAGTGAAACAAGAAACTTTTAACAAATACTTTTCAAAATAATAAGATATGGGAAAATTAAGAGTAAATTTAGTTGCTCAGGATGCATCTGAAAAAGTCCTAAATATTTTTAATGAACATGGAATAGAGGAACTTCCTCTTGACCCTATAACGGATATAGTTGTAGTAATCTTACCTAAATTTGATTTTGAAGGAAATATTTATTCAGCGTGCATACCTCCAGAATATCAAGATAAGGTTATATTAGCTTATAAAAAAAGAGGAAGTGGAGAAATAGGTTTTTATAAAACAAAAGTTACTTTTTACTCTGAAGGGGCTATTTGTTCAGGATACCCTTATGCTTATGTTAAAGGTATCCCAAATTCCTCTCAAGATGCAGAAGAAATGTTATTTGGTAATAACAAATTTTCAACATACTTGAAAAATAATCAAGACAAAGTTATTCCTACAAAATCTGTTTTGGTAAGCCCAAATAACAATCTTTTATTGTTGATGTAATAAAAAAAAAGACTTACATAGAGAAAGACAAACAAGTAATGTATGAATTGGTAGATGGGTATGGTTCGATTCCTGTAAATTGTCCCCAGTGTCATTACAACACTATCAAGAGGTGTTATGTTTGTTGAGTATGGTAAAATGGAGCTGAATCCCCAATTGAGTGAGAATAGCTTGAGTAAGGCAGTTAAACAATCCAAATTTTATCCCAAGTCTTGATGGCTATGTAAGTTTTTAATGATACTCGCAATGCTGTAAAGATAATTTCTTTAAAATTGCAATGAGTGGTTATCCCTATACAACGTATAAAGGAAGGGAATTTTTTCAATAACGTAATTGTTTATTTAGAAACAATGAAACCTCTTATTGAATAGTACCTGTCAAGCCTCTTAGCAATGCTCACTGCGGATAGGTCTTAGCACTCTGACGAAGAAAATAAGCGGAGAACCCTCCAACTGATGCTACTGACGAGTAGATAGGTTGGAGTATTTTTTTTAATTAAAAATTAAAATCATGAAAAAACTATTAGTTATCTTAATTATTACTTTGTCTAGTTGTGGTAAAGTATATGAAAACCCAATTGAAAATTACATTTCAACCAATAATAAAAAATTCAGATTCAATCAGAATAGTTTTGGTATTCAATATTGGAGTGGATTTAATTGGTATCCTTGTATTAAAGAAGGAGATTATGAAAGTGGATATATATCATTTACAGGATTGGAGTTTGAATACTTTACTCATAAAGATACTGTAAGATTATATGAACCAAGTGATGTTGGACTTAAAGTTTTAAAACATACACTTATTTTAGATAGAACACAACATAATGTATTTGGAATTTTTCAAAAAAATTAAAATTAAAATCATGAAAAAATTATTATTAGTATTAGCATCAATTGCATTATTAACTTCTTGTTATGATGAAGGAGAAGTAATAAGTACTCCTCACTCTATATATGAAATTAATGGAAAACAATATAAGTTTTTACAAATATCTCCATCTAATTATAGTAAAGCTGTTTGGATTATGATTCCATTAGATTCTAATACAGAAACTCCTGAAGTCATTGTAACAAATCAAAGTAGTGGTAAAAGTAATTATAATCAATCAACAATTATTTTAAAATAATAATTATGGAAGAAAAAAATATATGGGTTTTACCAACGAAAAAACCTAGTAAAGAAACTTGGAAAGATATTATAGGTTATGAAACATTTTATCAAGTTTCTAATTTTGGAAATGTAAAATCTTTAGGAAATGAATTTTCAAGAAAAGAAAGATTACTTAAATTATCTCCTCAAAGTAAAAGTTATTTAACTGTTGTTTTACAAAAAAATGCAACAAGAAAAATGGTACTTGTTCATAGACTTGTAGCAGAACATTTTATAGATAATACTGAATCTAAACTTCAAGTAAACCATATTAATGGAGATAAAACTGATAATGCTATTGAAAATTTAGAATGGGTTTCTCATAGAGAGAATTTAGACCACGCTATTAAAAACAATTTAACCTTAAAAGGAGAAGAAAATCGTAATTCTAAATTAAAAGATGTAGATGTTATTAAAATACATTCTTTGTTGCAAAGAGGAACTACAACAAAAGAATTGTCAGAAAGCTATAACATATCTTACAGTACAATAGATGGTATTAGAACAAATAGATATTGGAAACACCTTAATTTACCTAAAATATGAAAAATTTATACAAAATACAAGACGAGTTATATATAATAGATAACAATGAAAAAGTTAATCAAAATGGAATATGGGCAAAATGCTCATTTACAGGAGATATTTTAAAAAATAGAAATGGTCAATATGCTTATAAAGTAATACTTACTACTAATAATTTGCTAATTGAAGATGGCGTACAATCTATTGATGATACTTTTTTAGAATGGTTTGTAAAAAACCCAAGTTGTGAATATGTTGAGATTAAATTAGAGCCACGTTATGGTATGTATAGAACATTTGAAGAAGATATAGATGTTCCACCATATTATGGTAATTTAAAAAGAAAAATAATCATCCCACAAGAAGAAACTAAACAAATTTGTGAAAATTGTAAACAAGCTATTAGTAAATATGGATGTGCTTGTGGTAAACAAGAAGAACCTAAACAAGAACCATTAAATCTTGAAAAACTTGAATCTAAATTAGACAATGCATTATCTAAAGAAACTAAAGAATCATTAACAGATTGGTTGAACAGTAAAAGGGATAAACAAGAGATAGATGAAGAAGCTGCTATTTTAAACTGCCAAAGTATAACTCATCCTTATTGTGATAGAGAAAAATTAATGTTTATTAAAGGTGCTAAATGGCAACAAGAACAAGATAGATGGAAAACAGTTTACGAAGAAACACCCCCAATACACGTTGAATTATTAGTAAAAAGTCCAGAGGGTATTGTTTATCTAGCAAATTGGAGAGAATCTTATAATATATTTACTTGCCAAACAAAATCAGAATCAAGCTGTGATTGGAAATGGAAAACAATTTAAAAAGAAATAACCCAAGATGATACACAAAGGCTAATCAAATAACACTATTCTTATATTTGAAATAAACAACTTAGTCTTTGTGTAGTCTTTTTAAAAAATTAAATTAAAATTAAATGGAACAGAAATTTATAATAAGTAACAATCAAGAAATCATCCAAAAATATATAGATGATGGTTGGAGAGTTGAATCAGTAACAGCTACTATGGATCATGGTAGGGTTGCTGTTGTATTGGAACGAAGTAAAAATAAAGATATGAGTGAAAAATTATTGAAAAGTAAACTTGTTCAACCTAAACATGATTCACCATTTGAAAATTAAATCTATTTAAGAAGATGTTTAAACCTTACAAACCTTGAACATTAAATCAAATTAATCTAAAGTTAACAAATTGTATATTGTAGGGTTTATACAGTTCTTTTAAAAATTTAAAAATTAAAATTATGTACAAATTTAATAAAGAAACTCTCTTGTGGGAGTTGGATGAAGAAAAACAAATAAAATACAATTTCTTCAAAAAAGCAACCATAGGAGTAGTGATAACTTTTCTTGTAATGGTGCTTTATTTTAACGCTGATGCACAGAAACAAAAAGATACGATTAGTTATCAAGCTAAAGAAATTAAGTGCTTAAAATCAAATTTAGATAGCTTGTCAAAATCTAAAGATTTACCACTAACTTTAAAAACAGTAGATTGGTTGATTGACCAACTTCCTTTTAAAGATAAAAATCTTATAAAACAACAATATAGATTGGAATCAGATAATTTAAAGTCAAAACTTGTAATGACTAATAAAAATTTGCTAGGAATGCGCAACGCAGGTAAAAGACCTCAACCTGGATGTAAGTCAACTAGAAATGACTATAGACACTATGACCATTGGATTTTTAGTATTTTCGATAGATATATTTATGAAATTTATAATGGTACATCTCTCAAAGGTTACGCTGAAGATAAGAAATATTTTGATAAATTAAAAATAAAAAAATGAGAAAAGAAATTATTCAATTAAGATCTGAACAAGAGTATAAAGAAATAATAGAGTTCTTGAGAAAAAAAGGTGAAATTGTTTTTGATAAGCTTACTTTTGATAATGAAAAATGGTGTTGCATTTCATGGTCACAATCAATTAGTAGTGAATGGGCTCTGCAACCAGATTGGAATGATACAGCACCAAAAACTAATATTACCTTTACAGATTTTATAAAAAAATACTCTTTAAAAGAAGAAAATCAATCATTAAATAAAAACAATAAACAAATGGAAAAACAAGAAAATTTAGAGCAACAAATGGACAATCAAAATCAAGGAGAAGTTAAATTACCTTTAGAGTTTGATTTGGAAAGACTAGCTAAAGAAATTGATGAAGTGTTCCAAGAAACACAAGGTAAGTACATTGAAAATTCTTCAAATATTCTTTCTTCTTACCAAGAACTTTTAGAAGAAAAGACTGAGGAATTAAAAGAAGCTTATTTTACAGAAACTTCCAGAATAGTTAGCAACATAAAAGAAGACTTATTACAGGAGTTTAATAAAGGCAGAAGCATTATTAATATTACTGTGGGAGATACTACTGTTTCAGCTAACGTAGACCATTTAGCCCACCCTATTTATGAAAAAGCATTAAAAACTTTAGTTTTTTCTAAAAAATTAATGTTAGTAGGGCCTGCTGGTACAGGAAAGACTTTTATGGCTCAAGAGTTTGCAAAATCATTAGGGCTTCCATTCTATAAATATTCTTGTTCAAGAGATAGTTCAGTACATGATTTGATGGGATACAAACAACCTGCATCTGAAACGTATTTGAATACTACATTTTTAAATTGCTATGAGAATGGAGGTATATTCTTAGTTGATGAGTACGATGCAATGAGTGGAGATATGTCTTTATTCTTTAATGGTGTAGCAGATAACTCTACTTCAATCTCTATTCCTCATAGAGACTCTAATCCTATTGCCGTTAAACATAAAGATTTCTATATCATTATGTGTGGTAATACATGGGGAAATGGGTCACAAGATTTTTCAGGAAGAGATTTTCAGGATATGGCATTAATGGATAGATTTAGAATGTGTAAATTCTTCGTAGATTACCATGAGCCTTTGGAGAGAAAATTATGTGATGAATCAGGAGTTCAATACTATAAAGTAACTAAATTAAGAGAGAGTTTACAAAAAATTGGTTCATATCTTTCTACTAGAAATATAGAAGATATAGCCAATATGGTAAAATCAGGAGAGTCTTATGAAGAATGTATAGATACTCTTTTAAGTTCATTAGAAGAAACTGATAAAAATTCTGTAAAATCTAACATGTAAATCAATATTAATATGACATTAGGAACAAGGGTGCTCTCTACAGCAGACGAAATTAGACTAGATCTTTGCAAGAAACAACCACATATAAAATATCCTGAAAATTACAAGCCTAAATTTCATAGAGAAACATTAGCGAGTGGTAATGGATTAATAAGATTTGAAAATTTATATGACTTATATTTTTATGATAATCCTGCAAATTTACCTGAAGTATTACTAAGTACAGGATACAAAAATATAGGAAACACTCCTCGTTCTTATTTTCGAGAAAGAGGTGAAATTACTGCTAACAAAAAATTAATTCTTGAAAAAGCTAGAAAGCAGTTAAATGCTGACAAAGATTTTTTAAAAATTATACATGAAGGTAAAAGTGCCAAAAGAAAGTATAATTTAGATAAATTTTCAGGTAACTTATCAATAGTTGAATACGCTAAACAAAGTGATAAAATATTTAATAAACAAGTACAAGGTAAAAAAAGCAAAACTTTAAATATTGCTTTCCAAGTAGGAACATTTGCAGACGAATGTTATGAAACATCTTTTATAAAGATTTTAAAACTAATTCTTTCTTGCCAAGCTTTAAATATCAGCTTAAACATTGATGTTTTTGATTCAGACACAAATGCTTTTGGAGGAGGATGGGGTTACACCATTGTAAATGTTGCTAAATCTAGTTGTAAACTTAATTTAACTAATATTTTTGCTTTTTCTCACCCTGAATTTTTTCACTACACTTTGTTCAACTCTTATTTAGCTTTAGGCAGAGACTCCAGTATAGAATCATTCATCTATGAATCCCAAATTATAGAAGATTTATCTGATAGATATGATATAATTTCAGGTAACATGGTTAATAAAGAATTAAGTGAAGACTCCACCGTACAAAGAATTATTAAAATAGCAAATTTATGACAAAAAGTATAACAATAGACAGCAGTTACTTTAAAAGAGTAAATCCTCCTCAAGACCCTCAACAAGGTGATTCTGGTAATGAATCAGGTGCTTCAGGATCTGGACAAGGTAATAATTTAAAAGACTTAACACTTTCCAATAATGAAAGAAAAGATATGTCCGCTCAAACTTTAGAAAGTATATTAGATTACATATATCAAGATGAGCAAAATCGTAGTAACACATCAGATATTATTGGTAGTGAATTTTTGAGAAATAATTTAGAATCCGTTTCTGAACAAATAAAAAGAAGAAAAAGATATTTTTAACTTAAAATTTTATAAAAAATGACAACCAACAAATTTTTAGCACTAACCCTTTTATCCCTTATCGTAGGATATTTTTCTATCTGGGTATTTAACCATATCAACGCTTGGATAGGATTTTTAATGGCAGGATTGTATTTCTACTTTCTGTCTTTATATATCAAAAAAAATTTTTTTAACAATTAAACCCAAATCAAAATGAAAAAAACATTTATGAGCTTGCTATTTGCTTTAACAATAGCGTTGACATTCACTTCTTGTGAAAGAGTTGCACCTAATTATGTAGGAGTATTAATGGAAAATTATGGTAAAGATGGAAAAAGTGATTTCTCTCTTGTAAAAGGAAGAGTAAGTACTTGGTCTCCAGGTACAGAATTATTTCAAGTACCATTATTTGAACAAAGAGCTTCATTTGATGACAATGATTCTAAAGTTCTTCATTTAAAAGCTTCTGATAACACGGAGTTTACTTCTAAACCTATTTATTCATTTATGGTTATTGAAAAAAGAGCTGTTGATGTAGTTTTTGAAAATAAACATTTAGGAGCAGGTGAAGACTTTATGACAACTTTAGAAAACAATATCTTAGAAACTAAAATCTATGATGTTATGAAAGAAGAATCAAGAAAGTACACTACTGATGAATTAATGGCTAATGGAGGTTCATTAAAATTTGAGGAAAATGTACAAAAAGTTATTGGAGAAGAATTTGAGAAAAAAGGCTTGAAGTTGATGACTTTTAGTTGCCAATTAGATTTCTCTGATAAAGTAAAGAAAAAAATTGACAATAGAAATGAAGTTAATACCAATATTTCAGTAATAGATCAAGAAATTGTTGAACAAAAGAAATTAAATGAATTAGAACAATTGGTAACTGAACAGAATTTAATTCGTAGTAAGGGTCTTACAGATCAAATTCTAAAGGAAAAAGCTATTAATAGATGGAATGGTGTTATGCCTTCCGCAGTAACAGGTGGTTCTACAATAATGAGTATTCCTGTAAAATAAAAAGGTTTAAAAATCGTAGTACCTAATGGGAACAATGGTGTCGAAAGCCAGGCAGTTAAGCGATGTCTGCCATTTTTTTTTAAATCTCTTCGGGTTAAAGGTAAGATACAGCCTGCCCCCTTAAATGGACAAAACCTTAGATAGAAATATCTTAAAGTATTAAAGCCAGGGACAGAGACGACCTGGCATTTTTTTTTACACATAAAATTAATTATATGAAAATTTTAAAAATTATTTTGTTAGCAATTATTGCTTTTATACTTACCTTGTTAGATATTTTTTCTTACATATTTGTAATTCCTTACATTATTTGCAGATTCTTCTTAGCACTAATGAAACGTAATTCACTTAAAGTTTTAATGAGTATTACAAAGGCTTATTCAAGTTTAATAGAATAAAGGAATAATCATTCAAAACACAAAATCATGCAAAAAATAACTAATAATATACAATATTTTATAGGTTCTATACTAGGGATAATATTAATAATTTTAATGGAAATTATTGCTTGGGTTTTGGTTAAACCTTATGTAATCTATATGTTCTTTAAAGAAAAATATGAAAAGATTATAAAGAGACCATAATCCAAAAAAACTTCAAAAAATAGTAACAAAAAAAACAATAAAAAAATGGATAATAATATAGAAAAGTGTCCCGAAGGAGGGGAAGGGTATTTGGTAGAACAATCTTTCTTTCTACCTCAAAATGTAATAAGATGCACCTGCATTGCATGCAAGGCTCAGGATTGTAAAAGATTAAAAGCATACTTAGAGGATTCTAAAAAGCCTGATAATAAATTTCAATCTGCTGAATTTTGTGGAGAAGTTTTAAAAGATCCTAGAAAAGATTGTAATTATTTTTTATGAAATCCGAAGTTCAAAAAAAAGCAGTTGAAGCCTTTCTTAGTTCAAAAGACAGAAGGGCTACTATTGCTCTAGCAGTAGGGATGGGTAAAACTAAATGTTCAATAGATATTATTAATACTTATAGACAAGTTAACCCTGATTGCAAAATATTGTTTAGTGGAGCTCGTCAAATATATATAGTTAACTTTAAAGACGAGTTGAAGATATGGAATTGTTCTGAAAAAAATATCACTTTCACTTGTAATAAATCTTTGAAAAATTATAATGAAAAGTTTGATTTAATCATCATAGATGAAATGCACAAAGAACAGGATTTGATATTAGAACAATGTTTAAGGCTTATAAGAATAAATCCTAAAGTTTCTGTGTTAGGTTTGACAGGTACTCCGAGCACTACACATCCTATCCACCAAGCTTTTCCTATCTGCTATACATATTTAATTAATAATGCCATTAATAATTCTCTTTTGAATAACTTTAAAATGGTTATTATTAAATATGATATGACTGCCGAAGAAAGAAGCGTTCATGAATATCATTATAAAAACTATTTATTGGCCCCAAGGTCATATAATGGATACCCACCCGAACTAAGTGTTTTAAAAAGACATTTAAACAATCTACAAAGTAAAGTAGATTTAACAAACCAAATTATAAAGTCAAAGTTTTCTGATAAAAAACTATTAATTTATGCAGGAAGTATAGAACAAGGGGAATCTTTTAATTTTCCTCAATATAATTCTTCTATGGAAAAAAAGTTTAAGAAAACAATTTACGATGAATTTTATCAATCTATTTCAGGTAAATTGGTAAATGTAGGCATCCTCAAGGAATCAGTAAGTATTCCTAAACTTAAATATGGGTTTGTTCTGGGTATTGATAGTTCTGTAGCATCCAAAGAACAACTTATTGGTAGATTTTGTAGAATAGCAGTACATGAAGAAAGTTTTATTTATTTTATTGTAGCTAAAGGAACTATCGAAGAAAAATGGGTGTTAAACGGTATGGATAAATTCAAAGACAAAATTATTAATGTAACCATAAATAATAAAAAAAATGTTTAATAAAGAAACCGATCGTCTCAGTTATAGTTCCCTCACGAGACTAATAAAAGAGGGTGTACAAGGATTTTTAAATCCTGTGTATAAAAGAAATAATGCTTTAGAGAAAGGATCTATTATAGATAAAGTAGTATTTGGAGAACCTATTACAGAAACAGTGATAGATATTCCTATTCCGAAGCCACAAATTAAAGCCATTATTGAAATGATTTTCACTCAAGATTATGATTTTAATCCTTCTCTCGAAAATTTGGAAAAAGTTTGTACGGAATTGGATGTAAAATCTAAGAATTTTACTAAGATACAACAAACTGTTTTAGAGTATCCTGATTATATTGAATATGTAAAAAATCCTAGAGGTAAATTTTTAAAACCTAATTATGATTTAGGTATTAATATTGGTAACAATATTCTATTAGATAGAGAAGCTAATTTCTTGTTTAGCAAAGGTAAAGCACAGTTTGAATGGAGTTTTGTTTATAGAGGATTTAATATGTTTATCAAAGCAGACTACTTAAAAGTAGACCATGAAAGACAAGAAATCATTATAACAGATTTGAAATCAAGCAGTTATCCTCCTAAATTCCCAGATAGTATTCAAAAGTATTATTATCATTTACAAGGAGCTCTTTATACTAAAGCAGTAGAGGATTGGATGGAGAAAAATGATTTAAGTCATTATGTACTCAAAACATTTCATTGGGTGGTTTGTAATTCTACTAAAGTGGATAGTATTTTAATTTACCCTCTTTCTTATAAAGATGAAATGGAAGGTAAACGTATTTTAGAAGAAACTTTAGATAAAATAGACAAATACATTGAAAATGGGTGGCAAGAAATACCTGAAGAAGAAACTTTAACTTTTTTTTAAATGGCAAATTATATTATAACTAGAAATAAAAAATTCTTTGAGAATATAGGAAATTATTCCTACTGCAATCTTGAAGATATGGTGTTACCTGAAATAATATCTGTGGATACAGAGACTACTTCCCTTTCTGCATTTGATGGAGAAATATTTGCCATCCAAATAGGCACAGGTAAGAATAATTATCTAATGGATCTTCAAGACCATAAAGAAAATAAAATTCTACTAAAAGAAGTGATGCCTTATATAATGGATAAAACCATGATATTTCACAATAGTGCTTTTGATTTGAGTTTCTTTTTTATAAAAAATTATTTTCCTAAAAAAGTTGGAGATACCATGTTAGCTTCTATGGTTCTCCATAATGGAGAATTTGGGGTATCGCATTCCTTTAAAAACTGTATGGAAAGAGAGTTGGGTATTTTTTATGACAAAACAGAACAGGCTAATATAGCTAGAGTTCAGCTTTCCCAGGCTTCTACTATTGAGTATTGCTTTAATGATGTTGATAAACTTTTAGATTTACACTCTAATTTAGTAGACAAACTTATTGAATATCAAGCATTAGATTCTTATAAATTACATTGCAAGCATATTAGAGCTCTTACATATATGGAATTGTGTGGACTACCTATTTCTGCTGATAAATGGAAAGCTAAGATGGATAAAGATTTTTTCCAATACAAAGAATGTGAAAGAGAAATTATCAATTACATATTTGACAATTTACCTAAGTATAGAGTTTTGCAGATGGATATGTTCACAAATGAAAAGAAAGTGACATGCATGTTAAGTTCTCCAAAACAAATGTTAGAAGTTTTTAAAAGTTTTGGTATTAATGTTTCTTTTAAAGAAAAAGGAGTGGTAAAAGAAAGCTTAGAAAAATCTGTAATTTCTAAATCAAACCATGAATTTGTTAAAATATGGTTAAAGTTTAAAGAATTTGAACACAATGTTACTACTTTTGGAGAAGGTATTTATTCAAAAATAAGGGATGGTAGAATTTATACTCATTTTAAACCAATTGTGGATACAGCAAGAATTTCTTCAAGAAAAGGAGAAATTAATTTTCTAAACTTTCCTTCCAATAAAGAAACAAGAGATTGTTTCACGGCAAATGAAGGATTTGATATAATAGTATCGGACTATGCTGGACAAGAAACAGTAGTGGGGGCTGATATTACAGGAGATGAAGCCATGATTGCTTCCATTGTGGATGGTAAGGATTTACACTGTGCTTTTGCAAGGGTATTGTATCCTGAATTACTAGACTTATCCGATGAAGAAATTATTAAAGAACATAAATCAAAACGTAATGCTTCCAAGGCCCCAAGATTTTGTTTTCAATTTGGAGGAACAGGGTTTACATTAGCAGAAAACGAAGGGTTGTCGATCGAAGAAGGAAATAGAATAGAAAAGTTATTCAAAGAGCTTCATTATGGAGTATATTCTTATGGGGATGCTAAATTAAAAGAAGCCTTAGATTTAGGGTATATTCAATATGCTATGGGATTTAAACTTAAACTCCCTATGTTTGATATATATAAAACCCTTGACGATAAAATTAGTAATCTTGGGCAAGAGTTTTGGAGTAAGTATCGTGCAGGAAAAGCAGAACATCAAAAAGCGGAAAAAGCTTTAGCCAAAGGAAATAATTATATTATAGAAAATCAAGAAGCTTATAATACTTTTAATGCCAATAAATTGATGATGAAAGACTATTTTAGTTTAAAATCACAATATATGAGACTTTGTTTAAATGCACCTACTCAAGGTACTGCCGCTCATCAAACCAAAATGGCTACAATATTATTATTTAATGAAATTGAAAAAAATAATGACTATTGGAATGTCAGAATTGCAAATGTAATTCATGATGAAATTGTAATGGAAACTAAACATAATTTGTCTGAAAAATATGCTAGAATACTAGAAAAATGTATGATAGTTGGAGGAAATATGTTTTTAACAAATCCTGTTCTATTCATGAGTGCAGAAGCTAAAGTAGCAGATACATGGTATAATGCGAAGTAAAAATTAAATTTAAAATAATGAGAAGAAAAAAAATAAATAAATCACCCACTACTACTCCAAAGAAAAAGAAAAAAGTAGTAAACCCAAGAGTACCTAGAGAGTATTGTGGAGGCACAATGACCAAATCAGCATTCTTTGGGGCCATTAGAGCATTTTTAAGACAAAGGTGGATGTATTCCTGTCCTTTCAGAAAAGAGGTGTTAAAACAAGCTTATTCTAGTTTACTAAAAAAATGGCAATGCAATGATTGTAAAAAAATGTTTCCGAAAAAAGAAATAGAAGTTAATCACATAGAACCTTGTGGTAGTTTAAGAGACTACGATGAAATAAAAACTTTTCATGACAAGCTTTTTGTTGATGATATTTCTAAATTAGAAGTACTTTGTAAACATTGTCATTTACTTTTTACTGAAAAAAGTAAACATAACTCTTGACAATTAAAAAAAATGTATTAATTTTGTAAACTTTTAAATCAAAGGAAAATGAATTATGAAGAAATAGGGAAATTGGTAGTAAAACTACCTAAAATTAAATTTCCAGAAATCCTTTTAAAACAAGGAGTTATACGTTACATTGATACAGAAAATATAGATGATTCAAATTTAGATAACTTTGAAATTACTGAATATGGATTTTCAATATTAGAAAATCAAAAATACGAACCATTAGTTTCTTTAGAGTTTTTAGAGAATTATATATTTTTGTTTAGTAAAGAAAATTTACAAGGATTATGTAAGAAATCTTTTAGTCCTAAAACAAAAGTAAAACAAAAATTAGAGACTTTTATGAAAAAATATAAAGTTTCTGAACAAGAAATTTTAGATGCTGTAAATTACTACCATGAAAATGCTAGAGATTTACGATATACTTTAGATGCTCAATATTTTATTGACAAAGAAGGAGGAAGCCTGCTTTTAGACACCATAAATGAAATAAAGTTAGGTATTTATACAACACAAGATAAATTATACTATTAATGCAAATAATAAATCTGATAGAAGAAAACAGAGATGCCCTTATCCGAGGACACATTAATAGTATTCCAATGCCTTTTAAAGGTATTAGAAAAGCTTTTAGTGGTATATTCCCTGGAGCATTAGTTTGTGTTACGGCAGAAACTTCTGTAGGTAAGACAAGTTTGGCAAAATATTTATATTTATTTAGCGTAGCAGATTACATATTGGATGACCCTTCTTTTAGTAATTTTAAATACAAATGTTTGTGGTTTGGTTTAGAAGAATCCGAAGAAGAATTTGATATTAGTATTCTTCAGTATGCCATCTCAAAATATTATAATAAATACTGTACTCAAGATGAGTTATTAAGTAGGATAAATCCAATTTCAGATGAAATAATCTCTATGATAAAATCTCATCCTGTTGTAACGTATTTTAATACGGTTAAATCTTTTACAAAATTTGATGACCAAACAGGACATGCTACAGGTATTTATAAATCTTGTCAAGATTACTCTAAAGAAATTGGAGAGCATCACTACAAAGAAAAAACTCTTGCTAATGGTAAAGTTATAAACTTGTATAGTCATTACACTCAAGAAGATCCCAATCAAATTGTTACGGTTGTTATAGATAACGTAAACATTCTTGAACTAGAAAAGAATGAATTGGGAATGTCACTAGACTTGTCAGGGTGTATAGACAAACTTGTAAATAGCTACATGAGAAAGCAAGTTACTAAGCATTGGAAATGGCATGTATGCTGTGTCCAACAACAACAAATGGCCGCAGGTGATTTAAATCACTATAAAGCAGGTAAATTAGAACCCGAACCACAAAAACTCGGAGATAATATAAAAGTTGCTAGATCTTATCAAGTAATTATTGGATTATTCTCCCCTTATAAGCACAAGCTTACCAATTATTACAAATACCAAATCTTAAATTCTGATAGAACAGAAGGATTTGAGGAATGTTTTAGAACTGTCCATATCTGTAAAAACAGGTTTGGAAGAACAGGTATAGCTGAACCAGTATTTTTTAACCCAAAAGGTTTCTCATTTTTTAGTATGCCTAGAAATGATGATACCGAAAATTTAAATCATTTATTAACCCATAAAAAAACAATTTTAACAGATGAGTAGTTTAACATTACCTACAGGAAGGATTGCACCTACAGTGGTGAATCCAAGAACAATGGTTATCTTCTCCCAAAAGAAGACAGGAAAAACCCATGCACTTTCAGAATTGGAAGGAAACCTTATTATTAACTTCGAGCATGGTGCAGACTTTTATGAGTCTATGAGAATCAATATTGATTCATTGCAACAATTTGATGAGTTGGCTCAACTTTTCCACAAAGAAAAGCCTCATTACAAGTACATTACACTTGACACGGTTACTTCTTTGAAAGAAAAATTGCTTAATCAATTAGCAGTTAGAACTTACAACAAAGATACTGGCAAAGCAGAGTCTTCTGATTTTGACATTGACAGATTGGAGTATGGAAAAGGACAAGTTTACAAAAGAGAGGGCCTCTTTAAAATCATGGAATTTTTTACAAGATTTTGTGATACACTTATCATTGTAGGACACGTTGCTGACAAAAGTATTTCTACTTCAGGCCAAACTATCAAAGAATTAAATCTTGAAGGAAAACTAAAAGATTTATTAGCTCTTAGAGTAGATGCCATAGGTTACATGTACAGAAATACTGAAAAATCTAATGTAAATATGCTTTCATTTATACACTCTGAAGAAATTGTAGGAGGAACAAGATGTAAGCACCTAAGAAACAAAGAATTTGAGATTTCTGAGTTAGTTGATGACGACAAACTAGTAACTCATTGGGAAAAGATTTTTATTTAACACACAAAACAATATTTTTAATTTTTAAAATCATTAAGCATGAACAGTAATGTAAAAATTTCAACAGGCACAGGTGCCAGAAAATTATTTTATGGGGTGACAACTTTTGTACCTCAATTAATCAACCCTACAAAGGCTCAATTGTCAGAATTTCTAGGAAAAGATTTAGAAAAAGATCCTGAATACTTAACTACAAAAGATGTAGAGGGTAAGCAAGTAAGAGTGTTAAAACTTGATATTTGGGGAGTTCTTCCAGAAGCTGAAGACACAAAAACTAAAATTACATTTTGGTTAGAAGCTAGACACGATATTTCTCGTAGTGGAAAACAAAAATATATTAACGGACAAGGTCTTACTTCTTATAATGAAGACCCTTCTGTTATGAACAAAAACAAAATGTGGTATTACGGAGATAACCAAAGAAAAGCAATGGTAGGAGAAGACCTAGTAGTAGATTTCTTTATCAACTTGAAAAATTGGGAAACAGATTTGTCTAAATATACTTTAAAAGAAGGAGATATTCCTGGTATTTTTCTTCCATTGGAGAAATTATTTAAACAAGATTACTCTGATATAAACCCTCTTTTTGAGGAAGGCAGAGGAATTAAAGTATATGTTGGAATAACTTCAAGAGAGAGTGAAGGTAAGACTTATTATGATATGAGTATTTACACAAAAGCTTTCATCAAAGATTACCCAGGAATCAAAAGTTTTGATAAAATTATCAATAGTTTGAGAGGAGAGTATTCTTCATTCAAAAAGAATGTTGCTCCTATTACTTCAAAATTCCAAGAGTTTAATTCAGAAGATTTAGAGGCTGAAACAACTTCTTCTCAAGAAGGAGAAAGCATGCCAGAGTATTCAGATGACCTCCCCTTCTAAAACAAATAAATATGTTCACTTTAGATCAACAAAGTGATATATGGAGAAACTATTTTGGAAGTTGGGATACTAAAGGCAACTTTACCAATCCTTTGAGGAGAGATAAATCTCCGAAATGTTATTTTAAAGTGATAAACGATAAAATATTATTTATTGATTGGGCCAATAATCCTACACATACAGATTGTATTTCCTTTGTATCACAAAAGTATAATTTAACCAACAAAGAAGCTATTAATAAAATTAATTACGATTTAAAATATACTAATAAAGTGAAAGGAAGCTTTTCAGGAGAAAATATAGGGGTGTCACAAGCACCCCTTTCTTCTACTTTAAAAGAACAATCCATTTCATCTAGTGAAGAAGAAAAAATAGTTTACACTGCAAAGTTAAAAAATGGTTTTGAAAAACATGATTTAGACTATTGGAAAAAATTCTCTATTACTGAAAAAACACTTAAAAAGTATAATGTAATGCCTGTGAAATTTGTATTCAGAAATGGAGTGTTAAACTATTCCAGCAGTGAATATAATCCAATATTTGCTTATTGTGATGAAGGTCTTCCATATAAAATATACAATCCTATAGGAATAAAAATGCAGAAATGGAGAACAATAAAAGCTGTTTTGGAAGGGTATAAACAATTAGAATATACCTCCAATGTATTGTTTATTACATCTTCTTTAAAGGATACAATGTGTCTACATGAAAGAGGGTTTGATGCTTTTAATCTGCCTAGTGAAAATAGTTATAAAATTCTTTTACCTATTATAGAAGATTTATTTTCCAAATATGAACACATTTATGTTTATCTAAACAATGATGATGCAGGGAAGAAATTTTCTCGTTTATTAACCCTTGAGATTGATAAAAGACTAAAATATATAAACAATCCTTCAGATATGCAACAAACTGACCCTTCTGATGTAATAAAAGATTTGGGTATTGGTGCTTTAATGCAGATAATAAAGGAAAAATTCCAAAGAGATAATGTAAATTTTGAATTTAAATAAAAAAAAATGAAAGAAAAAAATAGAATAGTATATAGCCAAGCAACTTGTTTAAATTGCAATACAGTATTAGTTTCCCGACATAGACATGATTTTGTTAAATGTCCTTGTAATAATGAAACCTTTTTAGATGGAGGATTTGATTATGTTAGATTTGGAGGAAAAGATGTAGAAAAAATTGCTCTTTTAACCTTAAATGAACAAGACCCTCATAATGTAATTAGAGAGTTTTGTGAATGGGGTTCAAGAGGAATCAATGGTACAGATTCTTTAAAATTTACTAAAATAAAAGACCTTGGACAAGAACATTTGGAGGCTTTAATAGTGTATCCACATGTATCAGATTCTTATAGAGAAATCATGATTAATGAAAAAAATTATAGAACCTTAATAAATTAAAAATAAAATATGATAGTAAAAATCAAAAGATTAAATGAAAAGGCAGTGATACCTTCTTACTCAAAGCCTGGGGATGCAGGAATGGACCTTACTTGTACAGAGGTAGATTTAGATGCCCAAGGTAATTATGTTTATAAAACAGGTTTGGCGGTAGAAATTCCTGAAGGATTTATGGGCTTATTATTCCCCAGATCTTCAAATGCCAACAAATCTTTAGCTCTTACAAACTCTGTAGGAGTTATTGATTCTGGATACCGAGGCGAAATTATGTTTAAATATAAACCTAATTATCAGTATTTCCTAAAAAATGAAGAGCAAAAAAATGATGCAATTTATCATGTAGGAGACAGAATAGGCCAATTAATTATAATGCCTTATCCTGAAGTTGAATGGAAAGAAGTAAATGAAATTTCTGAAACCGAAAGAGGGGCAGGGGGTTATGGCTCTAGTGGAAAATAATGATTATATGAATAGTATCAGTATATCAAATAGAAATGAAGCTTATAAAGAGATTTTAAAAAATTTAGCAAATAGACAAAAACAAGTGTATGATTGCTTAACCCAAAAAGGTCCTTTAAATAGCGAAGAAATAAAAAAGCACTTATCTTTAGAGGATAAGTGCTCCGTAACAGGAAGATTAAAAGAACTAGAAGAACTTTGTCTTATTGTTCCTGTATCTACCTCAGAAGGTAAAACTGTTTATCAGGTTTGTACTGAAGAAAATAGTTTATTTCTTAGAAATGCTCGTAAATCCGAGTATATTTTAGAACTTTTTGAGCTGGAGGAAGATTTGAAAAAGAATCTATCGTCTGTTACAATATCTGTAATAAAACCCAAAATAAGTAAATTAAAAAAATTAATTTCACTTCTTTAGTAAAAAATATTTATTTTTGCACTTTAACCTAAAAAACATGTTAGAATATAATGCCGAAACTTTAGTAAACAAATATCTTTTTTTAGGGTTAAATAAAACTCAGGCTATAAAAGCAGCTATTATAGATATTGATAATAGCAAAGCTTTAGAAAAGGAACTACCAACATTAAATGACCCTTTAAGTATAGAAGTTTTCAATCAATTATTTTTAATAAAAAAAGAATTAGAACAATTATTAAACAATTTAAATCCTTAACCATGACAGACAATATAGATAGAATAATTCCCTTATTGGAATTTAAAGAAGATTGGTTCTATGAAGTAATGGTGCTTCAAAGAAAAAAAGATAACCCTCATTTAGTTAATAATCAAAATGTAAGAATCATAAAATCTTATATGATTAAAGATTTAGATAGTCTTTTAGAAAGATATGATGAAATGAAAACCTTAGCTGAGGTATTTAATGCTAGAGTTTACATAAAACTTCAACCTTATTCCCTGACAAAATTAGGATTTAAACTTTTTGAAGTTCTTTCGCAAAGGATGCAAAATAAAGAGTATTCTTATAATAGTTTAGTAACAAAAGCTATAGGTAATATGTCTTCTGAAAAAAAGATTTGGATAGTAGATATAGACTATAAAGATGTTACTGAAAATGATATTCTTAGGATAAAAACTATAATTAATGATTGTGAGCCAGGAGGTGATCATATAATTACCACAATTCCTACTCCAAACGGAATACATATTGTTACAAAAGGGTTCAACACTCAGCAATTCATGACTCATCAAGATGTCTATTATAAATGTGATGTTAAGAAAAATAATCCAACAATTTTATACTCAAATTTAAAATAATATGATAAACGCTCAAGAATTAAGATATGGAAATAAATTACTATTTATTATAGATGATGTAGTAACATTTAAAAATATTACGGAGTTTAGAGAAGACGGTATTTATTGGATAAAAACTGTTGAACCTAAAATAGAAGCTAAAAGTTTTCATTTTAAACCAATTCCTTTAACAGAGGAATGGCTTTTGAAACTTGGATTAGAAAAAATTGGAATTTGGACTTTTTCGTTAAATTTAGTAGGTAATTTAGATTTAATTTATTATTTAGGAGAAAAAGGGTGGAGTATTGGTCTTAAAAGTTATTCAGATTTTTCAGATCTTAAATACGTCCATCAACTTCAAAACCTTTATTTTTCACTTACAGGTAAAGAATTAACTATAAAAGAATAATTATGATAAAAGCAATAGAATTAATAGAAAATAAATTTCCAAATAATAATGGAGTATTTGTTTTAAGAAACATTGAAGAGTTTATGATCGAGTTTGCACAAATGCACGTAACGGAAGCTTTGAGAATTGCATCTGAAAAAGCTAAAATTCAATATAATTACTCTGGTAATACAGGTTCTGAATTTTATGATGAATATGTAGATAAAGACTCAATTTTAAATGCATATCCTTTAGATAAAATAAAATAATATGACAACTAATAAATTTGTTTACTTTCAACCTCCAGGAATCAATAAAAAATATTGTGAAAGAGGTATGATTTCAGAAACAGACCCAGAATACATTTGGTATTTAGATGAACCTTGTAAAATACTAATTAGTGAGGTAAAGATTATACCAGATGAAGATGTTTTTTATGATAGAAAAACTAGAAATTTTTTAATGAAAAATAAAAAAAATGAAATACAGTAAAGAAATACTTGAAGAAAGTATAGTACACACACTTAATTTTTTAGATTTTACATTATTTGTGGAAGTATTTAGTAAAGATAATCTAATTGTCATTACAATGTTCAAGGATAAAATATTATTATTAACTAAATCTTTAAAGAATGATAAATAAAGAACTATTATTAAAACTCTACATGGATAGAGTAAAACAAATCGGAGAAGATTTGGAAGATAAAACTACTCTTGTTCCGTATGAAATTATTGATATTATTAGTAACATTATTGAAGAGAATTTTAATAAAGTAATTAATTTACCTAAAGTAACAAGATTTGAAGTAATAGACCATCAGACACCTGAAACAGGTAGAGTTTATGTTAAAAAAGATTGTGAAAAAGTAGAATTATCTATCCAGGATTTTGGTAAAACATTAAAAGTTTTTATAAGTAGAAAAGATTAAAGAAACAAAAGATAAAATTGATAAGTTATGAGTATAATTAGTATAAATGGACGTATATCGTCTGGAAAGGATACTGTTGGGAAAATTATTAAAGAATTATGTTTAGGTCATAACAGTGAAGAAATTTTTAATTCTATTAAAATTGATGCAGGTACAATTGAACAAAGAGAAGATTCTGGTTGGAAAATCAAAAAATTCGCAGATAAACTTAAAGATATTGTATGTTTACTTTTAGGTTGTACTAGAGAGCAACTTGAAGACCAAGATTTTAAGAATAGTGAATTAGGGGAAGAATGGAAAAGATATTATCTTACAAGAGGTAAAGTTAAAAATTTTAGTTCAGTTTATGATTCATTTAATTGGGATAATAATAATAAATATTTTAATACAGAACAAGAGGCTTTTAACAAAAAAGAAGAACTATGTTTAAACTTAAGAGAACACTCTCCTGAGTGGTGGGAAGTAAAATCTGAAGTTTTAACCCCTAGACTACTTCTTCAATTATTAGGTACAGAATGTGGTAGAGATATTATACATCCTTCAATTTGGGTAAATGCTTTAATGAGTGAGTATAAACCAATAAATAATGAAATAGAGAAAAGTAATACTTTTATTGATAGTAGATTAAAGCACGGTTATAATAAAACTAGAATTTTTAGAGTTTACCATAATATTAAACAAAGATGTAATAATCCTAAACATCCCAGATATTCTAGTTATGGTGAAAGAGGTATTAAACTATGTAAAGAATGGGAAGAGTCTTTTGAATCTTTTATAAACTGGTCAAATTCTAATGGATATAAAGATAATTTAACATTAGATAGAAAAGATAATAATGAAGGTTATAACCCAAATAATTGTAGATGGGTTACTTATGGTACACAAGCTATTAATACAAGTATTAGAAAAGATAACACTACTGGATATAAAGGAGTAAGCTTAGATAAGAAAAATAATAATAGAATTAGAGCTAATATTCAAATTAAAGGTAAAATTAAATTTTTAGGTTATTTTAATACATTAGAAGAAGCATCAGAAGCTTATGAGGAAGCATTTTTAGAAAGAGAGGGTTTGTATGAACAGGAAGAAAATAAAAATCTAGTTTATCCTTCGTGGTGCATTACAGACATGAGATTCCCCAATGAATATGATGCTGTAAAAGCTAGAGGAGGAATTACTATAGGAGTTAAAAGACCTTGTTTTGAATGTAACGAAATTTATCAACATAAGATGAGTTGTTCTAAATCATTTCAAAGTGAACACCCTAGTGAAACAAGTCTTGATAATCACAAACTTGATTATGAAATTATTAATAATGGTACTATTGAAGAACTTATTGAAAAAGTAAAACAAATTTTATTAACAGAAAAAATTATTTAATAATGACTCCAAAAATTCAAATTATCGGCCTTGAAAAATGTGGCCCATGTAAAACAGCAGCAATGCTAGCGGAGAAACATCTCCAACCAGAACAATATGAAATCATCAAATATGATGATAGATTGTCAGATTTTCTACCTTTTATGAGAAGAATAAACCAAAGAACGGTGCCTATCATCATATTTGGAGACAAAGTTTTTTCTTCAGGACAAGTAAATGACTTTATAAAAAACTTTAATGAAGAGAAAAAAGAATAATACTTGCTTCAAGTAAATTTTAAAAAAAGTAAAAGTAAAGGGAACAAAATTATGTTCCCTTTTGTTTACTTATAACATTATTATTAACACTAAAATTTTTTAAAATGACATTATCAGTAAATGAAAATTCCAAAAACTATGCATGTAGTGTAGTTGAAGTTAAAAAAATTCTCCCAATAGAAGGAGCAGATATGATCGTAAAAACTATTGTAAATGGTAATACAGTAGTATGTTCCAAAAATGTAAAAGAAGGAGATATAATGCTTTATTTTGTATCTGGTACTAAATTAAATGCAGATTATTGTAAAAAAAATAATTTGTATGATAAATCTGAAGAAAATTTAGATACAGCCCAAAAAGGGTTTATCAGTTTTAAACAAAAACGTGTAAAAGCAATCAAACTCAGAGGAGAAATATCTGATGGAATGTTGATGCCTTTAAGTAGTTTAAACTCTTTTTTAGAAAGTTCATCTATTGACTCTTTAAATATAGGAGATGAATTTACAGAAATTAATGGTAATACTCTCTGTGAAAAATATATTGTACCTGTACAACAAAGAGGAAGTAATGCTACTAAATCCCATAAACAGCCAAAAGGTATTGATAGATTAATTGAAGGCCAATTTTATTTACATGGAGATACTGATAATCTTCGTAAAAATATGGATAAAATCAATCCTGATGATATTATCGGTATTCACTACAAGAAGCATGGTACTTCAATGGTAGTTGGAAATGTATTAGTAAAAACTCCTTTATCATGGTATGAAAAATTATTGAAAAAAGTAGGAGTGAATATTAAGGAAGAAGATTATGACATTGTTTATTCTTCGAGAAAAGTAATTAAAAACCAATATTTGAATCCAACAAAAGGAGGAGGATTTTATGGAGAAGATATTTGGGGAGTTGTGGCCAAAGAAATAGGACATTTAATTCCTAAAAATTGGACACTTTATGGAGAAATTTTAGGTTACACTGCTTCAGGGGCCCCAATACAAGGAGCGTATGATTACGGTTGTACTGTTTTAGGTAGCGATGATAAAAAATCCTATAAAGAAGCTTGGAAAGCTTTAAATAAAAAGCAAAAAGAAGATTTATTAAAAAAATATAATTTATACGATGAAGAAAAGTTTAAATTTTTTATTGGTAGATTGGATGATATTTTTGAAACAATTCCTCAAGATTTGTTAAAAGAATTAGAAACAGTTAAAAAACCACAACATAAATTTTATGTTTACAAAATTTCAGTGGTAAATCCTGATGGAAAAGTAATCTTTTTAACTGATAAACAAATTGAAGAATATTGTGAAAAAGTAGGGTTGTTATACAAAGACACTTTTATTTATTACGGTACTGTTCAGAATTATTTAGAAAAAAATAATTTAACAGGATTTTTAGATTTCAGAGAACCTATGTTAGCTGATTTAGAAATAAAATATAATGAAAAAGATTGTTATATGTGTAATAATAAAGTTCCAGAAGAAGGAATAATCTTGAGAAAAGAAAACATGTATTCTTATGAAGCATATAAATTAAAATCTAAAAGATTTATTTTAGGAGAATCTGATGCTCAAGAAAAAGGAGAAACAAATTTAGAAGATAATCAAGAATAATATGACTAGAAAAATAATAGTATTGGTAGGCCCAAGCGGTTCAGGAAAAAGCACACACGCTTGTGCATTAGTACAAAATGCCCCTGATCAGTTTATCTCTGTCAATAGAGATAAAATACGAGAACTTTTGTTTGGATATACTGAATCAACTATATCAGAGTATTACAAAAGACCAGATCTAAATAAAAGAGAAAAAGAAGTTACTCAGTATGAAAATTTATTGATAAAAGAAGCTCTTGCTTCATCAAAAACTCCTATCATAGATGCTACTCACCTAAAGAGAGAATATTTAGAAAGATTTAAATATTTCAACTGTGTGGTTAACTTAGAATTTTTTAATATTAGCTTGGAGAGATGTTTAGAATACAATAAAAGAAGAACTAGACAAGTGGATGACGAAATAATTAAAAAACAGTATTCTCAATTTCAAAACTTAAAAAAATCTTTACAAGAAAATCCTATAGATTTTACCATTAAATTCATTGAAAATGATCCCCAAAAAACTAAATGCATTGTATTTGATATTGACGGTACTTTGGCTGAAAAAGGAAAAAGAAATCCTTTTGATTGGGGAAGAGTGTTAGAAGATAAGCCTATAGATTCAATTGTAGATATTGCTTATGTTTACGATCAGTTTAAAAAAGAAATTTCAGATGACCATAAGATTATATTTTGTAGTGGTAGAGATGAAATATGTAAAGTAGATACTTTATATTGGTTATACCAAAACTGTATATATGTACATAAAGATGATTTGTATATGAGAAAATCTGGAGATAATAGACCTGATTGGCAGGTAAAAGCAGAAATGTGGGAAGAAATTTGTAAAACACACTATATTCAATTTATGGTAGATGACAGGAATCAAGTAGTAGATTATGCTAGAAATCTTGGATTTAAAGTCCTACAAACAGAATATAATAACTTTTAAATTAAATAGTTATGATAGAAAAAATAAAAATTAAGGCAGAGGGATTTAACACTAAAATCAAAATAGAGGTAGAAGAAGATATAAATATTACTGACCTTTTAAGGGTATTTAAAACAATCTCCCTTTCTTTGGGTTATAGTGAAAATACTTTTCATGGTGGTATTTTAGAATATGCCGAAGAATACAATCTTTTTGAAAAATAAGTAATTTATTATTTAGTAATAAATAATTTTTACTTATCTTTGCCTCCCTTAAAAAAATAAAAAAATTAATTAACCCTAAAACAAAAAATAAATGAATGGTAAAGAAATAGCTTCACAGCTAAAGTTTAAAGAATCTTATGCAAAATTCTTAAAAAATGAAAATCGTTTAGAGACTTGGGAAGAGTCGGTAAATGATGTGATGCAAATGCATTATAATAAATTCTCTCAAAGAGAAAATTGGGGCCAAATACAACCTTATTTTGACATTGCTAAACAAGCATACAATAATATGGAGATATTGGCTTCTCAAAGAAATCTTCAATTTAGAGAAAAACATATCACTGCTCATAATGTTAAATTATACAATTGTTCAGTTACTTATGTAGATAGACCTGAAGTATTCAAAGAAATTATGTATGTGCTTCTTTGTGGTGCAGGAGTTGGTTTCTCAGTAGAGAAAAGATTTATTGCAAATCTTCCTAGAATTATGAAGAGAGACACAAACTCTCATTTTGTTCATGTAATAGATGATTCTATCGAAGGTTGGGCAATAGCTATTGACACTTTATTATTCTCTTATTTTAATGGTACGCAAAAAGTATTATTTGATTACTCTAAAATTAGAGCTAAAGGAGAGCTTATAGCAGGAGAATTTATTGCTCCAGGACCTGATGGGTTAAAAAAATCTTTGGAACTAATAGAGAAGATACTAGATGCTAAATTAGCTAAAGAAGAATACGTTTTAAAATCTTTAGACTGTCACGATATTATTTGTATTTTATCAGATGCAGTTTTATCTGGAGGTGTTAGAAGAAGTGCATTAATTTCTTTATTTGATAAAGATGATCAAGATATGCTTTCTTGTAAAACAGGAAATTGGTGGATGGATACTCCTTGGAGAGCAAGAGCTAATAATTCTGCCAAAATATTAAAATCTTCTATTACAAAAGAAGAATTGGATGCCTATAAAGAATTTATCAAACAATTTGGAGAGCCAGGTGTTGTATTAGTAGATGATATTGATATGATGGTGAATCCTTGTGTTGAAATTGGATTTAAACCTATCAATCCTTTTACAGGAAAATCTTGTTGGTCATTCTGTAATTTAAATGAAATTATTGGGGCAAAATGTACTACTCCTGAAAAATTCTATGAAGCATGCAAAGCTGCTGCTATATTAGGAACATTCCAAGCATCTTACACTAATATGCCTTTCTTAGGAAAAGAAACAGAAGAATTAATTAATTGGGAAGCATTGTTAGGAGTTTCTATTACAGGAATTATGAACAACCCTTTAATTTTATTGAATCCTGAAATCTTAGAAAAAGGAGCTGAAATCGTTAAAGAAACTAATAAAATAGTTGCAGAATTAATTGGAATTAGTCAGGCCGCTAGAACAACTTGTGTAAAACCTTCGGGAAATGCTTCTGTATTGGCTATGACAGCTTCAGGGATTCATCCTGCACATGCACATAACTATTTCAGAACTATACAATTAAACAAAGATACTCCAATGGCTAAGTTTTTGAATGAAAACTATCCTGAATTGTTAGAAGAAGGAGTGTGGAGCCCAACCAATAGTGATTACGCTTGTTTTATTCCTATGCAAGAAACTCCTGAAACTATTGTAAAATCTCAAGTAGATGAAATTGAATTTTTAAAAGCAGTGCAATTAGTCTATAAATATTGGGTATTACCAGGGACTAATAAAGAACTTGGGTATAGTGCTACTATTACACATAATGTATCTAACACAGTGAGTGTATCAGATTGGGATAAAGCTTTTGATTACATTTTTGAGAATAAAGAAGATTTCTGTGGGTTATCTTTTCTACCAAATTCAGGAGACAAAATTTATAAGCAAGCTCCTTTTACAGAAGTACTTACTCAGGAACAATTAGTAAATAAATATGGAGATGCAGCCTTATTTGCTTCAGGATTAATTGTAGATGCTTTACATTGTTTTAATAATGATCTATGGGATGTATGTTCTGCAGTAACAGATAGAACTTTTGTTTTGTCAGGAGATAGAATTACAGTAATGGTTAAAAAAGATATTGTTAGTAGAATTAAAAAGTTTGCTAAGAACTATTTTAAAAATAACATGAACAATGCTACAGAATGCTTGAAAGATATTCATCTATACCACAAATGGGTAAAAATTAATAGAGTACTGAAAAATAAGCCTATTGACTTCTCTAAAGTAAATTACCAAGAAAAGTATTTAAATGCTGATGAATTAGCTGGAGTTGCTTGTTCTGGCGGATCATGTGAAATTAACTTTTAAATCATAGAGTATGAAAAATATTATTCATGTAAATCAACACAATATTAAAGCAAATAGTAAAGGAGCTAATTTACCAGTTATTACTTGTAAAAATTATAAATCAAATAATTATGCTAATAATGTAAATATATTAGATAAACAAGGTAATATTGTTGCTACAATAAAATACAGTCCAAATAAACCACTATCTTGTGGAGCTAAGGTTTGGATTGAAACTCAAAATGAAATACAAATTATTAATTAAAAATATAAAGTATGAAAAATATGTTTAAAAGAGCTTTTTTTATATTTATTCTAATTCCTTTAGCTATATCGTTAAGTACAATAATGATGGGAATAGGTTTAATTTCTTACATATTATTTAACAAGGATATTTTTAATCCTTTTGTAGAAAAGGTAATATTAGCACTAGATAAATTTTTAAAGTAAACTTAAAATAAATAATCCCCACTGAAAAGTGGGGGTTTTTAATTAAAAAAATAATTAATAATAGATGAAACTATTTAAAGAAATATTACTAGGTTTATTAGATGTATTTATTAATGGCCCAGTTGTTAATTTTTATAAAACAACTAGATACCCTTTAATATCTGATACAGCTATTGAAATAGCTAATAAAATAGGCTGGGATAAAATGTATGAAAAGGCTAAGGAAGCACAAAAAAATGGAACATCAACAATAAATTTAGATGATTATGAATAAATTAGATAAAGATTATCAAGCATTGCTTCAAGACATCTTGGATAATGGAGTAGAAAAGAAAGATAGAACAGGTACTGGTACTATTTCAGTATTTGGTAGACAAATAAGACATAATATGAAAGAAGGATTCCCATTGTTAACTACCAAGAAAATGGCATTTAAGACAATGGTAACTGAATTGTTATGGTTCCTTCGTGGTGATACAAACATTAAGTATTTAGTGGATAATGATTGCCATATTTGGAATGGGGATGCTTATAAGAATTTTTTAATGAATCATCCTCCACACGATAGATTAGAAACAAAAGAAGAGTTCATTAACAAAATCAAAACAGATGATAATTTTGCTAGAAAGTGGGGTGAATTAGGACCGATTTATGGAGCTGGTTGGCGTAAATGGAATGTAGATACATCTTATTTAGGAAATGGTGAATGGACCGAAAGTAAAGAAATAGACCAAATCCAAAATCTAATCAATGACCTTAAAACAAATCCAGACTCAAGACGATTAATGGTTAGTGCTTGGAATGTAGGAGAATTAGACCAAATGGTACTTCCACCATGCCATTATGGATTTCAAGTTTATACAAGAGAGTTGAAATTAACTGAAAGATTACGATTTATAGAAACCCTTAATTTGTTAGAGATATTTGAAAAAGAATTGTCAATATCATTAGAAACTAACCCACATCATAATATAAAAGACTTTAGAAAGGATTTTTGTAACAAACACAACATTCCAACCAGAGCAATCTCTTTAATGTGGAATCAACGTTCAGTAGATACATTCTTAGGTTTACCATTCAATATTGCATCTTACGGATTGTTATTGGAAATCATAGCTAAAGTAGTTAATATGGTTCCAGATGAATTGATTGGAAACTTGGGTGATGTTCACTTGTATTCAAACCATATTGAACAAGCAAAAGAACAAATTGGTAGAGAATTAACCTTGGAGGAAAGAAACGGTATTCAAATAAGTACAAATGATTATCAATCATACTACACAAAAGATGAGTTAGACGAAAATAATATTCCAACTCGAACAAGAGAACCATATCCACTACCAACTTTAAAACATATGAAAACTGACGAGTTCTATAAAGCGTTAAGTGAAGATGCATCTGTATTTACACATTTAGACCCAACAGATTTTCAAGTAGAAAACTATCAAGCACACGCACATATTAAAGCACCGCTTTCAAATTAAAAATAATTAAACACTTATGAAAAAAACACTTAGAAATTGGTTTTACAAAGATAGTCGAATGACTATAATTAGGGAAAAAACTTCTCCTATGCCTGATGGAGGATTAGCTGCACCTCCAATTACTTTAAATATGTTGACTATAAGTCCATACGAAGAAAGACAAGTAACACTTAAAGGCGGCGAATCAAATTCAATGAGCGGAACATATGGACTAAGCCCATTTGAGATATTTAATCCATTTAAGGAGACTTCAAATCTTGCCTGGCTGATGATGTATCAACAGGGTATTCTTAAGGACGTGAGCGCGGAGATCGACCATCCAAAGCATGATCCTGTACTAGTTACCGTAAATAACCCTCAAGTAGGTTATCCATATGTAGTGTTTTACGATAACCCAATTGAAGTAGTTATACCTTCTCCTATCGTAGGGGATAGATTTAACTTGGACGAGGGAGAAACTGTCAATTGGACTAGTTCAACTGGCCTTAATATTACTGTGACTCGAGATAGCGATTCTGATTGCAAGGAATTTAAGATCCATGTAAAAAATTAATTTAAGATGACTTCACAAGAAATTCAAAAATTTGGAGAGATTCAATATCTTAAAGGAAGACTTGATGAATTACATAAAGCCTTGCCCAATGTGACTAGTATGGAAAAAAGCAGACGTCTTGATCAGAGAGTTGAAAAATACTTTAATAAGCTTCGAGAAGTTGATGAAGTTGCATATCATCTCTATCAAGTTGAACTTAGAAATAGACTAAGAGCAAAAGAAAAATCCAAAGAGGAGATGAAAGATCTACTTGAAGAAATTATCAATTCTGAAAATCTACAGGACACTGAATTAAAGGGACGTATCCTAAATAAAATAAACACATATTAATATGAACTACACTAATGCAAATGATCCTGAACATCAGGACAAACCAGAAGACTGGTTAAACTCTTCCCTAATTTTTGCAAGAACACTAAGTCTAATCCTAAGAGAGGGTGAAGGTCTAGTGGTTGATATTGTAGGGGATGCAAAGTTTCACCTAGATGAATCAGTACAGAAAGTAATAGTATTCAGTAGAGAAGGCCAGATCGTAGTGACTGAGTGTGAGGAAGACTTAGAGGAAGGTCAATTTGTAAGGGTACACGATGAAAATCTAAATTAACATGAATAAATTTATCATAGGATTTGTAGATATTGATCCAGATACTGGAGAAGAGTATCCATTTGTTAAGATGTGTGAGTGTGAACATGAATGGGCCGTAACCTGGATTGTTAGCGTATTAAAAAGAGATTTAGGAGAAAACGCAGATCAACCGAATCGAGAAATAAAAATAAAAATTAATGAAAATACTTAGACCAGAAGTACAGGCATGTATTGTAAGTGGAGGAGGAATCCATGACATGTTTGATAATGTAATTAAAGTCCTGTTTAATATTACAGATGACGAATATGATTTTATTGCAGAAACAGCAAATGATGAAGAATTAAATGTATTCTTAGCTGCACTTGGAGACATGGAAAAAGGTTCAAGCTTTACTGAAAGACGTAAAGCATTGGAACTTCGAAACGAGATATTAGTAAAATTCAATACTAAGGAAAAAGAATAATGGAATTATTAAACACTCATCCAATTAAGAAATCTGATCTAGGATTTCACGGAAACCTATTTGGGGGTAAACTCCTGGCATGGATCGATGCCGCTGCTGCCGGATACTCAATGCAACTGTGTGATACTCCTCGAATGGTAACAGTATCTATTGAAAAATGTTTCTTTGAGAAACCTGCAAAAGAGGGTCAATTAATAAAGATATATGGTGGTCCTGCAGGATTAGGCAATACTAGTATTGTTCTATACATGGAAGCTAGAGCGCATAACGTTTATACTGGAAAGCAAATAGTCGTTCTAAAAACTCAAATCAAATTTGTACATATTGATGAAGAGGGAAATCCTATTCCAATTGGTGAAAAAGGCAGAATGAGAATTCAAAGATTAATCGAAACTGAGTATGCGAGCGATGATAATCTTACGAAGTAGAGCAGATTTTCCTAAAAAGATTGAGGAGATGCAAGTAATGTATCCATCTAAAGAGGAGGCTATGATGGCAGTTGACCATGCAATTGAATACTTACGTAAAGTCAGGATATATCGACAGTATACCCAGTCAGATGACATGTTTGAACATCAAGTAGTCTTACATCGACAACTTAAGATCTACTTGGAAAATGTGCCAGACTGGAAGATAGAACCTGAAATGAAACACTCCTTCTTTTCTAAAGTCTTTAATTTAATAACTACGTGGCATGTACAAGTGTTAGTGTGGACAGTCACCCAATTCCCTAAACTCTTTTCTAAAATACGAAAGAGTGTGATGGTAAAACATGCTGAGCTAAAAAAGAAGAATTTGATTTAAAACTTACTTTAAAAAGAGTATTATAATTAAAACCTTTTAAATTTAACCAAATGGCATTACGCACTTACATCATCGGTACCGAGAATGTTGGACTAACAACTCACAGAGAAGCAGCTGACTCTAACCTTCTTAAAATGAAGGCAAAAAGCGTTGAACACGTACTTCAAACACTTAAAGAAGATTACGATTGGGGCGAATACGAAAAGGGAGGAACCTTCCTCGACAAGTGGTATTTTCCAAAAGATCAAGTAATAGTTTGTGTTGACACACTAGCAAATCTTGATGAATTGTAAAATAAATTTTTCAACAATTGAAACTTTTTATATTTTTGCAGTATAAATAATACAACAAAATAACTATTGATACTTTCAATGAAACAATTAACAAATATCTCAATCCTTAGAGCGGCCCTTCTGATAGAAGCAGGCGAGGGAAGAGTGCGGTTAATAAGTTGAGTCAAGAATATAAGAATATTTAAACCTCAACCCAAAAAGTTGAGGTTTTTTTGTTTTAATATAGTTTGAAATAGAGTATTATAATGACAACAAAAAAGAAAACGTTCTTTTTAAATATGCTGCCATCGTCTAACGGTTAGGACCTATGGTTTTCATCCATAAAATCGGAGTTCGATTCTCCGTGGCAGTACAATATAGCGGGGTGGAGAAGATGGTATTCTCGGCGGGCTCATAACCCGAGGACGTCAGTTCGAATCTGGCCCCCGCTACTGCGGTACATTTTGTACCAAAGTTCTTTGACATATTGGATCTAAAAACGGTTCCGTAGCTCAGCCGGATAGAGCAACGCCCTTCTAAGGCGAAGGTCGCACGTTCGAATCGTGCCGGGATCACAAATAAGCAGGTATAGCTCAATTGGCTAGAGCGTCGCCCTTCCAAGGCGAGGGTTGTCGGTTCGAGTCCGACTACCTGCTCTAAACAAGTCTTACAGAAGTCCGAATAGCGCGGATGAAAGAAACCTTGGCTCTCATAGGATCGCAACCTTTACTGAGAGTTTGAATGCCCCAAGGTATCCTGTAATGGACCCTGCTCTGATGTGCACGTCAACAGGTGATGGGGAACAAACCATCAGTCAAATCCAAACCCGTGGTGAGCACGGAAGACTTGTTTTTTAAATGGGGTTGTAGCTCAACTGGCTGAGCGCTACCTTTGCAAGGTAGAGGATGTGGGTTCGAATCCCACCTGCTCCACTACGTGTTGTTTCTTGAGAAACAAGAGTGCGGTCGTACCAGTGATATATTATTAAGGGTGGTTAAACAACAAATAATGTATTAAGGCTGGCGGCGGTACACCACACAACACAGAGGACTTCTCATCCTCAACTTGGTTCTATAGCATAACGTGGGTAGCTCCCAGCAGTCGCGAGTGGGTAGATGATGGCAATTTGGTTTAACACTCCTTAATACTAGGATCGGAGTAAAAAGTTAAGGCATATTGCATGTAATTTACAAGGTGGGTTCGATTCCTACTAGAACCACTATCATAAACACGCGGAAAAGGTAGAAGGGTAATTCCTACGTGAATAAAATAGTATAGGTGATCTTGATCATCTCAAATCTAGTTAGATTGGTAATGGCTAGACGCGGGTACCACCAATAGCCTCTGTTTATGATTTTTGTGTTGTTCCCTTGAGAAAGGAAATATAAAGATGAGTGACATTACTTGAATTATGGAAAACATAATCGTACACTACAACACAGAGGACTTCTCAACCTCAATTTGCGCGAATGGTGGAATTGGTAGTCACGCTGGTCTTAGGAACCAGTGCCGAAAGGTGTGAGGGTTCGAGTCCCTCTTTGCGTACGATGTCAAGTAGCGCTTGAATGAACTTAGGGCGGTATCGGGCTAGCCTAAGAGAGATCGACAAAAAGCCCGTCCATAGTCAGGTGGCGGAATGGTATACGTACTCTAATGTGGTTTGACCCACTCTAAACATTAGAGTTAAAAAACCGAAGATGGGAAGTAGGTTTACAGGTTCGATTCCTGTCCTGACTACATCACATAAACTTCAGTTCCCACACAGCGGTGAGATGGGCTAAGTTATATACAATTCCTCGGAGCTGGGAGTAGAAAGCTGAAGAGTGTGTTTACAGTCAGGTGGAGCTTTGGTCCAGGTGTGGTTCGATCCCACACTTTACTGAGAAGTAAGAGCAACTAAGGGCAACAGGGGTTCGATTCCCCTCCTGACTACAACTAGCCCTCTGCCTAGCGCTGGGTATGGATCGAAGATAGGGATAGCCTCTTGAACGTTAGTTAGAATACTTCGGTATTCTTTAATCAATGCGCACTACGCCTTCCGAATCGTGTGTCGGCACAGTTTGTACGTTCTGGGGATAATATAAAAACGTGCACACGGTCCTTTAGCTCATTCGGTTAGAGCAACTGACTCATAATCAGTAGGTGGCTGGTTCGATTCCAGCAAGGACCACCAAAAAATAATTTAAAAAAAGCTAAAAATATTTTTTATTTTAAAATAAAAGGTGTATATTAGCAACCTCAAGATCCAATGCGTTAAAAATTAGAAATTGATAAGATAAATAAACACGATGAAAAACATTAACAACATATTAAAATCTTCGTATCAGTCGTTAAGTAGCTCGCCGATGAGCTGGAACACGAACTGTGATTTTAATGTTGTGCGCTTCTCAAATACGATTATTGATCCTAAACAACACTTAAAAAATACTCGGGAATTGATGTAAATCTTAACTATATCAAACTAAAAGAAACCCGAGTCCAAACGATTCGGGTTTTTTTTGTTTTATTGCTTTCGTAGCTCAGTTGGTAGAGCTCTTGATTTGTAATCAAGTGGCCATCGGTTCGAACCCGGTCGAAAGCTCAAAAGATTGTTGAACTTCAATCTAAAAAATGTTCTTTGACATATTGGCTTTAAATTCTCCCCTCGTCTAGCGGCAGGACCCTTGGTTTTGGGCCAAGTGACCGAGGTTCGAATCCTTGGGGGAGAACAATAAGGAAGTTTAATTGCAGCGGCCTGCAACACTGTCTTGAAAACAGTTGGTACTGAAAGGTATGGGGATCGACACCTCAGGCTTCCTCAAAAGCGATCCACTGTGCGCTATATAAAAAGTCTTGTTTCGGCATGCTACACAGTGGACAACTAGGCATGGGAAAGTTGGTAATCCGCGTGGTTTGGGACCACGAGACCGCAGGTTCGATCCCTGCTGCTTAGACAATATGGCTCATCAGTCGATTCAATATGGATCACTTTATTCGACTGATGAGCCACAAATTAAAATAGAGTGATCCATAAATAAAAAATTAAACTCATGGAAAAAACCGTAATTAAAAAAGAGCTTTATAAACAAAAGCCTATTGCAAAATTAAAGTTCATCAGATTAGGAGTAGCCTATTATTCAGCCCCAATTGAACATGAAAGTAAAACAGTAGATATTGAATTTCAAGTTCCAGTTACAGACATGGGAGATACTGATTTTTATCCATTAATGGATGCAAAATTATTAAACAGATACATCACAAACCTTTAAAAAAATCCAAAGATTATGGAAAGTGACAAGAGCGACAAGAGTCGCAAACGAGAGATCTCGTAGCTCAGTTGGTTTAGAGCACCTCACTTTTAATGAGGGAGTCGTGGGTTCGAGCCCCACCGGGATCACACATGGGGAAGAATGCAAAACAATTCGCTCTTTTGCCGTTCTTCAGCAATGATAGTAATTAAAGAGTTTCATCGCAATTAAACAGTAAATTTAATGATTTGGCCCTAAGAAGCCCTTCCCCACCAATTCAATAAACATAAATTTGTATCAATAAACTAATACTGTTTATTGTAACAAAAATGAGTTTATTATGCACCTTTAGCTCAGCTGGTAGAGCGCTTGTTTTACATGCAAGATGTCACAGGTTCGATCCCTGTAGGGTGCACCAAACCTTTTTCGAAAAAAGTTTAAGCAAAACGTGAAACTATCAATTTAATTATTGTATAGTATTAATCACAAACAAAAATTAATTCCTTGTACTAATGACAAAGTTTAGAAACGACAAGCTTCGTTCGACGCTAGCTGGAATGCAGCCTCAAGCGAACCTGGTAGAAGCGGTGAAAATCCCAAAACCAGACACTAAGAATCGTCAAGGACATGCAGCTTATTCACAAGATAAGTGGCTTCGTCTCCTGACGATGTTAAACACACTAAAGCTAGAAAATCAATTCTATCGTTCTGAGACAGAAACGATGAGGGAGTTGAAAGGACTAGTCGATGAGTGTGCAGAAGAAGATGCATACTTCGTAGCTCAATCAATCGTTTATTCGAGATGTGTTGGTGAAGGAATGAGATCAATTAACCACCTTGCAGCAAGCTACCTAGCTCCACACTGTGCGGGTCAAGAATGGGCAAAACGTTTCTATTCCCTATGGAACAAACGTACTCAATCCGGAGGAACTCTATTCCGTCCAGATGATATGGCAGAAATCGTTGCTTGCTTCTCAGCACTGAATGGAACAAAGGTAACCAATGCGATGAAAAAAGGATTCGCGGATGCTCTTGAAAACTTAGATGCTTATGCACTACTTAAATACAAGAGCTCTCTAGTTGACGTGATCAACCTGGTTCACCCAAATCCAAAGGCTTCTAGTGCAGTAGCCGAAGTAAATGGAGAAAAAGTGCCAGTTCTTTCCGCTATCATGAAAGGCTTAAGCGTTTCAGCTGATACTTGGGAAGTAGCACAATCTGACGCAGGTCAAGAGGTTGCGAAAGCTGTGAAAGAGGGTAAAATCGACAAGTCCGAAGCCGAGACAATCTTAAAAGAAGCGAAAGCTGAAAACTGGGATGCTCTATTAACTGACGGTAAACTGGGAATCCTAGCTGCTCTTCGAAATATTAGAAATGTATTGAAGACAGTTAACAAAGGAGACACGGTTACTAAGTTGACTGCTCTGCTATCTAGTCCAGACGCAATCCGAAAAGGAAAGATTATGCCATACCAAATTGACCTAGCTCACGAGGTAACGATCTCAGAATTTTCTGATTCTAACTCCAGAGCGATTGCACAAGCATTACTTAAAGGATATGAAGCAGCAGTGCCAAACCTTTCAGAGATGCTTCCTGGTAAGACTCTAGTAATGGTGGATTTCTCTGGATCAATGGGTACTCCAATGACTGATGGCGCAAGAAGCGGAAAACGTTACACTAGCCGATGCATGGACAAGGCAGCATTAATTGCAGCAACCATTGCAAAGGCAACAAATGGAGACGTTATTCGATTCGGTTCAAGTGCTGAATACGTAAAATGGAACGCTAACTCTGATGTATTCTCTATTGCTAGCGCAATGAAGAGAGATATGGGAGGAACCAATCTTTCAGCCGCATGGGCAGTAGCTCAAATGTCTGGACGTCAGTATGACCGAGTGTTTATCTTATCTGACAATGAGTGTAACCGCGGAAGCAGCTACAAAGCATACGAGTCATACACAAAAGCATGCGGAAGCCCATACGTTTACTCGGTGGATCTAGCAGCTTATGGAACGACTCAACTTGCAGGAGATAAAGTTCGTTTCTACTATGGATACGGATACTCAATGTTCGATGATATCGCGAAAAGCGAATTCAATCCAAACTATCACTTAGAGAAAGTTCGAAAGATCAAGATCTAAATAAAAAATAAAGATTGCTGGGTGGCAAGTTACAGAGTTACTTCTTGTATCTGAAACGCAAACCAAACATACTCTCGACAGTATTCCCCCAGCAATCCTTTTTATAGTCAGGTGGCTAATTGGTAACGCGCCCCGACAGAATGTTGGGGAGATTGCAGGTTCGACTCCTGTCTTGACTACAAAAAATATTAAGAATAATTTTAAACGTAAAGGGATTCTTAGTATTATAATAAAGTAAACAAGTTCTTTGAAAAAATTAATTATCGGGTAGTAATGCAAAAGGTTACTTCTTAGCTCAGCGGTTGAGCAATTTTCTTAAACAAAATAGGCCGCGGGTTCAATTCCCGCAGAAGCGCGAAAGCGTTACACCTTTGCAACTTTCTCCTGATAAACTTATTATAAGATGATAGCAAGCTGAATAGTTACTTCGTATGCATTTGGAGCACGTACATTGAAGGTTCGAATCCTTCTTCCCCGACTATATTACAAACAACTCATTGGGGAATGGCGGAACTGGTAGACGCGCGTTAAGAAACAACACTATTTGCAACATTCTTCATCTTAACTTATTAAAGGTAATAGTAATCTAAACCGTTACTTCGTCTGTTAAACGAGAGGTCGTTGGTTCGAATCCAACATGGGGAGTAATCCTCATTAGCTCAGCTGGATAGAGCGCTAAAATCTCGGTTGGAAACTTTCTTTACCTTTATCATTTGGAAGATATTCCCTCAGCTATGAGCTAATAGTAGTTTTGTTAAGTTCACTATAAGACTTAAGGTATCCTGCTGGCGATCCCATAAGAGACGGCTGCCTTTTTAGAGAGCGAAGAGTTTGGAAGCGAAGCTCTACCTTTGATCAGATGCTAGCATGAAGATCAAGCCTAAGAGGCCGGAAGATGGAATGTAAGCCGGCCTCTTTTTTAAACCTAATCGACTGGGTTTAAAAAACAAATAAGTTCATTGAATTATTAAGACGTAGCAAGATTAGAGGTACTTCGTAAACATAGGTTCGAATCCTATATTCCCCGCATGGAGAATTAGTCAAGTGGTAAAGACAGCAATCTCATAAATTGCCTTATAACAGCAAAACTCTATTCGTTTTCTCGTCTTAACTTATTAAGCTGATAGTAATAGAAAAGGTTACTTCGCGTGAATAGCTCAGTTGGTTGAGCGTTTAAATTGGGTTTAAAAGGTCACGGGTTCGATCCCCGTTTTATGCAACATAAATATGCCTTTCTAACTTTCTTCAGCTTATTTATTGGAAGGTGGGTGAGTGGCTAAAACCGGCAGACTGTAAATCTGTTCTCTCAGAGTACGGCGGTTCGAATCCGTCCCTTCCAACAAAAGATAGTGGACGCCTCTACCTATGCTGTCGACAAGCTAAGTAGGCTAAGGATAGTCATGACCCTCTGCCGGTGCACCGTAAAAATCGGGAAAGCAGTTAAGATTGGAGCGAGACGGGTACTCCATCACTATCTTTTATTTTTGGTCCTGTAGTTAATCGGCTATAACGCTGCCCTGTCACGGCAGTATGCCGGGTTCGATTCCCGGTGGGACCGCCAACACAATCCCCCTGCTTGCAAAAAGAAATTATAAGTCCGAGTAACCGCTCGGCTAATTTCTTGTTTATCTGGACTCATAGCTCAGCTGGTAGAGCAGTAGACTGTTAATCTATTGGTCGCAGGTTCGAATCCTGCTGAGTCCGCAAAAAATTGAATATATCCATGTATTTCAGCTGGTTAGAATATCACCCTGATAAGGTGAAGGTCGAAGGTTCAAGTCCTTCCATGGATACCATATGGAAATGTGTCAGAGTGGTTTATTGTACTTCCCTGCTAAGGAAGTGGTCGCTGTAAAGGGGCCCGTTGGTTCGAATCCAGCCATTTCCGCCAATCATCGTGACTTAGTGGAAAAGAACTAGCTCTCATAAGGCAAGTCAAGTGAGTTCGAACCTCACGCACGATACTAAAAAATAAAGAAATTATGAAAGTAATACTGACAGGAAATTTTGAATCATCTAAATTGATGCTTCGAGGAAGAGACCCATCGCCCAAAGGACGAAAGGGTTGGCGTAGTCGGGCCGCACAAGTTTGCATCAAGTTTACGAATAAATTGACGAAGCGCAAGTCAATGGTGTAAATCGACTCTCCCCACGTACGGCGTGGGGTTTATGGTGGTTGTAGCTCAGTTGGTTAGAGTGCTTGATTGTGGTTCAAGAGGTCGTGGGTTCGAGACCCATCTTCCACCCAAAAAATGCTCCTGTGGCGAAATTGGTAGCACGCGTTGGACTTAAAATCCAATGGACTGGAAAGTCCGTGTCGGTTCGACTCCGACCAGGAGTACTAAAGGAATAGCAGTGAAGCTGTTAGGTACGATAAGGTTAAATCACCCGAAAGTATTAAAAAAAGGGTTTATAGTAAACGTACAGACCAGAAACCCCGAAAGACCCGAAACTATTCCTTTTCTTTTACACCTTTAGCTCAGCTGGATAGAGCTCCTGATTACGGATCAGAAGGTCGGGCGTTCGAATCGCTCAAGGTGTACATATACATCAGTAGCTCAGTTGGTAGAGCACTGGATTCCAAATCCAGGTGTCGGAGGTTCGAGCCCTTCCTGATGTGCCATTTTGGTGATGTAGCTCAGTCGGTAGAGCAAGGGACTGAAAATCCCTGTGTCGGCGGTTCGATTCCGTCCATCACCACCAAAAGCCAATATGTTTCATGGTCAGGTTAGTCGCGGCGGCTAGCTGGTCTGCAAAACCACTGGAGTGAGTTCGACTCTCACCCTGACCTCTTTTTGATGTAGTCAATAAGATAAATAATAAAAAGTCTTATTGGGTTGGCACCTTTTCTTAAACTTATGCGCTGGATATCAGGCAAACTTTCAAACTTTACAGTATCTGGAAGTATTGCAGTATTAATAATGATTTCCTTTTTTACTTGTAAAACACTTGTTGTATTAGGCGCAGTCGACTATTCATATGGTCTTGGGCTATTTGAATATTTCTGTTTTATTTCATTCTGTTTACCTGGATATTTCATAATAAAAAAATTCGTGGATACTCGTGAATCGATTGGAAATCAGTCGCTTGAAGAATTTAAAACATTTGTAAATACTGCAGCTCTTGTTTCAATGGCTGACGCTAAAGGTAAAATTACTTATGTAAATGATAAATTCACTAAGGTTTCTGGTTACTCACTAGAAGAAGTGCTTGGAAAAGATCACTCTATTGTAAATTCAGGAGATCAACCTGATGGATATTGGGGAAAAATGTATTCTGACGTTCTTACTGGAAAAATATGGAATGATGTAGTTACAAATAGAGCAAAGGATGGCTCTCTATATTATGTAGATACTTATATTAAAGCTCAATTTGATCACCACGGTAAGCTTGAAGGATTTATGTCAATTCGTCAAGATGTTACTGAACTACAAAGAAAAGAGGCTGAGATATCTAATAGAATGAATGCAATTAATAGATCAAATGCCGTTATTGAATTTGACTTAGATGGAAACATTAAATTTGCAAACGCTTTATTCTTAAGTACTCTAGGTTATTCTTCTCATAGTGAAATTGTTGGAAAACATCATAGTATATTTGTTGAAGATGAAGTAAAAGGGACGGACGAATATAGAAACTTTTGGAAGATTCTAAGAGAAGGGCAGTTCTTTATGGGAGAAATTACTAGAAAGAAAAAAGACGGATCACTAATTTATCTTCAAGCAACGTATAATCCAATTATAGGTAACGATGGAAAACCGTATCGAATAATGAAGATTGCTACTGATGTTACTCAAAGTTTTAATCAACAAGCTGAGATTGAGAAAAAGAATACTTATCTTGAACATGCGGCAAAGATCTTACGTCATGATATGCACAGCGGAATCAATACGTATATGCCTCGAGGATTATCGTCACTTGAAAGAAGACTTTCAGATGAACAGGCAAAAGAGCTTAAAATTGAAGCACCGCTAAAAATGATTAAAGAGGGATTACGACACACTCAAAAAGTATATAAAGGAGTTTACGAATTTACTAATCTAGTAAAAAAGGAGGTAGTTTTGAATAGAGCTGACTGTAATATCAAGGACATTCTCGAGGACTACTTGTCCTCGACTGCATATAAACCTCAAGTGATAATCTCAGATCTAGGTCAATCTAGTGTAAATGAAGCTCTTTTCTGTACTGCAATCGACAACCTGATTCGTAATGGACTAAAATATAATGATAGTCCTACTAAATGGGTAAAGATCTCAAGAGAAGGAGACTTAATAATTATTGAAGATAATGGTAGAGGTATGAGTGGAGAAGACTTTAAACTCTTATCTCAGCCTTATACTAGAAAAGAAGGACAAAAAGAAAGTGGAACCGGTCTGGGTTTAAATATATGTGTAGCAATACTTGAAGAACACAAGTTTAAAGTTAACTGCAGTAAATTACCAGAAGGAGGAACACAACTAAAAATAAATATTAAAAATGATTGATTCAATTTTATTAGTGGATGACGAAAGCTTATTCCACTTAGTATTTGAAGATGCGTGTAGTCTACTAGATATCTCCCTATCTTTAGAGAGCATTGACAGTTCAGACGAAGCTGCAAAACTGTTTGAAGGATGGCAAAAAGATTCAGACGGTAAACCCGAATGTGTATTTGTGGATCTTAATATTATAGGTTCATCATATGATGGAATTGAACTTATCCGTAAGATTAATTTTGAATATGGTAACAATGTAGTAATTGGAATTATTTCCTCATCAGATGAACCAGAAGAGCAGGCAAAAGCAGTTCAATCTGGCGCACAGTTTTGGATTATCAAATCTGACGAAATTGAGCCTAGACTAGAGGAATTTAGAAATGACTATGAGTCATACCGAAATAGAACTGCTCCATTTAAAGTATACAGATAATGAAGTTTAGTAGAGAAGCCATTGATTCAATTATTGCTCTAAAGAAGAGAAATATTTATTTAGAAGGAAATATTATTAAGATCATTGAGTCGGATGATGAAGATTTTACTCAATATTTAGCTGAAGCTCTTGCTAGAGACAAAGAAAATCGTAAGCGTCGTCTTGATGTCACTAAACAAATACAGGGACAAAATTCTGAACTACTTAAAAAGAGGGAAGAAAACGAAAATCTTATGCTTGAGCTTAGAGAAACTTTAGTTGAGATGGAGGAATCTAAATCTCAAATCGAGTGTCAAAATACTGAACTTATTCAATGGAAAGAAAAGAATGAGATTATTGGAGAAGAGCTAAAGGTTGCACTAGAGCATGCAGAAAAAGCAAAAGAACTTGCTGAAACAGATCTAGACATGCTACAAAAAAGAACCCAATTTGAATTGATTGGGACAATTGTTAAAGTTGCTCTATATGTTATCATAGGAGTCGGTGCAGTAACTACAATTATGTACAGTATCGCTCTTTTTGCAGGAAAGGATACTCAAATTATTGGATCTACTTGGAGTAATATGTTTGGGATATTATTAACTAACGCATTTTCTATAATCGGTACGATTATGGGTGTAAAATACGCTAGTGAAAAACCCAAAAAAGAATAAAAAAATAAATTAAAAATGGCTGAGAAAAAACAAACACAGGGAAACTTATTTTTTGGATGGGAAAATATTAAGTGGTTTATTAAAGAAATTAGAGAAATGTATTCTTCTAGAAAATCATACTTCTCTAAAAAGAGAATTGAATCTGGAATAGCATTTGGAGTTGCTCAATGGGGAATGATTTTCTTCCTACTTGAAAAGCATACGGTTATGACTTCTTCAGATCTTGCGATTTGGGCAGGTATTGAGTTTGCTGTATCAGGATATATCGTTAATCAGATCCAAAAGGAGAAGAAAGGGTCTTCAGATGAGTCTGAGAACTCATAATAAAAATAATACAATAACTTATGTTACTAAAGAAAGGATCCTCTGGAGAGGACGTTAAGAAACTTCAGATAAAATTAGGCTTGACTCCAGATGCAGGTGTTGCACAGTTTGGCCCAAAGACGGAAGCCGCCGTTAAAGCATGGCAAAAAGCAAATGGTTTAAAGGATGATGGTATAGTAGGCGATACTACTTGGGGAAAACTATTTGGTGTAAATGATCAAATTACAGATGCAGTAACACAAGTTGCAGGTCTTGCAATAGATAAACTAAAAGGTCACATATCAGAGGCGGTATTTCAACAAATTGCAGGAACATGTGCTGCATTTAATATTACAAATAATTTAAGACTCGCTCATTTTCTTGCACAGTGTTCACATGAATCAGGTGGATTTAAAGCAGTTAGTGAAAACTTAAATTACTCCGCAGATGGACTAAAGAAAATATTTCCAAAATATTTTCCAGGAAACTTAAATGAATCATATGCAAGACAACCTGAAAAGATTGCAAGTAGAGTTTATGGTGGTCGTATGGGAAATGGTGACGAATCAACTAAGGAAGGTTACAAGTTTAGAGGTCGTGGATATATCCAATTAACTGGCAAAAGCAACTATGAAGCTTTTACTAAATTTATTGGTGAAGATTGTATCGCTAATCCCGATTTAGTTGCAACAAAATATCCATTAGCATCAGCTGCATTTTTCTTTAATAAAAATGGATTATGGTCAATTTGTGATAAAGGTGCGGATGACGCAACCGTTACTGCCGTGACTAAAAGAGTAAATGGCGGAACTATTGGATTAGCGGATCGTATTAAACACTTTAAGGAATATTATAACATACTTAAGTAAATCAGTATAAATAACAAAGGGAGATACCCTCTCCCTTTAAAATAATTCACACCTATGAATAAAGGAGAACGCTTCATATTCTATGGCAAATCAGGTGTGGTTAAAGGAATTGTTGCTAATTCTTTTGAAAAGGTAACGTATGATCTTAAACACGGAGTAAAAGTCGTAAAGCCATATATTGTTTCAACTGATGGGGAAACATATAATGAAAAACTGTGTTTAAAAATTGACTCGGAAATTGGTCCTAATTTCCTAAAGAAGTTACTAATCTTATTTAGCCGATAGCTCTCTTTATCTCCTTAACTCCTCCTACTTCTTTTAGGAGTATTCTAAAATTAGTTATTAGAGCATCAGTAGTAAGATTTTTTTCAATATCCTTTGGTGATGATTTAGAGAGAAGATCCCTTTGGAATTCGATAACTGTGCTAAGTATCATCTCCTTTTCTTCTGGAGAAATTGAATCAAGATCAATAGATTTAATTTTTGCAAGTCTCTCTTTAATGCTTGCACCTACCTCTTCAAGATTTGGAGTGCTTTCAGAAGTCATATATCTTTTTAGTGCAGACTGTACTGCGAATGTTCTTAAGTAGTAATTAAGAGAGTCTGTGAATTCTTTAATTTTACTATCGCCCATATTTGAAGAATCATAGATTAACTCTAAAAGAGAAGCCGTATCAATTTTTGCAGATTCTTTAGTTGGAGTAGCACATTGAGTTGCTCTAGCCATTACTGCATCAAGTTCAGAAGACTGAATTGAAAATTGAATAGTTGTTACATCCTTAGTTTCTTTAATTTTATTTGAATAATTTGCTCTCTTTAAACAGTCAACTAATTGACTTGATGAAATGGTCTTGAAACTTCCGGCAAGGTATGTTGAAGATCCTGGAGAAGTCAAGTAAATTGTGATATCCTTAGACTCTCCATAAATAGAAGATATTAACTCATCTTGACTTGCAGTTAAAGTAAGAGCAATAGAACCTTGAGAATATTCAAGGTCATACATTGAATCTGGCAAATTAGCTAATAACTCCTGCAGACCCTTCAAGTATTCTTCATCCAGTTCAGTGAGACGACGTTTTGGTATCTCAAATACATAATATGATTTTTGAGATTCATTTAGAGCAATCCAATATTTAAAGTCAAGTAAATTCATTAATAATTTAAAAATTCTAATCCATTTGCAGCAATAAGATCGAAAAAAGAATCTGCTGAGTCTTCATATACAATAATTCTGCCTATGCTAAGAAGTGCAAGATTTTCATCTAGATCAAGTTCAAGTAGATAATTTGAACCACCGTAATTAAAAGTAAATTCAATAACTCCTCCTCTTACTCGTAATCTTACTCGATTTGCACCAGAATCTTCTAAGTATTCTTGGATACGCTGCGCGTGATCTAATAATTGAAATTCTGGTTCATTACCACTAGGTTGATCAAAATCACGAAGCTCACCCGAGTCGTCGATGTAAGCTTCGTTGATAAATTGTTGATATGTTTTTGCTTTATGCGTCATTAAAAATCAGTTTCAATACTAAATTTCTTAACCGCCGATCCAGCTAAATATAACATTAGGTCCCAAGTGTCGCTTGTTACTGCGCCTTGATGGAAAGTACCATAAAAAGTATTTCCAGTAACAAAGGTACTACCGACACCGTCTGTAAACATTATTTCAATATTTTTGAAACCTTTTTCATATCGAGTTTTATCAGTAGCGGTAATCTTTGTACTTGCTTTAACTTTTGATCGAAGTTTTGATAATTTTCCCTTCCAGTCGCCGGTCCATTTTGGATATAGAACATCGTTCCATGCTTCTGATTCACTATCATCCCAAGTACCTTTATATGCATCAAAATTATTTCCTTCAACAAATGTTTTAATTGCCGTACCTAGCGCAATTACCTCTTTATCCACTTCTGCAGTAGTTGCTCCAGTAGCAGTAGTCACGGTCTTAGGCGAACCGGAAGCATTAAGTTTTGCGTCTAATGGATTAGTTCCATATGCTGCGGTTAATGCCGCCGCATCACTACTTGCAGACCATTTTCCATTTATGTATACTTCCCAAGTTTTAGATGAAGTAAATCGATAAATCTTAGTACCAGAGTCTTCCCATTTACCTGCACTATTTTTAACAAGTTTAATAAAATATCCACCGGCATTTGGATTCTCTCTATTTAATCGTGCAATTGATGTTGGGTTAAGTAGAAGTCCCCAAGAGTCTTTCGCACCATATCGAGTATTCCACATTTTATTAATTACTTTATATTGGTTAGGTTCCTTACCTTCTATTTCATAAATATCTTTACTTGAAACAACAGCGTTATTATTATTATTATTATTTCTCACTACGCGTTGGCCTCCACCGCCGCCTCCACCAGTTGCAGTATCAGCTGCTCCAGTATCAAAACCTTCCATAATTACAGTTACTCCATCTAATCCTAAATATGTTCTAGACTCTTTAACTAATTTGAATTCTTTCATCATTCGATTTACGAAATCAGGTTTAATTGTAGTTGCATCATTATCAGGATATTTAGGATCAGTTAATCCAATTTTTAGGTAAGCAATTAGATTTTTAGTCTTATCTCCATATAGCTTATCTGCAGTTGTCTTCAAGAAAGCCGCAACTGGGGCTTTTGCTTTAAGTGCTCCACCCTGATAAGTCTTAAGATTATCTAGTAGTATTTGTTGGAATTTTCCAAATTCTACATCACCTTTTGAACCATATTTGAATCCTTCTTCAGGAACCTTAACATCACCTGTTGAAACTATTCCAGGTACGTTTTTAGCCGCTGCTAAAAATACATCTACGTCAAAACCTCTAATTACATCTGATTCTGATTCGACGATTCGAGTTCCTGATAAATCCAAGTAGAAACCATTAGATTCAGCCGTCTGTACATATGTAATTTTATCAACTAAGAGTTGAGTTATTTCGTTCTGTTCAAGTTCACCAGCAAATTTATTATCTTGGATAGCAAAACCTGCATTCAATGCTTTTATGAATAATTGTGAAGCTGGGCCTAATTTGTCAGCACCCGCCTCTGCTCTTACTTTAGCCATAATCGGAGCAGTTTTTGCTCGAGGTTCGCTTAATATCTTATTGTAGGCAAGAGTAACAAAGTCAACTAATTTAGGATCAGTTGAGTCCATCATTGAAGCAATAGGATAAGGTAATTTAAAACCAGCTACTGCGCTGTTCGCTCCACCGCCAGCTCCACCGGAACCTTTTTGACCAGATACAATATTTGCGATTGCTTTAGTATTTAATATTGCTCCGCCTAGTGCTTGGCCCAATTCTTTTGAACTAACAAATCTAACTTGTGAATTGATTCCAGGTTGAGATGGATCCTGCATCTTAAGAGCATTTTTATTATAGATCTTAAAGATAACAACTTGTTTTCTATCATTATCTTTACCTACTTCGTATACTACAACGTTATTTGTTAAATCTTTTAATGCAGAATAGTAACTAATTATTTCACCTTGGCTCTGTATCCAAGCTAGAAGAGCATCAAATCCATCAATTGTCATTCGGCCATTACCATCAATAACATCTGCATCATTAACGATTTTTAGCTTTAATGTGCTTTTATCAACAGGTATTGCAACAATCTTATTATTTTTATCTCCACGTTCTCTTTCTCTTCCTGGAAGGTCATCTTCATTTAATTTTCTCCAGTCTCCGAATTTTTGAATGATATGGCTCATAGTTATGGGCGTATTATTTTTATTATTTATCTGCGGTCTCCTCTTCAGTTTGGTGTAATTCTTCCCAATATTTGGCAGATTCTTCCTGTAGAGTAACCCTTTCTTCACTAGTCATTGGACGATCTTCATTTTCCCAAAGACTTACTACTACCTCCTGTAAGTGAAGAGGTAAATAGTGCCATGCTATTATATCTAAACCATTTGAATCAATCATCTGCTCAAATTGCATAGCGTAATCGCAAAAGTCTCTTAACGTAGGACAGTCCTTCTTTCTTACATGCTGAGTTAATAGTGTAAACCATGATTCTTGGTGTGAGCTAGTTTCCCATTTTTCAAGAAAATCTAGTCTTTGTGTGTCTGTAAATTTCATATTTTTCTTTATTTTATTTAAACTCTTAACTTTTTTTTAGTTCTTTAATCAAACTAACAACGTTTAATTATTTAAAAAAGTAAACATTAACTTAAGAAATTGTGAGACAATTAAAAATTACACCAGATCGACTAACTAATAGAACTGATAATATTTCAAGATATTTCACAGATGTTTCAGGCCGACCGATTCTTGGTCCAGAAGAAGAATTTAGTATTGGATTAAGAGCAAAGGCAGGAGATGAAGAAGCTATTGAGAAATTAATTTCATCGAACTTAAGATTTGTAGTGTCTGTTGCAAAACAGTATGCATCGACTGGTGTCCTATTAGAAGACCTAATTTGTCAAGGAAATATTGGATTATGTGATGCTGCTCGACTATTTGACCCAACTCGTGGATTCAAATTTATCTCATTTGCAGTATGGCATATTAGAAAAGAGATATTAGCCTACTTAAATTCTGATCAGCGTACTGTCAGAATTCCTCAAAATATCTTAAATGATCTAAATAAGATTAGACGAGCGGATGAGACTATTCTTCAGGAGCAAGGTCGATATGGAACGGCTGACGAATTACAAGAAGCAATATCTAGAACTGGAAAAGATTTTACAATTGATCACATTACTCGAGTAACTCGTGCAGATACTCGATCTGTTCCATTGGAATCTGATAATCCAGATGAGTATGGTGCACCAATCGATTGGTTAAATAGTGGAAATACTACTACTCAATATACTGATGAATCTGATGTAAGTGAAATGGTAAAAATTGCTCTATCTAGATTAACTGGAGTTCAGAGAGATATTGTTATTAGACGACTTGGAATTAGTGGTGATGAACCTGAAACTTTTTCCACTATCTCTAGTCGATATGACCGAACTCCTGAATGGGCAAGATCGATCTATACTAAATCTATTAGAATCATGCAAGTAAGACTTAAATCATCTAAAGAGTCAATCGGTCGAGTTCTAGATCATGAATCTTGATCAAAGTATCCCTTACGAGTATTGCGCTTAACTGAGAATTGTGGATCGTCAAAGTCAATATGATCAAGTATCCATCGCATGGCAACTCGGTAAAACTGATCTTCTGGTATAGCGCGAAGATCTTTAATTCGAATATCCATTGAACCTACTAATCTATTTCGTATGCCTAAATCGATTCCTTTTGGAGTCATTCGGCGAATTACCTTTGGACCAGGAAAAAGACCGATCGCATATTTATCGCGTGGTCGATATCCAGGAAAACTAAAAAGAATTGATCCATTAAATAATTGAGTCTTAGAAGAAACTAATTCAAGACCCCGTTCCTGAAGTTCCTGATATTCTGGACTATTTACGATCTCTTGGATTTCTGGAACATTTTCAATAATTGTAGGGACTCCTCTCTTTCTAAGAAAAGAGATAATCTCATGATCATCAATCATTCCAAGCTCAGCAAGTTGACGTAAATCTTCTATTTTTTGATTTACGTTCTCTTCTGATTCGTTCTCAAATAACCTGGACCACTTTCCAAATCCTGCTACAAAATTCTTCACACTCGTAGTTTTTTATTATTTATCTAAGACAAGAAAGCCCGAACTCTCGCTCGGGCCAACCGTAAATCGCCTAGGGTAGCAGACGATTTATAGTAATCCTAATTCTTTAAGTAGATCATCTGCACTCTTTTCGTGACGAGCTTCATCGTTTGAAAGTTGTTTATATCTCTTGATCTCCATAATATCATGTTTAGTAAGTTCTCTATTATCCATATTAAGTAGTGGATAAATTGATCTAAAGTATTTTGCCCATATTGGCTTCATCTTTCTAAAGATTAGACCCTTTAGTGCAGAGTTATCATAAAGATCCATCATGCCGTGAAACCAAATCATCAAGTCAGCAGTCTTAAGTTGTCCTTGAGAGATAGCCTCCTCAAATTCTCGAGTTAATGCATCAGAACGATCATTAACCTGTTGTTCATCCTCATTGTTCTCATTTAGTCTAATCCAGTTTCTAAATGTGTCTACATATCTATGTTGAGCCATTAGTATCCTAATTTTATTTTTATTTATTCTTAGCTCTTATAAGTAATTCGCCAATCACCTCTATCTTGCCAACAAGTCGCTGAAACGCAGTCTGTTCTAATTTGATCTTACCGGAAGTTCCGCGAGATAATTCTTTTACTAGAGAACCGAGTTCAGAAACAAGTGATTTTTCATCAAACTTGCCAGAGGCTGCCTTCTTGTAATACGGAAGTTTTACAACAAAATGTTGATATGTGAGTAGAGCAGATCCTCCTTTTGCCTTAGCTGCATCTGAGATTTTAGTCGCTCCTTCAAGACGAGCTTGTGCAAACTCTTCAAAGGTAGAATTCTGAGTTTTAGCTTCATTAATAAAGAGTGAATATGCCTTGATTAAGTCTTCCATTATATCTTTCTTATTATTTATCTGATAAAATATCCCCTAAACTTTTAAAGGAGTCAAAGTATAAAACTATATGATGAAGATATCAATAATCGCACACGACCACAAAAAAGCTGAAATGGTCGGCTTCGCAATGAAGAATAAAGAATTTTTTCAATCAGTTGAAATTACAAGTACTGGCACGACTGGCCTACATCTAGAGTCTGCTGGACTTAAGGTAAATAAGAAGGAGTCTGGTCCAAAAGGAGGGGACGCTCAAATAGCATCAATGATTGTAGATAGTCAAATTGATCTAGTATTCTTCTTTATTGATCCTCTAACAAGTCATGCGCATGAGGTTGACGTACAAATGTTATTGAGACTCTGTAATGTGTATAATGTGCCGATTGCAACTAATCCAGCGACTGCTGAACTTATGATAAGAGCTATAAGCCACACAGCTTAAAAAACTCAGCATAGTCAAACCTGATTCCTTCCTTCTTAAATTGTTTGACCTGTTTATCTGCTAGTGACTGACGATTCTCCTTGTCCTTAACTCCTCTAAGAATCTGGGCAATTCCCTTTACCATAGGTCTCTCATCCCTGGTCGAGAGATCCTTAATTGACTTGGCTTCATTAATAAATTGGGAATAGAGTTTGATTACGTCCTGCATAATACTGAATTATTTTAACTTCCTAGGAACTGGATATTTTCAGGTCTCCACTCAACTACTCCATTTGCCTCGTATGGGAAAGAACCCATTGTCGCTTTAGCTAATTTATCTAGGGGATCCTCTATCTTAGGGGTAGGCAGGGGCCCATATTGAACTTCGCGTTTAGTCGAGTCACTGTGCTTAATTACATTACCGCTAAATACTCCGTCCATCCTAATTATACCTCTTTTCCTCCTCCTTGAGTTGGAGCAGTTGTTGAAATCATGCTACCTGCTAGGGAGGCAATACCATTTGAAAGTTCAGGATTTTTAAAGTGATCTACGAAACCTAGCATATTAGCAATCTTATAGCGATTTAATTTTACCTGATCAGAAGAGTTACCATCAACTGAAACAAAGGAGTCTCCCTCAACTTTAACCACAATACCCGTATGACCGCCGCCTGTACGTGACTTGATAAAAATCTGTCCAGGTTTTACTAGTGAAGGGTCAGCAATTGCTGCCTTAGCATCGATACAACTTTCGGGACTCCTCTTCTTGGACTCGTTCCAAAAGGTAAGTACTGCACCAGTTTTGTATAGTGGACTAGTTAGTGACTTGCTCTTACAGAATTCTTCAAAGATTGCATAGACAAATGCCATACACCAAGGATTACCTGTACCGAGTCCAACTGACTTAAGGAAACCTTTGACCATCTCGCCAGCATTATTGCCCTCTTCCCTCTTACCAACATATTTTTTAAGTATGCCAACTAGATTACCAGCATCTGCTGGGCTGGCTGTAATGGTGGCCTCGTTAATAAACTCATTGAATGATTTTAGCATCAGGGTTGGGTAATTTTTATTATTTATCTTTGCTGAGCCTGACGAATTGTCCAAGGATGGGCGTCCAGTGCAAGCTGATAGATAAATCGTGCCAGGATCTCGTCGGCCGGTAGTTGACCGTCGAACTTTACAAAACCCGAAGAGTTAGGGTGCCGATCGTATGCAGCAGTTCGGATATCTTGAGGATAGACAAAATACTGGAATTGACTAGATCTACCTGGATCGCCGTATCTGTTTTGAAAAGTATTAATGCCAGTCTTGGCACGGAGGAGATCACGAAGGGGCTCCATCTCGCGCATTAACCTCCCCATACGGGAAAGCTGTTTACCCGTTAAGCCTGGAGGTAGCGGATACCTAAAGAGTATCTCTTCCACCTGGGCCGGGGTCAATTGAAAGTAGAAGGTACCGTTCTTCTCTTGACGAGCAGTAGTGTAGTCAGTTGGAGTAATACCCAGCTCAGCAAATACCCCTCTTAACAAGGCAAGGAATTCTTCCCTACGCGATGTACCATATTTTTGGCGGTGCATTGCCTTAAGTTCACCAGGCTCGGCAAAACCTAGATCGACCAGTTGTTTAAGATCTTCCATCTCCTGATCTAGATCCCCTTCAGACTCTCGAACCACCCTAAAGTCTCTATATTTAGTAATATGTTTCATGCAAGTTTATTTATCAAGGGGGAAATCCAGTGAATACCACAAAGGGCCGCCAATCAGCAGCCCCTAGTCTGTTATAATCTTCTAGTCTCTCCCGCTGTCTGCATGTAGCATCTCGTCATTGGCAATATCGTATACCATATCAGAGTTTGCACCAAGTTCAGCAGCCGCTCTAAAGATCTTGTCGTAGCCTAAAAACTCGCCGTCTTCAGTATAGTCATCTTCGCCCTCTTCAATATCGATACTCTCTCCACCAAAAGAGACCATTGACCAGCTGGTACCGCCAACGCCGTCACCGGTTTCCCATACTGCGATTCCTTTGTGTTTTCTGCCAAGATCCCCGCCGAATGCTCCCTTATATCTATATTCATGGTCTGACTCGTTCAAGAATTGTCCAAACTTTTTAATTTGATTCTTCATCATAATCTATTTTTTAGTTATTTATACAAAAGGCTGGTACCAAATTAAAAATTCCTGGGGGATTTTTTTCCCGGTGGAGAGGGGACACTTATCCAAGGGGGTGAGGTCACAAAATTTGCAGTGCTCTATAATTATAAGGGGTGTACACGTACACGGGAGAGAAACAAGAAACCCCGAGTCTAATAGACCCAGGGTATCCTCTTACCTAATAAACCATTAAAAATATAAATGAAAACAGAGGAATCACTCTCCATTACCTAGTTATTATACCCAGGTTCCAATATAGATTAAAATAGGGGAGAGAAAAAGGCTGGGGAAGGGCTCCTAGCCATGGGGGATTCTCGGGGCCCGGTGAGGGCTCACATTTTCGGGGCCAGGATGGCCTATAGTTACAAAATTTAACTCGAAATTGCTAGCTAGTCTATCTAGCCTATCTAGTCTGTCCTGGTAGGCGCTCGGCCAGGCGCTCCCAGGGGCCTCCAGGGGCTGAAAAAGTACCTCCAGGAGCCTATTCTGGCCGGCTGGTCCATGACTCCTGGCCAGGACCGTACCTGGAGCTGCAGTTCGGCTAGCCGGGCCAGCTAGCTGTCTATTAGTCCGGTCTCAGGCGCTCGGCAGGGCACTCGCTTGGGGCAAAGATTAATCCAATCCGGTCTCTGGCCAGGTCAGCTTGGCCAGTCTGCCGGTTGGCGTGGCCAAGATTAATCCAATCGCGTCTCTGCTAGACTCTTGACCCCTTAGCCAAGCTTGCTAGTCTGTGCACAAGTGTCTCTTGCGCTTAGCTAGTCTGTTGCTTAGTGTCTCTTACGCTTAGCTAGTCTGTTGCTTAGTGTCTCTTGCGCTTAGCTAGACCAGTGATAAGCGTCTCTAGTCCGTTTGGAATTCGAGGAGACCGACTAGATCCTGGTAGGAGTCTTGGAAAAAGTGGATGTCTTGCGGATGCTAACCCCTTTTCTGGTCTCTAGACTTTTATGCTAGGCAAGTTGTCGGGATTAGAATAGATTGGTTATATTTACTATCAGGCTCGGTTCGCGGGGAGTACAGCTTTTTGCTAGGCTAAGAATGACGAGTACTCTCTAGCTATTTAGTTTAGAAAACGCATTACCGATTAGAGTATTATAGTTATATTTACTATATAACTTAATAACAAAAGGATTATGAAAACATTTTTAACTATGGTAGCGCTGATGACAGGATTAGTATTGGTTGCTTTCGGTAATGATTGGGGATTATTAGGACTTGCTCCTGGATTCTTGTGGATGTTAAAGGAGGATATTAAAGAGGAGTTAGAATCATAGGTATGGGGATTAGAATGTTTATTACCGTTGAGCTGGCTAGGCTGGCTCTTCGGCTTGTACCTAACGGGGTAGAGACACGCGGATACAGACTTGATGTACGAAGAGCGGAGCATCGAAGCCAAAGAGTCGCGTACAACCGGACTCAAAGGAAATAAGGAAGGCGGGAAATTACTCCCGCCTTTTTTAGATCTAGTTGACTCGCGTCTCCAGCTTTTTTTATTCCAAAACGCATTACCGATTAGAAGATTATAGTTATATTTACTTATAACTTAAAAACATAAAGTATATGAAAACTTTTGAAATGGTAACTTTAAGATTCTTACAATTGTTAAGTATCTGTTTGGGAACAATGGTAATCTTTGCTATTGGCTACGCGTTCGTTCAGATCGCTATCGGGAACGTTCATAGCACTGCAAGCTTCGAGTTCTAAGTATCCCAATCTTCTTGTAATTAATATACTGGCGAGCCTCAAAACTCGCCTTTCTTTTTTCCCATAGTGTAGCTATTGGAGACCCATAAGCAGGTCTCTAATGGAGAAATTAAGAGCGAACTTAACGGTTCGCTTTTTTTATGTAACCTGATCAAGCGGGTCTCTTGATATTTAATTCCTAAAACGCATTACCGAATTGTATAAATTGGTTATATTTACTTATAACTTAAAAACAAAAGATATGAAAACATCAGACATCAGAGCAGAGATTGTAGAATTGATTAACTCCGGAATGTTAAACGTTCCAAAAATAGTTAGTTATTTTAAGACTTACAAACCAGAGGCGGACCTTACTGTGGTTAGAGAAGAGGCGAAAGAATTAGTTGCACAAGTAAGACAAACAATTAAAAGAGGATACTAAGATGATAAGAAAAAAGAGAGAACAGAAGGAACTAGTAATCGATCTTACTGGACCTGACGGAAACGTATTTGTGCTAATGGGATACGCTCGTCAACTGAGTCGCCACGTAAAGGACCTGTATGAGGAGGAGATGCACACTAATCGTGAACAGAATAGGATTCTACTAGAGCTAGGTCTAGCAGATACCAAAGCTTTTCCTGAAAACTTGGCAGATCAAGTGATTGCAGAGATGACCTCATCAGACTATGAGAATGCGGTGCAAGTATTCGACCGGTACTTTGGAAGCTTCGTGATATTGGAACGATAAAGGATTCAATACTCCGTTTAGAGACTTGGGGTTGGCTTGTGCCAGCCCTTTGTTGTTTACTCCGTAGTCACCTTTTTTTGATCAAGACCTGACTATCGCGTCTCCCGTCTTTTTTAAAATTATTTTTAGTTTTTTCTCACAGGTTTAAAAAGATTGGTTATATTTACTTATAACTTAAAACAAAGAAGATTATGAAAGCTAATGTAAAAGAATTAATGATGAATGCTAAAGAGGCATTGGTAATGGGTAATAAAGAGGTAGCGAGCGATAACTTAAATAGAGGAATCATCGTCCTATCCAGATTGACTCAAGAGGGAGTGGTAAATACTGAAGGTGCATCAGTTGACAGATGGAAAGAGAGATTTTGGTTTGAGTTAGAAGTCAACGATCTACTTGAAGATTAGAGACACCTCAACCCGACAAGAATCCGGCAAGTCCGGATTTTTTTATGGAACCTGCCCTCAATTTGGAGTATATAATAAAAAGGAGACCGACTATGGAAGCACAGATCCAAACTATATTAGACCAATACTACGACGGTGTAGTACCCGATATCAAAGATTTACAGATACTTGACGAGTCTCCTGACTTGGGAATCCTGTGTATCAGATGGAGAGACGGTGACAGGACAGTCACGGTAAAGTCAATCCTACACGATGGTAAATTATTATTAACCGAATTGAGATGATAAAGAAACCTTTTCAAGAGTGGGCACGCGATCTAGAATCGGAGATTGTATTAAACAGTGATGGAATCTATTTTTTCCAATGGACTCTCGAAGACGAGTATGAGTCTAGACTAAGCGAGGCTCTGGAATATTTTAGCGGCCGACCTGACTACTTGAGACAGGAGTGTCAAGAGCATCTTATCGAATTGGATCAATTGGAGGGGCGCTTTGTCGAGATCGAAGAGTACGAGAAATGTGCTGCGATCCGAGACTTGCGAATCGATCTCCTTGCAAGATATAAGCAATTTTTGGATTAACCTGGATTCCAAACGTCTCTAGACAAATCTGAAATTTTGTAGAAAAAAAGTGCTAAAAAGTTTTTCTTGTTCAAATAAAATAGTTATATTTACTTATAACTTAAAAACATCGAGCATAATGCAAAATTTAAAAACACAGATTCACAATGTCGCAATGACCAGATCACTAATTGATTTGGAGACAAGCTTCCTTATTAACATTAAATCAAACCTTAATAAACTTCTTACTGAAGAGATTGAGGGAGTTGACGAAATGGCGAAACAGATAATTCGTAGCACTTGGAAAGCAGAGATTGCGAACATTGAGTTGGAACTAATTAAGAGAAACTAGGATATGTATAGAAGAATCAGAAAATCAATTAAGGCGATCCAAAGAAGGAGACGCTCAATCAAGCTGGATAGACCAATAAAAACCCATAACCATGAAGAAGGTTGTTAGAGACCCGCACAAGATCAGGCTCACAGCTAGTCGCGAGTCACAGAAGAGTCAAGGATTTTTCGATGGTAGATTCGTAGCGCGAGTAGAGGAGTCGAAGAAGAATTATAAACGTAAACCAAAATACCTTAAAGAAGATGATGAATGATGAATAGACCAGTAAAAACCCAAACATCCAAAGAAGATGAGGACTAAAGAATTATACGCAAAAGACCTAGGTAATGGCAAGACACGAGTATTTGGACCGTGTGTCTTTACTGGAGAAGAATACAGTTGTGAAGTACCTACACAAGGTTTCTGGAGACACCAAGCAGGGGAGCACATACAGACCGCACTGCCGTCGGTTAGTGCCGATGACAGAGAGTTCCTGATCTCGGGAATCTCACCGGCTGGTTGGAAGAAGACTTTCGGCTAGTCAAGTTTTTAAGTTATAGGTTGAAGGGAGCTCACAAGGCTCCCTTTGCTGTTTACTCCGTAGTCCTATCTGAGACCTGTTGCTGTGTCTCCTTTGAGCAACGACAGTAATTCTTATATAGATTACAACACGCTTGAATCTTTCCATACTTCTCTTCGTACTTCTCTTCAATCTCTCTTACAATCTTTAGATCTTGACCACTCATCTCTTATTCTGCTTTATTGTATTTATACTAGGTTTATTGGATCAAGAGTCTGATCAAAGAGTCTCTAGCTATTTTTATTCTAGAACGCATTACCCATTTAAAGATTATAGTTATATTTACTTATAACTTAAAAACAATAGTATTATGAAAACATTTAATGTAGCCCTTCTGTCTGATGACACAACAATGAAAATGAGTTATTTCTTTAAGGTCAATGCCAATTCAGAAGAAGAGGCAATCGACTTAGCCAGAAATAATCTAAGAGGTATCATCATAGACCAATATGGTAAAGATGATTTTCACTTTGAAGTAGTTGAGAGTGACTTAAATGATTTTACACCAGAAATCTTTGAGTTGGTTGAGATTTAAAATCGACCCCTTATTACTGAGCCCGAGAAATCGGGCTTTTTCATGCAGACTGGCCAAGAGTCTCCAAGAATTCTTAGAGACTCGATGAATCCGGGTAGATGTCTTGGAAAAATTGGATGATAAGCGTATGCTAACAATTGAGCAGGTCTCTTGATATTTAATTACCCGATTCCTACCAACATATATAAGAAATTATTATATTTACTTATAACTTAAAAACAAGATATGAACAAGAAAAAACTAATTGACAAGGCAGAAGCATTCTTAAAGGACGCTGGATTTACTAATCAGGATTATATCATATCCTTACAAGGACCCTCTGTGATATTCGCCCAAACAGGACAAGAGAAATTATCAAAGGATTTAATCCTTAAGGCAGACCTCATGCATTTGGGAATTATCCTAGTATAGAGATATTCATTAGGGAGAAGAGCCGGTTTATTACCGGTTTTTCTTTGCTTAATCCAAGCGGGTCTCTAGTCTTTTGTACCAAAAAGTTTCCGCCAAATTTTCTTATTTAAAAGATTTTGGTTATATTTACTTATAACTTAAAACAAAAGGATTATGTACAGTTTAAATTGCGACTACTACACAAAGGAGTTTCCATCCATCGACTCGCTCATCGGCGACGTTGTAGAGAGTGGGATGGACCCCAACTACGAGATTACCCACAACGGCGTGGGCATTGGAGAGATGGCCATCGACTTAATCCAGTTCTGATTATGGAGACGTCACTACTCAGCATGCTCCACGAGTTGAATTCATTCGTGCCATGCACTCAGCATTTTAAAGCGGCCGCTGAATCTGGAATCACGGTCAGTAATAACAAGAAATTCGCAGGTCTCGTAAAGGAATACTCCGCTGGAGACTATGACGAGTGCCCCGAACTCCTAGTACAAAGATTAACCCACTTAATCCATTAAGCTATGATAATTAGAAAAGGAGAAAAAATAGAGATTGCGGTAGGAACCCGTGTAGAGTTTACAATTGGTGACGAAGTATTCAATGATATTATCACGTTTATTGGAGACGGGGTAATCGAGGGCGAGAAATTCGATCTTACTCATACCCGATTTCGAGTCTTGTAATAAGAACATATCCAAAGAGACAGGGGTCAGCGAGAGCTGGCCCTTTGTTGTTTACTCCGTAGTCCTGTCTAGGAGCAGGCTACCGTGTCTCTTACCATTGTTCTTCGTAAGCATCGCCGATTGCTCGAGTAAAATCCTCCATGTCGTGTCCCTCTTCTTCAAGCCTAGCTTCTATCGCTCGTCTCTCCTCTTTATCTGTCGTGGAGACCCATTCCCTAGCAGCGCGCTTAAGCTCCTTACGTTTTGAGTGGCGCCCAAACAAGCTCTCGTTCACGAATTGACCGTATGTCTTAACTTCACGTTTCATCATTCTGTAATTTTTTATTATTTATCCTGTGCTACCAGGTCTCTTGACTTTCTTTACCCTAAGATTTTCAAGTATCAAAGATTATTGTTATATTTACTTATAACTTAAAAACAAAAAGAAATGAAAGCAGGGAAATATTATGTTGGAGATCTATGCTATGTGCTAGGAGACCGTTGGGACGAGGTATGTGACCTCATCATCGTGGACCACAAATGTTTGGACGGAGAGTTCGAACTGAAGGATGGGACCAAGTTCGCGATCTATGGAACCGCCCATGGAGATGGATTCTATAGTGACCAACAGGGTAACGGGTATCCAGTAGATTCAGGATCGATTGGTTGTGTACTTGTTGATGATATAACAGAAGGTGAGCTCGATAAGATGGGAGGTAACATCTTCGATTTTGAAGAGCATTTTGAAACGGGCGAGGAAGATGGAATAATTTATATTGGAGATATTGAGATCGATACTCAAGGTTACGATGAGGACTACGACGAGGACGAAGAGGAAGATTATTAAGAAGTTGTTTTAAGTTAAAGGATTGGCTCGAGTAATCGGGCCTTTTCTTTTTTGGTTGGATCAAGACTTGTAATCGCGTCTCTAGACTTTTGTGTAAAAATTTTTCACCAGAATTTTAAGTATTCGATTATTATGGTTATATTTACTTATAACTTAATAACAAACCAATTATGTCAGTAGCTAAAAGTAAACAGGAATGGTGGAGCCTAGTAAGAGCAGACCTTGCTAAGTGGAATTCAGAGAACCACCCAGAAGATCGCATGGGTATCCAAGATTGGATCGGCGAAGTTGGACCTAATATCCATGGATGGATCGCGTTCAGAGACGAGTACGGCGATTGGGATGTCTCGTTGGATGGATATCCAGAAGAAGAGGACGAAGACGATGAAGATTATTAAGAATCATGGCACCGTGTCTCTTGAAAAACTTTCAAAAAAGTTTCCACCAAATTGTCAAGATTAAAATAAAATGGTTATATTTACTTATAACTTAAAAACATAAAGATTATGGTATTAGAACCGATTACACCAGAAACGTTACGCGCTCGCCTAAGAGAGGGAGTCGTACAGTTCGCTTTCAAGAAAGTGGATGGAACCCTACGCACAGCAGTAGGCACAACAAACCTTGCCACGATTCCCACAGAGAATCATCCAAAGGGCACAGGAAACCCTTCTGACAAGTCTGTTAGATTCTTCGATATTGAGAAGAGAGAGTGGAGAAGTGTGAGTATCCTACGTGAAATCTACTTGTAACATGAGCACACTAAAGGTAGGAGACACTGTAATGTGGCGTGGCGGATTCGGGAGTGAACCGCCGCGCAAAGCGAAAGTGGTAGGCATAGAGCTATGTAGACCTGGAGAAAAGTATGGGGAACCCAGAGAGTCTGTCGATTGGAGCAAAATCAACTCCGTAGTAGTCGACTTGGACAACGGTCACTGGGCGAAGGGTCATCAAATCTCTCGAGTATGAGTATCCTAAGGTTTACAGATGGTGAGAGCTTCGACCTTTCGGGGCCCATCAGAAAGGAGGAACGATACGACGGATGGTACGTATTAGGAAACGGACAACTGATTCCTGTAAGGGACGAGGAAGAGGCGAATAGAGTAATTGAACGATTAACTAGATAAAGGGGTTTATTTAAGTTAGAGACTAGGGGTCAGCGAGAGCTGGCCCTTTGTTGTTCCTATAGGTTTACTCCGTAGTCCGATACCCCTGCCCGCCGAGACCCGTGGAGACCCCAGCTGCCATGGGTGTCGGAGCTCAATCTAAAAGTGTCGGTTTTGGATCAAGCTGGATTAAGCGAGTCTCTGCAACTATTTTACTGTAGAATTGTCATGGTTCAAACTTAATAGTTATATTTACTTATAACTTAAAAACCTACAATCATGTTAAAAGAAAAAGTATTTCAATTAGTGCACCTTTACATTGAGGAGAATTGGGGTTGGCTTGAACTAACGTGGGATATCAAAGAGGACTCCCACTTTGCCAATGACCTAGGACTGGATTCATTAGATCTTATTGAGTTGATCATGGAGATCGAGAATAACTTTGGGGTAAGGATTCCCGAGGAGTTAGAGGGAGCTGAAAGAGTTAGTGACCTGCTCAATTTCCTTGAAGGAGCCGAAGGTCTTATGATTCCCGAAGAGGTTCGACTTACCCTTTATGGCCGAGGAGAGGAGACTCAAGGGACTGAAACGTTTGTGGCGCCAAGAGTAAAAAAGCTAGCGTTCCTTAGCGACGATGAGGTGTATGGGATGGATAAAACTCTTCATGGGGATATCGAGACGTACGTTAACGAGGAGATTGCCAATTGGACTGAGATGTGCGAGTGTGAGGAGGAGGGCGATGGGCTAGACTTTGCGCTTAGCTCGTCGTATCCAGCATGGAGAGTACGCAACGATGGAACAATAGATGTTGTGATCCATGGAGATTCTAAACGATCCTTTAACTTTGGATGGGAGGACGAGGATGGGCGATCTAGGACTTCGAACGCTCTTGATCTTCTTCGAGGAAACGTTAGCTATCGATTCTTTAACACTGAAAAGTGTAACAACGATCTCCCTAATGATCTCGCTGAACGAGCGGTCAAACTCTTTAAATAATCTACTTATGGAAAGGCCTCAATCGAGGTCTTTCTTTTTGTCCTGTATCCCAGTGTCTCTGCAATTATTTTACCCAAAGATTGTACTATGTCAATTATTATAGTTATATTTACTTATAACTTAAAAGCAATGGAAAATCAAACAGTTTATTTAGTGATGCATCATACTCCGGATTATGTTGTTGTATCCGTGTTTAGGACAAACGAATCGGCACTTGCTCGTCTAGAAGAGATCGTCGAAGAAAATGGTCTTGAATTCGATGGAATCGTAGGATATAACGACGATGGAGACTTTGTTGAAATCAAGGAAGAAATTCTTTTAGATTAAATACGTAGCGATATGGAATGCTGGATAGAAAGAGGAGACCTCATAACGTGGATAGATTCACGTAGGATTCAAACTAGAGTTATCGCTAGAGGTGCGGTAGACGGGGACCACAATCAACAGACTGATGAGTGGTTAGTGGTAAAGAGTGATGGAAGAGTCGAGTCCCTTGATGGGCGACTCTGTATCTCGATAAGAGTATTCTCTCACAATGGACTACGAGCTCGCTGGATTGGAGACCATGTGCAAGTGCAGGAAAAGGATGGGCGGACTAGAATTTACGACTCTCGCGGATTCTTGCAAAGAACCTGCTAGGCCGTGTCTCTTGACTTTTGTTACCGGAGAATTGTCAGGTGTCAAATAAAATAGTTATATTTACTTATAACTTAAAAACAAGCACAATGAATTTAAACGTAACATTAATAGAGCCTCAAACGAAAGACTATCACCGTGCATTGGAGATGGACTTCTATAAGCACGGCTATCGAAACTGGTTTTATGGAAATGGTGCGCCTATCCAGAGTCTAGCTGAGAAGCAGTCCAAGCTTATCAAAGACCCCGTTAAATTAGTACGTAGAGCCAAAGCAGTTGCTGCCGTATGGGGTACGAGAGATTATCACGGATACTCGGCTGGAGTGCCAAAGGAGGAGAACGTTTGGAAGCCATTCGAGAGAGCCTTAAAGGAAATGGGATTCACATATGCTCAAATTGCAGAGATCAGTCGATTCAGTGTATCCGATGAATTTATCAGAAGTTTACGCTAGGATTGTCAAGTATCAAGAATTCTTTGTATATTTACTTATAACTTAAAACACGAAAGATGCAAGATTTAAAAGAAGGACAGGAAGAGAGAATCCGAGAAACAGTCATTAAACGAATTGATCAGTACTTGGAGGAGAGACGAGACATAGGCTTTATGATGGCTGTCTCGTCAAGCGTTGACAATGAAAGGGACCATATCGTTAACATCGGCACGAGCATCCTATGTACTAAGTGGGAAGTCGGATATCCTGGCGGAAGTTTCGTTCAGGCACTGGTGAACAACGACTTGATGGAGACATTCAGTCGAGCAGACGACATCAATTTAAACTGTATCAGATTTTATGTATATTTAATGTATAATCAAGGTTACGTAGAATGAGAGCACAGGAAATACACGCATTAATTAATATGGGAGCTGGCGACAGGGTTCGTCAGTATCTCAAAAAGCTGAGCCTAAAGGATCGCTTACCTGCTCTGCATGACCTCATCCCTTATGTAGACCAGACTCCGGAGAATTTGAAATTCTTTAGAGACCATTTTTCACAGGAAATAGGCGCCCTGATCTCAGCTAAATACGATTACGTAAAGGCAGAGAAGTTGTATAACACCGCCAAGTTATTAAAATAGTTTACTCCGTAGTAAATAGTCAGGAGCGTAAAGAAGCATGGTGATGAATCCTATTCTAGAAATGGTTGCTAATTACAGGTTCGAATCCTGTCCTGACTACTAAGTGTTTTAAGTTGTAAAGAGTTGGGCTGGAATTTCTAGCCCTTCTTTTTGTCTGTATCCACCGAGTCTCTAGCTATTTTTATTCTACCGGATTTTTTATATTCAAAGATTATTGTTATATTTACTATATAAACTTAAAGACTATGGGATTAGATATTAGCGCATACAGTAATATTAAACGTTCTGAAGTACAGGACCCAGAAGATTATGATAGTATTCGTATCTGGAAACAGACCAACTTTCCTGACCACTGTGAATTGGAAGAGGGTTCCTATGAAGAGACGGCAGACACTCGCGGTCACCAGTTCAGAGCCGGTTCCTATTCAGGACACAACCAATTTAGAAACATCTTGGCTCTGTGTACTCTTGGAGTAAAGGCTGAGACTGTTTGGGAAGCTGAGGATATTTTTATAAGTCGACCATTCTTTAACCTAATCAATTTCTCAGACTGTGAAGGTATAATTGGACCTGATTATAGTGCTGCACTATTCGAAGACTTTAGAGACAATCGAGAAAGATTCATACGTAACCTTAAACAAGAAATAGATTTTACTAAGGAGACAGATAACCCGTTGGCACTTGAACCTGAATTTATCCTTGAAGACCTTGACTTAAGCGATATGGATATCGAATATTATATTGAATTATACGACCATTGGACCTTGGCTTTTGAGTTGGCAAAGGACGACGGAATTGTTCAGTTCCACTAGGCAAGACCAGGCTGGCGTGTCTCTTGACTTTCTTCACCCAAGAATTGTTAAGTGTCAAATAAAATAGTTATATTTACTTATAACTTAAAAACATAAAGTATATGAAAACAGTACACAGCATTTGGAACGTATTAGACGGAGACGGTCCGTTGAAAGGGATTAAGACAAGTATCGGTAATAACTGCATCCTATTCGAAATATCACAGGATACAGACGATGGTACTTATCCAACAGTCGCTTCCTATACTAAAGATGCGAATGCATTGGACAACGAAGGAACAAGTCACTTCCTAAATAGATTGACTAGAAAAAAGGACAAGACTCAACTTGACTTTGAAGGAGTAAAGATTATCCGAGACTCTAAGTGGGACAGCGAAGCTACACTTGAATTTAAGGAGCCAATTGATGTGGTGCTTGGATTTGATGGAGACCAGCCTATGCTGATAAAGGTAAAGAAGATTAGAGGCGAGTTTCATCACGAATTTTTCTGGACCAGGAATGGAAGGCAAAATAGGATTGCAAATGGATACGAGATATGGTTTGTAATTGAAAATTATATCGCATAAAAATAATTATCCCCGGATTGTCACAGTTCGGGGATTTTGGTTATATTTACTTATATCTTAAAAGCAGAAATTATGAAAAAATTATTTTGTGTAGTAGTAAGCGATCCTACTGGATACGTTGACTTAGAGAGCCCAATAATCTTCCATATTCGATGTGAAGATTCAAATCAAGCAGATGAAACCGTTCGAGAGATGCTTTTCGACGAGTATGAATACGAACCGGAGTGGATTGAAGGATTCGATATCTTTGCATTTGAAGTTACTGACCTGGATATTATCGAATTATAATGGGGAAGGTAAGATTGTTTCATGCAACATCAGCAAGGAATGCTGAGAGTATCAAGAAGAACGGGCTCCTTTCCAAATGGGAAGGAGTATATCTTACTGACTCGGCAGAGAGTGCAGCACGTTGGATAGGTTTTAGATTGGCCGCAATGGGAGAACCGCAAATGATCGTAGTCGAGGTTGAGGTAGAGGAGAAGGGATTAGTTGAAGGCTGCGATCATAGCCCACTAATGGTGCAGATATTTGGAGTCGGTAAGAGTCTAGTCTCGCCCAAGACGATCCCTCCGAGCAAGATAAAGGAGATATATTATTACCAACTGAATGAGCCGTCTACTTGACGGCTTTTTTTAGCAGCTGTATCCGGGTGTCTCTAGACTTTTGTGCAAAAAAGTTTCCACAGGATTTTACTAATTCAAACTTAATGGTTATATTTACTTATAACTTAAAAACAAATAGAATGGAAAAGCCAATTATCAAACCCAAATGCGAACATAAGAGAACTTACGTAGCCGTACGTCATGTATCAGGAATACAACTGGTTAAATGCAGTGATTGCGGTGCTAAACTATAATACGAACAAGATGAAGATCACAACAGAATACGAGGGAGCTCTCATAGAGACTCCGCTAGAAGACTTAATCGACTTCTTATGCAATATGGCAGAGATCGCAAATAGTCTAGCCGACTTTATCCTTAAGGTAGAGTATGGAGTCACAGACGAGACTTCTAGACTCAGTGATGAAGATCGTGCTACCCTGACCAATTGGTATCTACAAAAGAAATGTATAATAGTTTCAGACGATGCAGTGGAGTAGCGTAAGAGACAGGATATGCGAGGGCCAGCAAGAGGGAGTCAGATGCTGGCTCTTGATGAATCGCGAAGAAAAGGTAATGGGCATCTATGTCAAGATACATGAAGTCTCAAAGTTCGTGCCAGAAGACGAATTCGAGGAGACGCTGGAAGGAGCCAAACTTAGAGCCGAGATTGAGGTAGAGAGATACTTTATGGCTGAAGAAATTGCTAAACTTAATCGTAAAAGGAGAGTATAATATATGATGACGTTTATAGAAGAATATCACGAAGAGTTGGACGTAATGGTACCGATTCCAGAGCTAGCAATCAAGGCTGGCGAGACGATGGACGAGTTCTCAATTCGAGAACGAGGCAACATATCTAGAGCTATTGCAGCAGCTATTGAGTTGATCGTCAAGTTTGATGTGGAGACCATGCCGTGCTTTGCAATAAAGGATACTGATGTTATCTTTAATACTAATAGAACTGAGGCGGTTTACTCCGTAGACCAGTGTATACAATATTTCTCGGAGATAGAGGACTACGAGAAGTGTGCAAGATTATTAAACTTAAAATCCAAATTATGAACAAGAAAAGAGCATCAGGTTTTAAACAGTTAGCATGCAAAGGGTGCGGCGAAATTGTAAACAAAGTAGACATGAATGCAGATTCAATTACATGTTCCAACTGTGTACAGAAGGAATTGAATGGCGGATTCTCCATGACAGAAGAACAATATTGGGAAGCTGTAAGAGCAGGCAAGATCGTCTCTTGCAAAAGTGACGAGGAGGAGTAAAAATATTTTCGCCAGGATTGTACTTATTCAAAACAAATTGTTACTTTTACTATATAAACTTAAAATAAAAAGATATGAAATTCGAAACATCAGAAAACTTGCCGAAGTATTTTAAAACTATCCAAAAGAATCAGCCATTGAGTACTGCTGAGGAGGGTCAATTAGTGTTAGACATCCAGGCTGGAGACTCGCGAGCAATCGCTGCATTGGTACAGGCAAACTTGAAGTTCGTAGTAAAAGTAGCTAATCGACATATTGGACAAGGTGTGCCAATCGACGACTTAATTCAGGAAGGAAATATTGGATTAATAGAGGCTGCTCAAGCATTCCAACCACGTGAGGGTCAACGTTTTATTAACTATGCACAGCTGTGGATCAGAAAGCGTATTAACGAAACTGTTGCTAAGACTGGCCGAATCGTTCGCTTACCTCACAATCAGGAGTATGATATCTTTAAGTCTAAAAGAAAAGGCGAAGAGGTAGAGGCACCAACTCGAGTAAGCATCGACAAGAAGATTGGAGATGATGGCGACAATACACTAGGCGACCTTATCCTTAAGACAGGATCTGAAGTAGAGTTTTCAATTGAATTGGACTCAATCAAGTTCCGAGTAAAGCAGGCTCTTAGTGTTCTTAAAGAGCGTGATCGTGGAATTATCATGGACTACTTTGGTATTGAAAGAGAGTATGAGGTACCGACTGACATGATCGCTGAGAAATACTCAATGACTAATGTTCGAGTATGTCAAATCGTAAAAGCATCAATTGAAAAGATGAAATTAACAATTATATAATTTACTCCGTAGTCATATGAAGAAGGTAATATTATTCAACGGTGAGGACGAAGTAATCGTAACTCCCGAACAGATTAAAGAGATGGGAAAAGGTTCTCCAAAAGAATTAGTATCCTACTTCCAAGCAACAACGATCTATAGAGACGTGATGAAGGATCTCATTAAGGACATGGGCAAGGCAGTGTTAAGTGTCAACGATGAAGAGTTAACTGATCTACGTATCGGGATGGTGGAGTCAGGATATCAAGCAATATCTGCAGAGTTAATCGAAGTATTCGGTGAAGACACGGCTGGCATGATCATGGCTCAAACGTATAACGCTATAAACTTAGAGAAAGATGGAAGGGTTTAATGATCAAGAATTTATTGCCAAACTCGAAGAGTTAAAGGAGCGAGATATAGACGGATTCATGAGTCTTGTTCTCCTTTCTCTAAAAACCCATCCTGACTTTGCAGTAGAAGATGATGTACCAGTTGACTATAAAGTAGAGGCAATGAAGAAGGTACTCAAACATTTCGAAGAGAAGGAGGACTATGAAGACTGTGCCTTTCTTCGAGATCTACAAAAAAGGATTGAAGATGCAGAGAAGAGATAAGTATCTTGTAATGAGTAATAAAGAATTAGACCTTGATTGGGAGCAAGCGCTGAGAGAAACACTCGGCGTTTGTCATACAGTAAAGCAAGCATATCAAATCGCTCTCTTTCTTGGAGAGATTAGTAAGCCAGACTCAAGTTATCGCAAAGTACTAGAAACTATTAAAGTAAAGGGTGCTTATACTATTCAGCAGAAGGGCGGGTCTCAGGCAGCAACAATCGTACAAATAAAACACTATTAACATGGCAAAGAAAGAAACACTTGAATCGCTAGCTCAAGAGAAGCTAGAGCGCGTCTCTACTTTTGTAGAGGACCGCAAAGAGATTTATTTACAAGAACACAGAGACGCAAGTACCGAGGTCGAGAAATTTATTTGGTCGGAAATGATTGGATTACTTGATGAAATCTCGATGATTACCGAAGCCGAGAGTCTCTAGCTTTTTATTTCTGCAGGATTGTCATGGTTAGGATTAATTGGTTATATTTACTTATAACTTAAAAACTAAAGCAGATGACTAAAGAAGAATTTAAAGCTGGCGTTCTATTTCTACACAACGTAAAGAACGATTATCAATTTAATCCTAATGATCCAGGATATTTAGGTTTCCTCAACTGTGGAGAGGATATTACAGACGATCCAGGATTTATGATAGTCGTCGATAATCAGGAAGAGTTCGAGCCAATCATGGAGGAATTAGGACTTACCACCGAACAAGGCATCCATGCTGAAGAGACAGTATTCACCCTAATCTAAAAGCAGAAAACATGGAATTCTACAAAGACAAACAGTCAGGAGAAGTATTCACTGAAGAAGAGATGCTCGACCTAGTAGATGAGGATGATAACTTAGATTCTTTCTACCTCATCGGAGATTTTGAGACACACGAAGAAGCAATTAATCATTTAAACTTTAAAGCATGACCCAGGAACAAGCGCAAGTAGTAGCACAAATCTTAAGAAGATTTGATTTTGAGAAAGTACTCAAGCACATGCAATCGGTAGATTGGAAATGGTTCGATGAGGTACCCGATATGGACGATCTTAAAGGCACCGCAACTAGACTCCTAGTTGAAGCTCAGATGGATCCGCAAGAGGTAGTATCAATGGGAACAGGCGGATTCAGAGTTTACAAACTTCCTTGGGGATTAGAGCTTACTTTCTCCATTGAGAGAAGTGGAAGCTTCTAGCCGAGTCTCCATAAAAGTTTACTTCGTAGATTGTCAGGAGTCAGGGATTCTTTGTATATTTACTTATAACTTAATAACAAACCAATTATGAAAAATCGAAAGGACAAAATTGTATCAGACTACTTAAAGGTCTTGATGAAACTGAATGGAGATCGATTCTCATGTGCGACTGCTATCAAGACAAGTGTTGCCGAAACTCCAGACACACCGGAGGATATCTTAGACTTCCTAGCCAATGACTCGGACAATGACGTTAAATGGAGAGTTGCCGGAAATCCTAATACTTCCATTACGACTCTTACCAAGCTGGGTAAGAGCAAGCACTGGTACGTGCGTAACAACGTTGGGCTGAATCTACGGCGGAAGGAACATACCAACAAAGAAGAATAGACTGTGTCTCTTGACTTTTATCCACACAGGATTGTCAAGATTAAAAAGAAATTATTATATTTACTATATAAACCAATTAAAACATAACTATGGCAACTAGAAGCAGAATTGCAGTAGAATTAGAAAAAGGTCGAGTGATCTCAGTGTACTGTCACAACGACGGTTACATCGACGGAGTCGGCGAACGGCTCATGGATAAATTTCCAAATGGAACTGATCCAAAAATCGTAGAGAGCTTTATTAAAGAGGGCGATCGCAGCACAATATCTCTGTCATATAAGGAATGGAGAGGCGAGAAGTGTCCGCCACAAAAGCGTGCATCAGTAGCACTATTTTTCGATGGAGACATTGAGGAGTATGGATACTTATACACGGCAGAGGGAGAGTGGCTCGTAAAGAAAGCGGATTCACAAGTAGAACCGGACCCAGTTCCTTTGGCTTACGTATTAAGTGGAACAGTAAACCTATAAGCTATGTGGTACGAAATCAATGTAGGCAAAGACGGTAAACACTATTTTGCCACCCACGAGAGATCCATCACGACGGTCTCACGAGCAGTCGAGATCAGAGACCGCCTAAAGCAGGCCATGCCTGAAGAGGAAGGTTTCACGTTCACGATTACCCAGAAACAAACAGTCGGTGTAGAGATAAAGAATTAGACCAAGGTTTCTGCTTTTCCGGGTCGGGTCAGCTTCGCAAGAGGCTGACCTTTTTTGGGTTTACTCCGTAGTAAAGATTTGATTCTGTATCCCAGCGTCTCTAGCTTTCTTTTTCTGCAGGAGTGTCGGGGTTTAAAGTAATTGGTTATATTTACTATATAAACTAATAAACACGATACCGATGAAATTAAAAATCTGTAATAATCTTCACCTCATCGATGGAAAGATCATAAGCTATTC